CCGTTGAGTGTCGAGTTGACGTGGCGCCCCTTGGACACGACCCTGGCGAAGCTGCGGTAACCCTCGTAGTCCACGTTCTCGTAGATGTGGCCTGGCCCCTTGCCGTTGGTCCACTGGACCTGTAGCTGGCGCTGAAGGTGATCGAAGCGGAACCGGCTGACCCGGCTGGACTGGGGGGTTTCGATCCAGGGGCCGAGGTCGTGGGCCACACCGATCTCGACACCCGCATACGTGTCCTCGGTAAGTGAAGGCGGCTTGCGGCTGGGTGCCTCCGAGGTCGTGAACAGCGTCCCCTGCCTGGCATCCGTTGCCGCCTTGGCGAACCTCCCGAAGGAGTCACGGTTGTAGCTTCGTGGCATAGAGACAGGTTAGCAAGGATTCGGTATCATAAGAGAATGAACGAGCCAATCAAGTGCCAGGCCTTCGGAGCCGGTGTGACGATCATCGACGGCGAACCTGCCGCCTACGTCATCATGGGCGAAGATCCTGGTGAACCCACCCACCTTGTGGCGATGGACATCCAGTCATTCAACCACTTCATCGGAAAATGTATGGGTCTAGCTGGGGAAATGTCGCTGATCGAGAACGAGTTGGAGGGCCTGGAAGGGGTTGACCGGGAAGCCCAGGTGCAGTTGATCATCGACCGCTACACCGCCCCTGTGAACTAACGATGACCGAAGGTGACGAACTGCTGGAGATGATCCGGGAGATCGTCGCCTTCCACGGCGTTCCCCCTTCTCAGAGGGCGATCATTACCGACACTGCGGCCCGTGTGTGCATCACGGTGATGACCCAGCCGCACTTCTACGAGCAACTCAAACCGTTCATGGACCTGCGCCTACAGAACGAGATGTTGAGACAACAGTTGGCCCAGGTGTCGGCTCTCGTCTATCGTGCCAACCTCAAACCTCCGGTGAAGAAGAGGGCGCCAAAGAAGCCGGTCGTCCGCTCACCGAAGGTGACCACCAAGTCGGCAACCAAGGCCTTCAAGAGGGGAGCAGCAGGACGATGAACGAGCGACCGGAGAAGTGGGTCAAGGATTCACTAGTGGAGGCGTCGTTGTGGGCGCTTGAGCACTTCGAAGCGATGGATCAGGCCAACGCCAAGATCCACTGTGCTCCAGTGAGATACTCACCGATCACCTTCCGCTTGGCCACCGCCCTCAAGGCAGCGTGGCCGATCAATGAGGACATCACCGAAGAGATGGCCAAGGTGTTGCACCATCACGGACAGTACGAAGAGGACTCGGGCCGCTAGTCCTCAGGGAAGACGGACGTAGGAGGGAACCAGCCCGTCCCTGCGCCGCCCATCACCAACTTGTCATCGAAGATGACCTTGACCGTGTTCTCAGCCTTGAGCGGCCCCGGATCTTGGATTCTGGCGATGTAGCCAGGCCCAACCACGACCGGCTCCTGACCCTCTACCTGTAAGGCGACCCGGCAGCGGTCGCCTGTCTCCCAGTGGGATGTTGTCATACTCACTATGTTACTAGGAGGTTGGTCGATCCACACAACCTCGGTGTTGCCGTCATGACCGTGAATCTGGCGCACCGCCTCGATGCCTTGGTTCCAGACCGTCATCGAGCGGAAATCACCGACGATCCACTTCATCACGACGATGCCATCGGTGAACTCGATGCCCTCGGCAACCGTGCCGGTACCGGATACTCCGGTTACGTCAAACGTCCTCTCCAGTACGAATCGTCTCATCTGCCTGTATCTCCTTAACCACGTGCGTCAGAGGTTGTGGGTGAGGCGGCTGCATCGGTTCGATGCGAATCGTCCAGTGTGATACCGGGTCATCCCGCCAGACGAACTCTACATCAGTGATGACGAGGCCATTGAACGGCTGTCGGTCGGCGTAGTTGGAGAGGTCGTGAAGGTCATGGAGAACCTTCTGCAACGCCTCCACTACGGCTTCGAAGGTCAGTTGTCTACTCATCGGGTGAGCGTACTGTTACTTACGTTTCGACGGGGATCGACGCTGATCACCTGGTCAACCCAGGCGCTGTGACACAGGCCTCGACGGTCCATCCCGGTGATGTAGTGGCGCCCCTTGTTGTGAGCCTCATAAGAGATGTTGACAGTACGGACCAGCCAGGTCCGCACCCCGAAGCGAGTGCGGACAGCGGCCCACCGTCCAGGGCGCAACTGGCGGATGGTGACACCGATCGGATCAGCAGTGCGAGGCCACTCGTCGGGGTCACGCCGAGGCTTGCGGGTGCGAACCGGCCCGAAGACATCTTGGGGCACGACCAACTGGGTCCGAGGTAGTTGCCCGGTCAGTGGGTCACCGATCACAGGCTTGCTCGATACCAACGATATGAACGTATGCATCCACCAGTAGGGCGCTCTGCCTGTAGGTCATCCCGGCATCGGGGTCACCCTTCTGCACACACCAGTAGCCATGGGCGACAAGGTGGCCGATGCCGCCCACCACACTGCGTAGACCGCACTCCCGGTGCGTATGCATCAGCGGCGTGCCTTCGAACGGCTCGTCACACGGCTCACCACACAGTTCGCAGTCCATCAGGGAAGGTCGGTGATCGCCAACAACAGTTTGCGATGCTCTGCGGTGGCGATGGCGTCAGGAACCTGCGGCCAATGGCGCTTCAACGCCATCACACCCTTGTCGTCCCAGGTCGCCATACCGAAACGCACCAGACGATTCTTGGCGGCGATGACCTGCTCGGGGTAGATCATGCCGAGGGCGTCGGCCCACCGACTGACGATGACGGCAATCGACTGGGCGCCGTCCTTCAACTGCGACAGTTGCTGGTCACAACGGCGGGCAAACATCAGGGCCTCGCAACCGAGGTATGGCAGCCAGCACTCTTCGACGTACGGCGAGCGAACGGACTCGGTGAGTGGAGAGGGACCGCCGTCAGCAGCGGTCACGGTGAAACGGTCAAGAGTAGGCATAGGGACCTGATCCTCAACGGGAAGTGGTTGCAGTGTCAACTGGTGCTCCTTAAGTGTTACGGGACTCAGTATCATATCAACTAGTCCTCAGTGTTGTCGATGACCCATTGCCGTGCTCCATTCCAGCCGTCACTGAGGCCGGTCCAGTACTGCATCCAGTGCTCTGTGGTCTTCCCATCCTCAATGACTTGCGCCAGATCACCTTCGGTGTACGGCCGCAACCGTTCGAAGGCCTCACCGATGCGAGCCAGGCGGTAGATCACTTCCATGTTGGCTGCGTGCAGTTCGATAGCGATCTCTCGGGCGTCCCATATCGGCATATTGGTGTCATCGACAAGTTGCTGAACGATCTCATCGAGCGACATCGGGGGGATGCGCCGTCGCAGGTGGAACTCACTCATCATGAAGCTCCTGCCACTCCTGGAGGACTCTCAGAAACTGCGCCCGACCCTTCGGCGTGGTGATATCACCGACGATGATCCTGTCGGCCACCGACCGCAACTTGGCTGGGATGTCCCTGTTCTCGTCGGCAACGACGATGATCGGCTTGTCGAGCATGACCATCATCCCCAACTCGACGGCGAACTTGATATCAACCTTGTCCTTGGGTGGACACAGGCTGATGCAGACGTTGGAATCCTCGACCATCGGCAGGACGTGGGTGCGAACGTAGTGCAACCAGTCCTGCGCCTTGGGGTCGTTCCACGGATCGTCACTCATAGGTATGCGCTTCCGGCACGTAGTTGTCGATGGCGTCGGCCAGATGCTCGGGGATCGGGGGCAGGTTCGGCTTGAAGCGCAGGAAGGCGATGCCGTTGATACACACCCATACCCGGCCATCCCAGCCGACCTGCACGCCGAACTCGCAGTCCGTCAGGTCGAGGCGCTGGATCAGGTCAGGGTTGTCCATGTAGACATGGCCGCTCTGATAGAGGGGGCCGAATTCGGTCACTTCGTCCTCCACGTTGTCGATGACCCACTGCTGAGTGGCATTCCAGCCGTCCTTGATGCCGGTCCAGTACTGCTCCCAGTGCGGACTGGTTTCGTCGTTGACGACCTGGGACAGGTCGGCCTCGGTGTACGGCGGCAGCCGTTCCCACGCCTCACCGATGCGGGCCAGGCGGTAGATCGGCCAACTCGCGAACGCTCTTGGGCGGGATGCGACGGCGCAGCGGTACCTCGCTCATCCCTTCCTCCCTGTGCGTCGCAACCAGCGGCGAAACGAGCGCTTGGAGCGCCGTTCGAATAGTCGAGATTGCCGCCCCGTTCCCAGCCCGTAGGCGACAAAGCGGGTGTAGTGGCTCATGTCGCATCACTCGCATCACCAGGTTGCCCCGGCCCTGGAGGATCACCGGCATGCCACTCGTTGAAGCTGGCGTCGTGCTGCACGACGACGGTGGTCAGTCTTTCTGCCCGTTCTCGACGCACCTCGTCCATGTCGATGCCAGGATTGCGTGCCTCGATCAGCGCCAGGCTGAGCTTCTCGTTCTCTGAGCGCAGGTGTTCATACAAGGGCCAGGGTGGCCCATCCTCCTCGTTGTCCAGCCTGTCGAGCAGTCGCAGCACCGCCGCCGCCAGGTCGTAGACATCGCACGGATGGCGGGTGAAGTGACACAACGCACAGCGCTCATAGCCGTTGTGCTCCTGATTGGCCGGGGTGTGCCGGTCCAACTCGTCCTGAGCAAACTGGCGTAGGTCGGCATCCTCCAACATCGTGGCATCACTCATGGCGGATCAACTCGTCCACGATCAAGTCCTTGCCTACCGTGTTTCGGCGCTCAACCTTGTGCAGTCGTGCGTCGGGGTGATCGGCCAGGAACAGTTCGATGGCCCGCTGCATCGTCGTCGTGACGATGAACAGCCGCAGATTCGACCAGGAGGTGTTCGGTGGCTCTCGATCCGAGGCCATCACTTCCCAAATGTAGTAGTCACCCATCACGCATGTCCCTCACGTTGGCATCATCGATGTCGGGTGACAGATCACCATCACTGATCAGATCCTCGATGTGATCGGCCAGCAACCCGGCGATGAGGGCGATATCGGCAGCGAGGTAGGCGGTGGTGGCGGCGTTGGCGGCGAGGTAGGCGGTAGTGGCGTCGTTGGCCCTGGTGTCAGAGTCGCCAGGAAGCGTGACTTCAACGAACGTCTCCAACTCAGCGGCCTTGGCCCGCAGCAGGCGCGCTGCCCTCTCGGGTGACAGTCTCTCATTGCTCACTGTTGCCCTCCTTGATGTGGGCGCTCATCCGGTCGAGGCAGTCCGGTCCCTCGGCTCGCATCCCGCACTTGCACTCCAACTCAGTCGGAGGCAGGTTGGTCGCTCTCACCAAGTAGTGGGTGGCATCAGGTGACAGCTTCTCGTTCAACGTCATCCTCCTCCTGGTCGAAGTACTCGATCATCTCTTTGGCCCAAACCTCGGCCTTCTCGATTGCCTTGTGCCAGTCCGCTATCGGCTCGCCCCGTAACACAGCAGTGGCGAAGTTGGACAACTGGCGCATGTGCATCGGTTCGAAGGCGTCCCCGATGTAATGCATTCCGGCGACGTGGCGAACCCAATGCAGAGCGCTGTTGTAATACTCTTCGCCGTCGTCAGGCGTCAGCGTCGTATCAGTCATCGGGGAACATCCTTTGCTGCCGTTCCCAGCCCATCCGAATCAGCGCCTCCTTGGAGGTACCGGGATACACCAGCCAATCCTTCGGATAGCGCTCGGCCTGCGAGTACATCGTCGTGCCGAGAACGTGGTAGCCGTGCTCGGTGCCGACATGGCCTGCCGGGAGCACGCACAAGTCGTCAGGGCACATCGGGTTGATCAGCGGGCACTGGGGCCAGTGGCTGCGGTCGATCTGATACCAAGGTTTGCCTTGGCGCTCGATCTCGGCCTCGACCAGTTCTCTGATCTCCCGGCGAATGCGCTGGGTCGGAGTGTAGGTGCGGGTCATTGTTCCGCCTTCAAGAAGGCCACCGCCGTGCGGAGGTCTTTCAGGCACTGGACGAACTCCTTGGTGTTCACTTCCATGCCAGCAAGCAGGACGGCAAGCTCGACCACGTAGCGCTTGTTCTGCTCCGGGCTGATCACCCCTCGTAGCTCTTCCTTGTGCTCTCGGTGCCACTGCTTCATCTGGTTGATGGAGACGTTGGGGAACTCTGGCGGCTGGGCACCGCAGCGGCAGCCGCCCTTGTGCTCCTTGACGGAATCGCCACCCCACGGCGACTCGGTGTTCCACACCGGCTGGGTGTGCCCCTCGTAGAGCAGTTCGTGGCCGGGGATCGGTGGGTTGGATTTCACAGCGCCTCATCAGTCATTGATGGTGTCCGGTCCTACTGCTTCTTGGGCACGCCAACAGGCGTACTGGTTGTCCTTGCTCTCGGCGCAACGGTCATCGATGCCGGTGCTGATAGACGGAGCGGCGACGACGAACAGCAGCACAAAGACGAGCACTACGAGGGAGACGCCCAGCAGCGCCCAGCCCCGCCAGTCCTTGGAAGCCTGGTATCTCATCGCAGCGACCTCGTTGCCCTGAGAACCCTGGCGATCTCAGCGGCCAAGTAGTTGGTCTGCCAGGCGATCATCGACAGCACTTCCTTGTTCTGATGCTGGTCGGGATACAACCAGGCGTTCCCGGCCCAAGTGGAGCGACACACCTCGCAGAGCCAGCCCCACTGCTTGGCCTCGTCGGGAGTGGACGGCCCATGGCCCCAAGTGCGGGCGTAGGCGTCGGTCTTGGTCAATTCCGTCGTCTTCCACATGCACGACTCGCACTCGGAGGGCTGTGGGTCATCGAAGCGGCTCATGGCGTCGGCAACTCCACACCGACAGCATCGGCCAGGAATCGCACGTTGGCGTTGACCGTCCGCACTACTGCGGCCAACTCATGGAACAGGTCGAGGGTCGTCTGCAACTTCTCGGCCAGGCCATCGATGGCCTGGATCATCTCAATCTCGGTCATCAGCCTTCCTTCGCTTTCCGGTAGCGGGCCTCAGCGGCGTGGAAGTCGTCAACCTGGTTGTGGGTGACATCGCACGCGTGATAGAGCCGGGTGTATGCGGCCCAGAGGTCGTCGGCCAACGCCCGCCCTTGAATAATTGCGTCGGCTGCGGCTTCACAAAGGTCAGCCAGGCGGGGTTCTCCGTCTTCGTAGGTGTCCGCCTGACGCAACTCCTCGTTACGCAGTCGCTCCACGATGTCGTTCATCGTTGGCTCGCTTCCCGGTAGCGGTCCAACCATTGGCGCACCCGTTCAGCATCTAGGTAGACGACGTACCGGGTGCCGGGTGTGCCTGATGCCATCGTGAAGATGTCGGCGGCTTCGTCGGCCAACACCCGCTGGGCTTCGATGAGAGCGATGGCTTCCCGAATCCAGGTGATGTTCGATCCACCCGTGGTGAGTAAGTTCAACTGCTTCATCACCCGGTCGTAGTCGCTTGTCTCACTCATGGAGTCATTCTACCTTACGGAGAGTGGAGTTGCTATCAAGTGGAGTCACTGCTATCTTACCACACAGTCACCGCCTCACTGTGGCGGATGGGGGGTGACACTAGTGTCGTGTCGGGGAGTGGCGGAACTCCCCGACACGACCAACCCGCTCTGCCGTCGATCTTTTCCCACCCCCCACGTGTCTATTGGAGTGGTAGCCGGTGTCGTAATCTGACAGGAGCAGAATCGGGTGAGCCTGGGTTGTTGTGTTACTATACCGCCTCAACCAGGTAGATGGAGTCGATTCCGCACCGAGTGCAACGCACGAACATCGGCCTTGTCAGCCCACCTGCGGTACGTGGCCAGATATGGCCATATCGCTGACAATCGGTCAACCGGGACCTGACGAGCTTGTGCATCCCGGCAATCGCTGCGTAGCAGATGCTGACGAGTACTGCCGCCGTCAGCCATAACACAACTACGCCTAGAGCGACTTTGAGCACGACTCAATGGTAAAGGTCCAGAAACCCCGTGTACAGGTGTACTATCCCGCCCTATGAGAATGCGGGTAGCGGCAGCGGTGGTAATAGCAACAGGAGTCACCCTTGGCACCCCTGCCTGGGCGATCCAGGATGACGGTGAGTCCACAACCACCGTTGAGGTGACGGAGGCCCCAACCACGGCTACGGACGCTCCAACGGACCCGCCAACGACGGCAACGGACCCGCCAACGACAACGGAGGCCCCGCCATCAACGAACGCAAACCCGACCACGACGATCACGATTCCGACGACTTCTACGACCAGTACGTCCGCGACATCACCCACTTCTACGGGGACGGGTGCGACGCCGAACACGGGCGGGCAGACCACCCCCTCGCAGCGGACCTCCTCGGAAACGGCAGCCCTGCCTCGCGACCTGTCGGAGACGGACCAGACGGAGCCGCCGCCGACTGAGGAAGAAGAGATCGAACTCGTCGTCGCCCTGCTCAGCTTCTACGAGACGAACACCGAGACGGTGGTGACGACCACCACCCTGCCTAGCAACAAGGTCTTCGTCTGCAAGTACACCGGCACCCCCGGCATCGATGAGGCGCTCCAGACCGGGCAGAACCCGATCTCTGTCGCCTACCAACCGGGGCGCGAGCCTGGCAACTACTTCAACGACGCCCAGGGCCGCAGCTATTCCCTGGCCTGGGACATCGGCCAGGACGAGCCTGATCCCAACGAGTGCCCGCCGCCGAACACTGGTACAACGACTACATCCAGTTCCACCACTTCTTCCTCAACGACGACGACTTCGACTACGTCAAGCACTACCTCAACGACTTCAACAACCCTGGTGCCCACGACGACGACCTCCAGCACCACAACCACCCTGGCGCCAACGACCACGACCTCCAGCACCACGACAACGCTGTTGCCGACCACGACCACTTCCGGGCCGACGACGACGTTCCCGCAGGGGAGCCTGCTGGGGATCGATGACTTTGCCTTCTGCGACGAAGAAACCAACACCCCGCAGATATCGATCACCTTCGGTAACCGGCCCGACCTGGACGGCGATCCTGGCCTCCTGACCTTCTCGGATGGCACGGAGTACTCGGGCAATCCGCTCGTCTTCCAGTCGGGCCAGACGATCGTCTTCCCCTACCCAGCCAGCCTGACGACCCCGCTGACGCTGACCTACTCGATCATGGGCGAGACGGCTACGGCGGTGGTAACGCTTCCAGAAGATTGCCCGCCGACGACTACCACGACCACGCTGGTGGGTACAACAACGACATCGACAAGCACGACCACCACTACCCCAGCTACAACCACTACTTCGTCGCTGCCTACGACCTCGACTACCACGGCTACCACTACCACGGCCCCGACGTTCGCTTTCGGGGCGGCGGCGAGCGTCTGCGTGGCGGAAGTCCCGACGATCAGGATCAACTTCCTGAACACGTTCCCGGAACTGGCGGGCCAGACCGGGACTCTGACAATGTCTGATGTCAATGGCAACGTCGTTTCCACTCAGGAACTCGTCTACCAACCCGGCACCACCGTGGATCTTCTTTACCCTGGAACCTCGGTCAACGCTGACGGAAGCATCAACGATGTACCTGGCTGGGTCCTCAACGACGATGGCTTCTGGATTCGTGATCCTTCCGACGAGTTCCTCCGCGAGGGAATCAACCTGACCTACACGGTCAATCCGACTGCTACCGCCTTCGTGACGTACCCGCCCGAGTCGAGCGCCTGCGCCAACCCGGACGGGCCGTTCCCGCCAGGACCGACGCCTCCTGCGCCTCCAGGTGGGGCATTGCCACCGACTGCCTAACAACTTACGCTGGTGTCATTCACCACTCTCCCCCCGACAGCAGTGGGCAGCACGACAGCCTCTTCGCCGCGCACCACGATCATCTCGTCCCCTGGTACGACCCCGAATACCTCTACGACCCGGTCCATCACTACCTGTTCGACAACGTGACAGGCTTGGGGAATGATCCTCCTAACTCTGATATTGGGGTTAGCCCCCTTCGGTGACGGTGACTCTCCTTGGGACGACGTGGCCCAATGTGAATCTGGCGGCAACTGGCAAGAGGGCGGCGGCGGCTACGACGGTGGTCTGCAATTCGCTGACTCGACCTGGGACGCCATGGGCGGCGAAGAGTTCGCCTCGTCGGCAGACCAGGCGACTAGGGAGCAGCAGATCATCGTGGCTGAGCGCACACTGGCCGTCCAGGGGCCTGGTGCCTGGCCGAACTGCGGTGGAGCACTCAGAGGCGGTGGAGGGTCACAAACTCAGCAGAACTCACAAAGTCAGCAGGAGAACTCACAAACATCGTCAGACGACCAGTCGTTACCGGTCACTCGCTAGAGCTTCTCTGGCCAATGCTCGGCGTCGTTGGTGCAGTTACGCCCCTCACCGATCAGCACCAACTGACAACGGCTCCCCTCGATGCAGGAATGAACGTGAACGTCCTGACGGCCGAACGGCCCGAAATTCCACCACAGCGCCGTGATCCAGTGCTCATGTTTCTTACCCATCGAGCGGGCGAGGGGAGTCGAACCCCCATCACGACCTCGGCAAGGTCGTGCTCTACCGTTGAGCTACACCCGCGGCACTAAGGGACACTAGCCCTGTATGACACCCCAGCCGATCAGGTACCTTCTCGGTCTATGGATATCCAAGCAATCAAGGACCAGATCAGCCAGACGGCCGCAAACATCAGGCAAGCCCTCTCCGAGTTCGACCTCACCGATGAGATCCGTGAGCGGATCGCCACGCTCATCGATCAGAAGCTGGACGAACTCGGCGCCCGGATCGGTAGCGACGACACTCCCGAAGCCACTCCCGCCTGATAGCACAACAGGGCGGGGAGTGATCCCCGCCCTGTTGCCGTCTCTCCGGCTGTCACGCCTAGTCGATACGCCAGAGCCATGGTGGCGCACCGTACCTTTCCCCGGCGTTCGGGAATCCCTGTTAACTCTCCGTCAGGTTGATGAACCGGAACACCAGAGGCTTGATAGGCCACTTGTGGGCGCACCTTCAACAGGCGCAGGAGAACCACTCGGCCCTCGGCCCCTCAGGCAGCTTGGTACCGGTGTACCGCTCGACGTGCTGCCAGAACTCAGGCGTGATCTCGCCGCCGATGTCGTCTCCGAAGGTCATCGAGTCCGGGTGAAAGGTCGCCCGGTTGATGACCTCATCGAACATGTGCTCCGAACCGATGTTGTCGAGGAACTCCCGCAACCACTTCTCGCTCAGCGCCGCCGAGTTGTCAGCGGCCGGGAAGTCGGGATGCTCCCAAACGTGGTGGAGGGACGTGATCTGGCGTGGATAGACGACCAGCCAGAACCAATCCCCGGCCTTCACGGTGTCTTCCAGGAACGGATCAACGATCCCCAGGCCCTTGCCGATGTCGGCCCTGACAGCCCGCCCATCAGCATCCAGCTTGACGTGGCCCCCAGGGAGCAGCGTCTGAGCGGCCTCGGTCGGGTTGACCGCCAGGTGGATCGCATCGCGCCCCTGGAACTTGTCGATCTGGCTACCCAGCGTCTCCAAGGCATCGGTGGACACGGTGTGCTTGTTGTCAGTCATCGCAAGACCTCATGAACGGTGTAGCGGCTCTCAGTGATCCGGCTGGACGAGAAGAACTCCGTCGTCGGCGTATCGGTGACGACCACCGAGTCGCCCTCCAGACGGTAGGTCCGGGTGTACTGGTCATCGAGGTTGTCACCCTCGACCAACTCATCTTCCGGCAACTTGCCATCAGAGTCCAGGCCCAGCCACTCCCAAGCCTCGGCTTCGTTGGCGAACTCCTTGGAGTCGTCGCCAATGCCAAACCACGACTTGTGGCCGTTCTCGTCCTCCAGGGCAAGGCCCCCAGTCGGGCTATCTCGGAAGTAGGTGCGGTGTACGTGTAGTCGGTAAGTCATGCCCCCACTTTAGCACCCACTAACACAACACACAACCTCTACACACAACCTCTACACACAACCTCTAAGTGCCCCACCACCAGGGACCGAGCGCCAACCCGACCTGGTGGTGAAGCAATGCCGACACTAGCGCCCCGAACCTACTTCACTCTTCCTCGCCTTCCCAAACTTCCTCAACCGCAACTTTCCGCAACTCGGCCACCAACTCAAGTCTCGTCTTGATGATCAGGGTGTCCAGGGCCTCATACTCCGCTATCAACTCGGGCCGCTTACCAACACGATCCATCTTGGAGAGCACAGCATCGGCGCTACGGGAGAGCGACTTGACCAGAACCCGCAACTCCATGGTGCTCAACGTCGTGGGCTTCACAAACGCCTCCTCCTTCACAGGCTCTCCACCTCAACTTCCGTGATGATCCGCCATTCCACGTCCCCAGGCTGGTTGTACTCACTCGTCTCCTGGTGCCGCAGCAGAGCGGCCTGGACGTTTTCTAAACTCTCCCAGTAACCAGCCATGGTCACCCAGGTGTAGCCGGGATAGGTCAAACGGTACTGCAACCGGTAGAGCGGATCACTGTAGGTAGGCATGGACCGGGACACTAGCAACTCAGTCGTCCTTGTCCCGCAACAGGTACTTCTCGTAGGCGGCACGTTCCTCGGCCTCGTCAGCATTCCTGGCGTAAACCTGTTGGGAGGCTGAGGCGATGTTGCGCTCAGCAGCTTCCCAAGCCTTGGCGGCATCTCTGGCGGCAACCTTCTTGGCTGGACGCTTAGAGACCTTCCCAACCTTCCCCGGAACGCCAACCGGCGGCACTAGCAAGCTCTCCAGGAGAGCCTTGGCCTTGAGAGAGGTAGTGACCCCAGCGGCGAAAGCCTGGTCCTCTAGCTCAGCTTGGGCCTCTGGAGAGAGTCGGAAGGCTGTTAACGGCTGTTTCGGCATGGGTATCAGGTTAACACACGGGTTAACCCGCCTGGGTTAACCCACACAGCACTACCGGTTAACCCTCCCAGCACTACTCCAGTTGCTAATTTACCCATTCTCTACCCATGGGTGCTACGCCCCCCGGTGTGGGGCATTGATCTTAATGGTCCCCCCTTTGGTGTGTGTATAGTCTCTTAGGTTGCTATCAACTGGGCGCCCATAGGTGGCGCCCACTAGCAACTCGGGTGTGCTTAACAGGCTTGCAGCCTGTTAACACAACACAGTTAAGGGCATTGGAGTTGCCAGAATGCACGCCCATTGGCGGCATTGGATGGCTGGTTAAGAGTCATAGAGGCATAAGAACACGATGTCGCTAAGCGCATTGAGTGGCGAAGCCACTCATGTGTGTAGCACCAGAGGCATAGCCTTGGTGTGCTCTAGTTACTAGTGGAGTGACTAGTGGAGTGACTAGTGCATGTGTATGGACTAGTTAGTGACCATGGTCTAGGGCGCCCATGGTGCTGCCCAGGTGAGAGTGCGTGTGTGTGAGTGCGTTGTGAGTGCCCCCCAGGTGTGAGTGAGCGTGGCAGTTTGGCTGCCGCTCTGCTGACACCTTGGGGAGCTTGTTGATTCTAGGGCGTAGTTCAGGGCGCCGGGGTGGTGGCCCTGTGGTTGGTAGCTGCTGGAGGGAGTCTGTGTGTGAGGGGTGGGCTGATAGGTAGGTATGCCCGGAGAGGCCTCTGTAGTGCGTTCTGGGGGCGCTGAGCTACTAGCAAGTGTAGTCATACCGGGCGGCATGCTGACCAGGGGTAACACTGTGAGACATGCCTGTGACGCGTTGTGGGGGCGACGTTGCTAGTAAGGGCCTGATAGTGGGCTATGGCCCTGGGGTGTTACTGGAGAGAGCGGGAACGCAAAGAGGGCCACCCCGTAGGGTGGCCCTCGATGCTCTGCGTTGGTCAGTTGTACTGGGCCTGGGCTTGCGGGAACCAGACCTCTAGTGCTTCCTCCCACACAGAGTCCTCGTCAATCGTCACTGGGCGCCCGGCGTTTACAGCGTCCGTTAGCTGGGCCTTGCGCTGGACGACTTCGAACATCGTCATGTCGAATGTCGGGGAGCCGTCAGCTTGCGCCGCCTGGAGCACGTGCCAGGTGACGGCCTCGCCACGTGCCGCCCGGTCCCGACTGATCTGGTCGGTGCGGAGGATGCGATCGGCAGCTTGCTTCAAGTCTCCAGCACTCCAGGGAATCTGTGCGAACACTGCATCAGCCGCTGCCGTGAGGGTGACACCGACACCGGCCGCACCAAGTTGAGCGAGGATGACCATCGTGTCGCCATCGGGCGCCTGGAAGTCGTTGATGGTGCCTTCCCGGCGTGCTCCGGTGACCTTGCCGTTGATCGATGCCCACTTGATGCCCCGGTCGGTAAGGCCGAGGCCGAGGTTCTCCCAGTTGCGGGTGTGGTGGTAGAAGACAACGACCTTGCGGCCCTGGTCGGTGAGGGTTTCGACGTAGTCCACGGTGGCGCCGACCTTCGCATTGCCCGCCTCCTGCCAGAGGGCCATCATCCTCTGAGCGGCCTCGACCTTGCTCTTTGCCAGGTAGGCCTTCGGGCCTTCTTCTGCGAGCACCGTTGCGAGGAACTCGTTAGCCAGTTGGTTGTAGCGGCGCAGCACACCGTTCAGGGCGATGGGCTTGACGAGCCAGCCAGAGTTTGGCAGGGCGTCACCCAGGTCGCTCTTTTCACGGCGCACGTAGACCGTCGAGCGCAGGTTGGTGTGCAGTTGGTGGGCCTTTGCGAGGTTGGTGCCGTAGACGTAGAACTTGCGCCCACGTGCCCACTTTTCCTGCGGGTTTGCGTACTCCCACAAGAAGCCGGTGACCGTCTTGGCGCCGGGTGTGAGGGCCTTGATCAGGCGCTCGCCGCCGAGGTACTGGAGTGGGACAAATGCTTCAACTACACGGTTGGTGAGCAGTGTGCCGGTCATCCCGATGATCGGTGTGCCCTGGGCCTGGAAGGCCTTGCCGAGTGCCATCATGACCTTTGCCCGCCCGGTGGTGGCCTTGCCGTTGGACCCCTTGTCACGGTGAATCTCATCACGTACGAGGACCTTTGCGCCGAGGGAGAAGGCGTTGGCCTGGAACTCGACATGCTCTTTGCCATGCTTGTCGGTGGTCGTGACCTTGTTCGTGAGCCACTTCTGCATCGTGGTCGAATCGTCGCTCAGCCAGTAGACATCGGCAATCGGCAGGTTGGCGAAGTCTGGCGTGCGGCCCTTCAATTGCGCCATACGCAGGCCTGGGAACGCAGCGGCGAGGTCGTTGGACCATCCCGCCCAGGTGACCGGGGGAGCGATGACCACGGCGTAGCCGCCCTGGGCAGCGTGCAGGTACTCAGCGATCAGGCCTTCGGCAAGTTGAGTCTTGCCGAGTCCCATATCGTCACCGATGACCGCCGTGCCGAACGTGGCGATGGCAGCGTTGGCAGCGACGTGGCCCGCAGCTTGATGGGCCTGATAGGGGCGCACCATCCCTGGTGGGGCAACCACGTTGGTCGTGGTCAGTGCGCTGGACAGGTCGAACATCGTGGTGTTCAGGCCTGGCACCGGCAGCGGTGCGGCGACCGGCAGTGTGGCCGCAGCTTGCGCCGCCTGATGGATGGTGGATGGGAACAGGCTCATGGTGTCTCCGGTGGTACGGGGTGAGTGGAAGGGTCAGTGTACAGGGACGGTAGCCCGATAACACAACGCTGTGTTACCGGGCTACCAGATCGTGGTCAGTCGTTGTGTGCCCGGTACAGGTCACGCCAGTGACGGGCCGGTTGGCCGTCCGAACCGAGTACAACGGTGGGCCTGGCGAGGATGGCGGCAGCCTCAGCCACGTTGGGGTAGAACCACCCGTTGTTGCGGGCGCACACCGGGCCGTAGCCAGCCGCCAGCGAGCGGTCATCGGTGAGGTCCAGGGCGCAGTTGACGCAGAATCCATGCTGGCGACCGAACGCCTGGGCCTCGTCCTGGGTCAGCTTGCGAGCGGTGCCAGCGGCGACGGCCTGGGACACCGTGCGGGTGCCACCCTTGACGTAGTCGAATGAGCCGCTGTTACCCACCACACGCAGCACCTTCGTGGCCGTGCGGTCGTTCTGCGTGGTGTACACCTTCCAGATCGAGCCGTCATCGAACAGGTACAGACCGTTCTCGACTGGAGCCACCGGGCCTGCGGGCCTGGACACCATGCGCTCGGCAGCGTTGCGCTGGTTCTCAGTCAGTGCCCGACCGCCATCGACCCAGCGGACCAGGGACTCTGCGAACTCCCGGTTGCGAGGGCTGGCAGTGGCATCGACAGCCATCGCACGCAGGGCCTCGACCAGTTCGTCCCTGGGTGTCAGGGCCTTGCCGATCAGATTGCGGACAGCGAACAGGTTGGTCAGCATCGTGTAGCTGGTGGCCTCGTCAGCGGTACCGGCGAGGACCTGGGCCAGAACGTCCATGTCGGTGGTGCTCAGAGCATCGGTGACCTGGGCCTCGTTACCGGCAGCGAGGGCCTCGATTGAGCGCACCGTGCCAGCAACCTGGGCGGCGAGCGAGGTGGCGCAGGTGGCGCAAACGGCGACCCACTTACCGGCAGCATTCACTGCGGCGTAGGAGCCGTTGTCGGCGTGGGTTTCGACCTTGCAGAACAGGCAGTGTCCGTCGCGCTTGGAGACGATGACACGGCTGAATCGTGTGAGGCCTGCGGGCGTTGTCATTGTGGTACTCGGTTTCTCCGGTGGTGCCGGGGTGGTAAGTGGGTGAAGGGCCAGTGTACCGGGTGTTACCCCGGTATCACAACGTTGGCTGATCAGGCGACGGCCTGGACCTTGGTGACGTACTCGGTGCTGACACCGTCCCCGGCCACGAAGGTGAACGTGGTCGTGGTCAGCGACATGCCGAACACCAGGTCGTAGACCTTGGAGTGGGCATCGTAGAGACTCAGACCGGCCGTACGCAGCGTGCGGTAGAGCGAGCGCAGTTCCTCTTTGGCGTGCGAGCCGCCGACGAACTGGGTGTTGCCCTTGTAGCCGTCCTTGGTGCGGAACAGATGGTTGGCGGGGTAGCGGTAGAGCTTCATGGTGGTGAGTCCTTCGGTGAAGTGGGTGAGAGGTCAGAGTACAGGCGGTATCGCCGTATCACAACACGGGCCTGTCGAGGCCATTTCGTCTATCACTTTGAAAACGCTGAAAAGTGGGCTTCTACCTGGGGTGATGGCCCGTATTGTGTTAGTTCACGTTGCCGTCTAAGGGCACAGAACGCATAGGGGGGTATGCCAGTGGCGGGCAATCGCTAATCGCCCCCATACGGCTTTGCAAAGGCTTTGCAAAGGATTCTTGCTAGCAACTGTGTGGTTGGTGGTCGTGAGCGAGCGCAGACTCGTAACACAACAGACACACATAATGCGGAGCATCCCTAGTCACACCCGTCCCCGGTGCGGTAGCTGCGTGGCCTCTCGGCCCGCCTCGGAGCAGGCCCGGTCACTGGGCCTTGCGGTAAGTGGTCATGACATCAGGGTACAGACCGTACCGTGGTATCACAACGTCAGTAGTCGGGGTCGATGTGTTTGGTGCGGACCTCGGAGAGTGGACGGCCCTGGGCAGCACGGTCGCTTTCCTGGCGAAGGCGTGCGTAGTTGGCCTGTCGTTTGGCGTGGGTCGCAGCACGCTCATCAGGAGTGCCGCCCTCGCGATTAGGCAGGGTCAATTCGCCCCGGTCGTGGGCCGCATACAGGCCTGCGTTGGCGTCGGACACCATCCGGCGAACGTGCTCTTGTTTGCCGTGGCCCGGTTGACCAGGGGGAATGAGGGCCTTGCCGGGGGCAGAAACCGGTGAGTAGCAGGACTCAGCCGTACAGTGCGCCTCAAACTGCGGGCTGAGGTTGCCTACCACAGCCTCAACCGTATCACCCGGCGAGCAGCACCTGCTGATCATCCAGGTAGCTCATCCCGGTGCCGTCAGTGAAGGTCACTCGGAACGGTGTGTTGTCGTAGCCGGGTACCCGGTAGACGTTGGCGACGGTGACGGTGCGCCCGTCAACGACGACGGTGTCGCCGGTAACGAGTTCCTCGGAGTACTTGAAGTTGGTCATGGTGCCAGTGTACCGGGCATTAGCCCGGTATCACAACGTTCAGGCAGCGGCAGCTTTAAACTCGGCAACCAGTTTGGCGACGGCAGGATGCACCGTGACGGTGCCAGCAGGCTCGGGCCTGGCGCCCAGCATGGCGTCGAACGTCAACTCGTCCGCAGTGGGTGCGAGGAACCTCGACACCTTGGGACCGTCTTTGCCGACAGGCGACGCAGCACTGTGACCAAAGCCGACGAGCCGGTCGAACAGCACCCTCTCAGCGAGGGCGTGGAACTCGTCTTTGCACACTGTGGGCCTCAATTCGGTAGGTGGTGAGTACCAGGGTACAGGTCGTACCCCGGTATCACAACATGACTCAGTCGGCCCACACCACCCGTTCGACCTCGACAATGTCGGTCGTGGCGTACAGTCGAGCGCCCTTGTAGCCCTCAAAGAACAGGCCGACGTGCCCGACCATGTTGTCAGAGAAGTCGAATCCGGTGACGGTGGCAGTGATGTCCTGCCCAGCGAGCAGGATGCGGTCCCCGACGTAGAGGTTGCCAACCTCTCGCTTGACGTAGTAATCGCAGTTCATGTCGATCACGCCCAACTCGGCAGCGTGCGTGTGCCGTCGTAGCGGTGGGCGGCGAACTCGGCGGCTTCGAAGGCCTCGTCCCAGTTCCCCCGGCCTGCATCGACCAGGGCGCCTGCGATGGTCGCCTGAATGTCGAACAGGTCAGCGTTGCTCAGATCGAAGTCGGGTCCGAAGTCCTCACGAAGGGCCTTGGCGATGGTCCGGTCGATGCTTGTCATGGTGGTAACTCCCTGGGGTCGGTAGGTGGGTGTGATATCAGGATACGGCGGTATCGAGCGTATCACAACACGAACGCTGGTTCGGTGGGCGCCCTGGGCCTCCTGGGTAGCCGACCACCCACGTCGGATTGCCGATGTTCGCGGGCAGCGGATTGCCAGCCTCCCAGGCGATCTGCAACGAGGGCCTGCGGTAGCGACGGCCTCGGCGGATGTCCTTGGCCCGCAGTCGAGCGGCTTGCTCGTCCCACTCAGGCGTGCAGTCAGCCTGGCCGCATGACTGCGTGCGTCCGTTGAGCACGTCGTGTGAGGTCACCTGGACCTCCATGGCTTCGCACCAGCACCGGCTCGCCAGCGTGTCTGTGGACCAGTGGAATGTGCGCGTGTGCTCAGCCTCAGGTGAGTGGATCGGCCGCAGATCGTTGTTCGGCCGCTCTGGCACTCTCTTTGGGCCACGCACCATGCCCACGTAACGATCTAGGGCGTACGAGCCATCACACGTCCGGTGTTGGAGTCTGTGCAACAGCATAAAGAGGATGTTAGTTCAGGAAGTCAAGTAACACAACACAAGTCTTGGTATCCACTCGCTTGTTCCAAGGCATCGATCTACTGTGTTCCAATGCTTACGCCATGTAGGACGTTCCAAGGCAGTTGTAATGGTCACGGCTACGGCTGGCGACGTTCCAAGGCAGTTGTCGAGCGCTTCAACGGTGAGCGCCTGGTGCATCGTCAGGTGTGGATCATGGCGAACGGGCCAATCCCCGAAGGCATGTACGTGCTGCATCGTTGCGACAATCCACCCTGCTTCCGCCTCGACCACCTGTTCCTCGGTTCCAAGCAAGAGAACTGGCAGGACATGCGAGACAAGGGACGGGCGAAACATGGTGGTGGCAGGCGTCCGTTGTCACCAACTCACTGTCCTCACGGCCATGAGTACACACCTGAGAACACCATCCCGGCCACAGCTACGCAGCGGAGGAAGTGTCGCGAGTGCTCTCGCGTGTACATGCGGACCAAGTGAGTGTTCGATGGTTGATCGTGTGGGTGGTGGCAGCGTTGCTACTGCTCGCCCTGATGGTGCTCTACGAGCGACTGTTCCAATACGGAGAAGGGGACGTGAGTCTCAGCCTTCAACCGAAGCCTCCAGCCCTGAACATCACGTCCCCAACATCCAACCACGTCCTCCCAGGAGTGCATGCCCTCATGCTCAGTCGTGATCAGACCGTTCCAAGCATAGTCAGGTATCAGAGTCAGCCGGTAGGGCAGAACCACCCACTATCAAAGTTGACTTTAAATGCCTGGTAGACGTACATATTAGGGCTGTCCCTAAAACCTCAGAGGTACTCAACCTTGCCGTCTACAACTCGACCGTGGAAGGTGCCCTCAAAGACAAGGCCCTCGATCTCAGCCATATCGGTGTATGCACAGGCGGCAACGAAGTGCTTGCGAGCACCTGCTTCGTAATCAGCGTGAAAGTTCATGTCCAAGGTGATCATTCGGGATCGGGGTCGTAGTCCCAGCCGTAGTGGTCGGGATGCGCTTCCTTCCAAGCGGTGCGGTGGGCGTGGCTGTTGTGGCTGTTGATCAAGCGCTCAATCCAGGGGATCGTGGCGCACAGTTCGTGGGCGCAATCGTGACAGATCACAGCCTCGTAGTCAGGCTGGCCTTCCAGCATGCGATCCTCGTTGTACAGCGGCTCCCATTTCTCATTCTCAATGGGAGTGCGGCCATCGTTGTTGACAGTGAGATACTGACCTTCTTCATCCATCAACCAACGGTCCTGAGTGTTGTTGGGCAGCTTGGCGTCGAGATTGTCAACGAACATGCCGTAGCCACCGTGGAAGCCGATCCACAGAGCGTTGTCGAACTGGTACTCGGTATCAGGACAAGCGTTGTCGGGAGTCAGATGCTTGTTGCAGGCGTAGCACTTGCTCACGATGTCCCAGTCTTTCATGTCAGTCACGGAACAACGCTCCTACGAACCAGCCGAACAGGAAGCTGAGCAGATGGCGCTTGACCTTGGCGCCGGTTGGCTCCAGCGTGCCGTTCTGTCGAGCGATGTCTCGTTCGATGCTCCGGTGGTGCTGCACACCTTCGTTGTATTGGCGCCTCTGTGTCGATATGGGGGCGGCTATTGTGTTAGCGGCCTCGTAGGTGCGCTCATCCTCTTGCGCCGCTCTGAGGGCCTTGTAGGTGGTCATGGCAGGACAGCCCAATCCGGCATGTCGATGGTGATCTGCTCACACTTGTGCGCCCACGTCAACGTGGCCTCGATGCGCTCGCACTCAGTGCGTGTGAATGGGCCGATGATGTGACAGCGTGAGTCCTCCATCCAATCCTCATACTGGCCTTTGATGAACCACAACTTGATGATGTAGGTCTGTCGTGGCTGGACCTTGGCGAGTCTGTCGTCGTTCATGACTCACCTTCCAGTTCTTGCGCCGTACGTGATGTACGTGGGTGGTTGGCAATCACCAAACACAACAGAGAGGTTGTCGCCGCCCAGTGGAGGATGAGGTCGATGGTGCCCAGCACCGTCGAGAAGTTGTGCTCAGGGTGAGCGAAGGGCCACACCCCACACGCTGAAACCCACAACAGGGTCAGCAGGATCAGCAGAGCGAGAGCGTGGTAGCGGTTCATCGGTCGCCCCTCAGCACGTCCTCGTCTACGTAGATGTCGGTTTCTGTGCCGTCCTCCAGATGCATCGGGTGGGTGAGCCACTCGACCCACTCATCCCACGCATCCTGATAGCCAGGCACGGTGGACGTGAAGGTGGCCTTCACGGTGTAGGTGACAGTGGCCTCGACCGCATGCGGTTCGTTGGTGAATGTCCCCCAATTGCCGCAGACATCGCCGCCAGTCTCGTCATCGATGATGAACGTGTGCCCGTCGTGAATCTCGTTGTGGACGGCCTTGCCGCAGTGGACACAACGGTCGGCCTTGACCGCCAACACAACCTCATGGTGGTCGAGATAGTCGTGGTGCCAGGTGCCGTCCTCGTCCTGATGAACAGGGACAGAACATTCGGTGCAGGCCTCAGCCTTGACCGGCTCAGCCCAACCAAGGGCCTGGCGAGCATCGTCTGGCAACCGTCGTGGCTCGTCACCAGTGGGCCGTTGGTTGGCCGCAGGCGGTGGGAGCACCGGCTTGATGAAACCGGTCGGCAGATCGGTGACCTCGTCCTCGCCTGCGATGGTGCGAACCTCAGCTTCATGCCGATGGCAGAAGTGGAAGGCGACGCCGTCCTCGTTGATCACGGACCCCTCGTTGTCGGAGCGTCCGCAGTAGTCGCAATCTGTGTTCATGGTGGTACTTCCTTTGGGTAGGTGTGGTATCAGTGTATCGGAGGGTTGTTGTGTTAACAACCCTCATTCCTCGTCGTAGCCGTCGAACCAGCCGTCGCCGTGGGTGGACTCATCATTGCAGTGAGCCTGGGCCTGCTCCAGCGTGTAACCGGTGGCGATGACCTGGCCCTGCTTGCCCTGGAAGAACCGGATGATCTTGTAGGTCACTGGTGCAGCCTCGGGCTTGGTCGCTGCGATGAACCGCTCACGATCGAACCGTGCATTGTCCTCAGCCAGAGAGTCAGCCAGGAACCTGGCAGCTACCTCGACAGCAACGTGCCGTTCGGCATCGATGAACTGATCAGCAGGTGTCTGCTCAATGAGATTGTGGGTCCGCTGCAACGCAGCGGCGATCAGTTCGTAGTCCTTGCGTGACATGCTCATGACTGCACGTCCCAATCCTCGATATCGACGTTGCCGACGACGATGTTGTTGAGGCTCAGGCCGTCGAGAGTCTCGGTGAAGGTGTCAACGAGTGTGTTCGGCAGGGCTTCGCCCCGTACTGAGAGTGTGAGTGTGATCCAGACTTCGTTCATGGTGTGGTACTCCTTCGGTGGTGTGTTATCAGTGTATCGGATGAGTGTTGTGTTACCAACCTCAACGTGGTGGGACCATGCCCCTTGACGTGTACCAGTAGGCATCACGGCCTGGGCCGTCGTAGTGGACCGAGGCAATCGAGGGTGAGACTTCACCTAGACCAGGCACCCAGGCCATACCACGGCTTGATGCTTTGGCGTGGTTCGCAACATCGAGGTCCGTCCAGTCCTTACGAGGCACTTGGTAGTACTCGCCTCTCGACCTGGCGACGGTTGCCCGATTGCCGTGGTAGTCCCAGCCGCCTTGCGGCAGGTTGCGGGGTTGCGGCGGCTGTTGGTGCTGTTGATATCCAGACCCGTCGCCTGCGAACACACTCCAAACAAGAAGCAGGACACCGAGGCCGAGGATCGCCACGATGGCCTTCCAGAACAGCAGCACCGTGATGACGATGCCGCCAATGATCAGTGCTCGCTTCATGACTGATCCCCGAACGCCTCGTTGACATCCCGCAGGAATCGTCCAGCCCAACCGACTGAGTACTGCAACCCGCTGCGACGGATGGCATCGGCTGCGGCGAGAATCTCGTCGTCATCTTCGAAGTCTCCGTTCTCAGCTTTGAGGATCAGTTCGTAGTCGTTCATGGTGGTTCCTTTTCGGTGGTCGTGTGATATCAGTGTATCGGATCAGTGTTGTGTTAACAACCTCAGGCCTTCCTGAGGTTGACTGCATCGACTTCCCACTCACCATCGTTGAGAATGGCGCTGACACCATGCTCGGGCCAGTCGTACAGCGCCGTCAGGACCAGCGGCCCTGAGATGGCACCACCAGGCCAGCGATCATTGACGTACTCGACAGCGTCGCCAGGACTCAGGCCGTTGTACCTCTCCAGCAGAACAGGTGCCTCCGGGTCGTTGGGGTCGGTGTTGTAGTAGCTCATGACGACAACTCTTGCCGGTACTCGTCGGCCTGAGCCTGGAACATCAGGGCAGCCTCAGGTGCGCCGATGGAAGCGAGCAGCACAGCAGCACGCTCGTTCAGCTTGATCTGCTTGGCAAGGGCCTGTTCGTAGGTCATGACGCCTGCCCCTTGCCCTGCGTGGCAGCGAGGCTGTCGAGCAGTTGCTGCATCAGATCGACCGGAGTGGACTCAGCCACCGGGCGCTCGGGGACGGGGACGCCTGCGGCCTTGTCGTTGACGTAGGCCTTGACCACCGGAGCGGTGGTGTCGAGCAGCGTCGGGGCATCGATGCCCACCGAGTCGATGAGCATGTTGGCGAGGTTCAACTCCTGCTCGCTGACGTTGCCGAAGCTGGCGAGGGGCAGTTCCTGGCGCACGGCATCGGCCGTGTAGATCAGGAAGAAGTTGCCCTTGTCGTCCAGCAGGGCGTAGCGGGCTGGGCCGCGCATGGCGACCTTGACCAGTGCCATCAGCTTGCGGGTGGACAGCGCCATCGTGAGCAGAGCGAAGGCCTTCTCGGTAGCCGGGTTGGCCTTGCCCTTGACCCGCTGGGGGCGCACCTGCTTGACGTTCTCGACCAGGTACTTGCCTGCGTCCTTGACCTTGACGAAGCTGACGATCTCAGCCAGGCCTCGGGGGCTGGTGCAGGCGGCAGCCTCGTCATCGGTGAACGGCACCCACACGCCGTTGTCGGCTTGCGCCATGCGGACCACGTCAGCGGTTTCGATGACGGCGCCAGTGTCCTTGCGGATGGCGGCGCGACCGACCTCGACGTTGGGATTGCCTTGGAAGAACTCCTTGCGAGCGACCCTGGTTTCCTCGGTGCCGGTGTAGACCGACAGGGGAATGTTGACCAGGCCGAAGCTCAGAGTGATCGACTGATTGGACCTCGACGGAGCGGAGGCCAGAGCTTGTGGAGTCATGGTGGTTGTCCTTTCGGGACGGTACGTGGTTGTGATATCAGTATACAGAGTGCTGCTAGCAACACCAACGTCGCTAGCAGCACTCTGTTGTGTTACGCCTGCATCGCCGCCTGGCGCAGTTCCTCTTGCAGCATCACGAAGATCGACCGACCTTCGAGAATCTCATCGACCAGGGGAACCTCGTTGGCTTTGAACATGCCTTTGAAGTTGTCCATCGCCATGGCGACACCGAAGCTGTGCAGGTCTTCCTCGATATGCATCAGGGCGCTGGTGCCGACCGGCGTGCGGATCGTGGAGTTCTGGCGTGCCGTACGAAGGGCATCGCCCAGCAGACGGATGGCCGGGGACTCGATCAGCTTGGCCTCGATGTCCTTGTCGTAGCCCCAGCGGATATGCCGGAAGCGGTTGATGAAGGCCTCGTTCATCTGGCTGCCGCCGAGGTAGCCCTCGTTGTAGGTGCCGATGATCCACAAGTCCATCGACGCCTTGACCGTGTCGGGGAGGAACTGTCCGTCCTTCCACACCGGCTTGTTGCGGTTCGTGAACTGGTGACGGTGGTCAGCCAGCGGGTGCAGGCTGGAGGTCACACGCTCACCGAACATGTTGACCTCATCCAGGTAGAGGATGCCGCCGATGGGCGTCGCCAGATCGACCAGACCAGGCAGCCAGACCAGAGACTCACGGCCCGTCGCCGGGTCGGTGTAGCTGGCGGTCTGTCCGAACAGGTCGTAGTCGGTGATGCCACTGGACCCTGAGAGGGTGAACACCGGCATCGGCTTGGGGAGTCCCAGCAAGTCTGCCCAGGCGACGGCGAGGGCCTCGACCAAGAAGGTCTTGCCCGACTGCGTGTCACCTTTGAGCATGACGTTGGCCGGACGGCCCTCGTTCTTGCCCCGGTAGAAGTCGTTGGTGTAGGTCAACAGGAAGTCCACGTCGGTCTGCCCGTTGGACATCACACGGTTCTGGTACCGCTTGACCTTGGCCCGACTCGGACGCAGGTGGTCCAGCCGAGGGTCCATCGGATCGGTGATCGGATTGAGAGCGTGCGACACCATGAGTGCTTGCGCCTGATCGTGGGTGATCGGTGCGACGGTTGCCTCGTAGGCCACCACCGGAGCCGCTGACGGCAAGACCGGAGCAGGCTCAGAGAACTGAGGCTCAGGTGTGTTCGACAACTGGCGGGGGAGGATGTAGAACTCCTTGCCCTGCGGATTGAGGACCGTGACCTTGCGACGCTCAGGATGAGTGTCGGGGAACGGTGTTGCGTCAACGATGGTGACGACTTCCTCGGAGAACGGTCCCTCAATGATGCGGTACTGGTATCCGGGGATGAGTGCGGCAGCGACGGCCATGGCTGGTGATCCTTTCAGAATCGGTAGGTGGTGACACGAATGGTATCGGGGTATCGGTAGAAACACAACACTGTCAGAGGGCCTGTTGACATAATCCCTGGTCACACCTGAATCTGTCTCTCACTTTATTTCGAGCAATTTCAGGTGGTCTACCTGGTGTTACGGTGAGTATTGTGTTAGTGGTCGTTGCTCTGTGGGGGCACAGAAGCACTGGAATGGGTGCTAGTGGCCGAATGGCGGTATCAGCCCCCTACGGGCTTTGCAAAGGCCTCTCAGGGCATCACGCCTGAACGCTTGCTAGCAAGGCGACGGTGGTGAAACAGCCATGTTGTGTTAGCGATGCGGAGGGTGTACGGTGTACTCATGACCCGCACCCGTAAGCCTCGCAAGAAGGCCACCACTGACATCGGTCGTTCGATCATGCAGCGAGAGCGTCAGCGCCTCGCCAGAGAGCAGGCTGAGCTTGCCGAGAAGCTGGTCGAGGACGCCCGTAGGGCTAATCAAGCCCACAGCAAGCAGTCGAGGCAGAACCCAAAGACAGTGGCTGCCGCTGCACTCCAGCGCTCCATCGTCCAGCGTGTCGGCGCCGTGCTCTCATCCGAGGGTGTCACCGTGCCGATCCAGACAGAGGTTCGTGCTGATCACCAGTCGATCAACGCCTGGACCAACTTCGACCTCATTCATCTCGGCTACCACTTGTTCGATGACATCAAGCTGACGGCTGCGGTGATCCGAGGGATGGCCTACCACGAAGGTGGTCACTGCCGCTGGACGGTCCCGATGCCAGACCTGACAAGGCTGGCCCGAGTCGAGGGCGGCTACAACGATCTCGGGGATGACGAGTTCCGCAACTTCAAGGCGCCGGGATTCACCGCCAACCAACTGCACTGGGCCTGGAACGCTCTGGAGGACCAGCGCATGGAAACGGCGGTCGTGAGCGACTCGCCTCGCAAGGCCGGGTACTTCACACCGATGATGTTGAGCGAGTTGGCGAACACACCTGAGAAGGCTGCTGCCAACTGGCCGCTGATGGTCTGGCGTAAGTACCTGCCGAAGCACGTTCGTGACGGTGCCAAGGCGATGTTCCTGGCCGCTCATCCCGATGACGGTGATGATCTGGTTCGTGAGATTCAGGGCATCACCACCCGCTACGTGCTGGCTCAGACGGCCACAGCGATGTTCGATGCCGTGGTCGAGATGGCCGCTGTGTTGAAGCGGATTCAACTGGACTTCAACCTGGGTGATGCCGGTCACGGTTACCAGCGCTCCAAGGGGGAGAAGGCCGAGGACGGCCTGTCGATCCCGGTCGATCCGTCGATGGAAGCTGAGGCTGCCGAGGAAGCGCAGGAAGCTGGCAAGGGCAAGCCTGCTCAGGGCCAGCCGCAACCTGGGCCTGCCGCTGAGGGCGATGACGCTGCTGACGGTGAGGCCGAGGACGACACCGAGGGCGATGCCAACGAGGCTGACAGCCACTCCAAGTCGGGCGGTTCCAGCGGTACTCATGAGTTCGACCGCCCGGTTGCTGAGGCTGAGGAAGCTGACGCCGCCGATGGGCCTGCCGACGACGAGGACGAGGCTGAGGACGAGGTTGCCGACGAGGTTGCCGACGAGGCCAAGGCTGCCGACAAGGACGAGGACGAGGACGAGGGCCTGAGCCAGGATGACCTCGACAAGGCGCTTGCCGAGGCCGAGGCCGAGCGGCTGGAGGACAAGGCGCTGGATGCCGATGTCCAGGCGTTCAACGACGCCAAGAACAACACTGCTTCCAACCTGATCCCCTACCAGGGCGGCGTGAACACCAACCCTGACGACAACATCGTGGCGAACGCTCTGGCTTCCAATCTGGAGCGGGCGTTCCAGCAGGCCACGGTCAACATCGCACCGTCATGGCAAGAGGAACAGCGTCGGGGCGTGCTCAACGTCCTGCGCTACGAGACTCGGCGCCCCGGCAACGTGGAGTTCTTCCGCAGCTACGTAGACGAGGGCCAGCCCGGTCATGACATCGCTGTCAGCGTCCTGTTGGACTACAGCGGGTCGATGTGGAACGTGACCAAGGAGTTGGCTCAGGTGGCATTTGCTTCCAAGGCCGCTTGCGACCGGCTGGGAATCCCTTGCACGGTGGTCCTGTGGGACACCGAGGCCAGGGTCCTGTGGGACGCCAACGAGAAGGCCGAGGTTCTGCCGACCATCGATGCGGTGGGTGGCACCAACCCGGCGATGGCGCTCAACGACCTCGACAATCAGCAGTACGGCAAGGCCAAGCACATCGTGTTGGTGATGACCGACGACGATTGGAGCGGCAACTCTCCGACGCTCACCGCTTACCGGGCTGAGGATCGTGTCATCGTGGGCCTGGGCTACGGCGGCGATAAGGGGATTGCCGAGAGCATGGCCCGCAAGGGCGCCAACTTCGCCTACTCCATCGAGGACCTGGCTGAGATTCCCAAGCACCTGGAGCAGGCGTTGGTGAGCGTGATCTGATAGCCAGGTATCAAGTTCTTCGAAGCCCTCACTCCCCGGTACGGGTCATAGCCGGGAGTGAGGGCTTCGGGGTCCCTGTAGTCGGCGGGCAGGTTGGTGAACAGGTACTCCCACAGAGCGCGCACCAGCAGAGCAGTGATCAGAATGACTATCAACGTGAAGACCACCAAGAGGAACAGGGAAACCGCCGCTCGCCATGATGGCGGGTCGTAGTCGTAGTAGGGCATCGGGATTGTCTACTGCATAGAGGATGAGATGAGCACGAAGAAGAAAGAGAAGCCACTGATCATCGCCCGCCATATGCGGGTGCTGTCGTGCTCGCAGTGTGGTCGGTCGATCACCGTACGGGCCTCTGAGGACCCTAAAGAAGGCGATGGCTGGCCGCTGCACCGCTGTGGCCGTGAGATTCGGGCGTTCAACAAGCAGGAGATACCGGTGTGAAAGACGACGATTGGGCGCTGGTGTTCCCCGAAATCTACGCCTGGCAGAAGAAGAACATCATCAGCAAGAAGAAGGCCTTGCAGTTGATCGAACAGAGTGGTGTTGTGATACCACCATTGAACCGGTATCATTATGATATGACCGACACCGCCAGAGGCAAGACGACGGCAATGCTCGCCAGCATCGAAGCGCTGACCGACAGCATCCGCAGGGAGTTGGCGAAGGCTGAATTCGACACGTCGCTGCTCAATTACCTCCGTCAGCGGCTCCAAGGTGTGACCATCAACGCTGGCCGGGGAGCCACGTTCACGGTGGCCTATGTCGTCATCTACAACAGGGTCGAACTTCGTGTCACCGGGAAGATGACTTACGGTGGACCTACCTATATCGAACCTCGCACCGACAACAGCGCCATCGTCACGGTGCGCCGGGACGGGACGGCCTGGACGGCTTCAAGTACTTGGTCGGCTAGCGGCAGTAAGCATATCGAGATGCCTTCGGGCGCCAGGAGCCGAGTGGCTGAGCAAGTCAAGATGCTGGTCGCCCAGGCGCTGCCCAGCGACCATTACTGGACCACCCTGATGCGGGAGGCCGAGGCAGAGGCTCAGGAAGCAACGGTGCGGCATACCATCGTTCAGGCTGAGACAGCGCTGACCAACGCTCTGGCGGCGCTGACCAAGCACAACGAGAACCCGTGAACAAGGGCCTGGTGCGTCTGGCGATGCTCTACGGAGTGTTCGGAGTGTGCTTGGTCCCGCTCGTCAAGGACGTGCTGACGACTGGCAACGCTCATACCGAGCCAACAACGAACGTGGCCCTGGCTCACGCTCTGCGTGCCGACTTCATTGGATTCGGTGCCGAAGGTCAGGGGTCGGCCTGTCGAGTGTTCCAAGAACACCCTGACGAGATGTGGGCCACCATCGTCAACCACGGATGGGACGACGACGAGGTCAACCGGCGCACGTTCGAACAGGAGTATGAGGTTCTCTGCTCCTAATTGATCTCGCTCACCATTGACACGGTTGGCTCGATGAGCGCCGCCGTCAGTTTCGCAAGAATCCGAACGGGTACGCCCCCGCAGGCCTCGGTACCAGGTTTGCGGAAACGCTCCCAGGTAGGGGGACTGTTGGGGTTGATGGGTCAACGGCAGAGCAGAGCACGGAGCCGCCCTTACGGGGGCGGCTCTGTAGCGTCAGCGGCTGCCTGGTTTTGACCGCTTCTGTAGGTAGGCGGTCGAATGTCGGCTGTGAGGCGTGCGGGCAATCCCTGCCTGCCGATACCGAGGCCGTGGGTCCGGGCCTGGTGTCGGTAGGCAGACTGCCGCCGCCATCGACCCACGCATGACGTGCCCGCCCTTCTCACCTGGGTCACAGACTGCCCCGCCTCTGACCACGTTGAGAGGCATCGAAGGCTTGCGCTTCGGGTCATTGGCCCTGTCAGGTGGCCCTTTCGGCATGGATAGCACGGTATCAGACCTAGATGGCACAGCCCTGACGCGGCTACACCTCGACGTCAGCGTTGTGTTACCGGTTCAAACTGGTATGATACTGACGTGAACCTCCTGATGGTTGCGTCCCTGGTCCTCAGTCTGCTTGCGATCATCGCCTCGGTTCTGTCGATGTGGCTGCAAAGGAAATGGAGATGAGCTTCCTAGAGATGGTCCGTCTGCTCGTCGCTGGACGGGCGGCGCACAGTCACTGGCAGCAGACCGGCAGCGTCGAACAGGCCTGGAATGCCGCCTGGGGCGCCTTCGTGCGCTGGTCGGTGTGGAGCGTCGCCCTAGGCATCTGGTTCTTTGAGTTCCTGATGATCTGGATTCAGGGCAACAACGCAGTCAACATGCGGGGAGCTTCGGCTGTCCCGGTCATTGGATCGCTGGTGCTCCTGTTCGCCATCACACCATTCACCTTCGGGGTTACCTGGTGCCGGATCATCGACTTCTGTCTGTTCCGTCAGGGCCTGATCTACAAGCTCTACGCACCGATTGCCTTGATGGTCGAACCTGTTCCAACGTTCGTGTTCTACTTGCTGTTACCAGTGCCGCTGGTGATCGCTGTATGATACCGGTGTATCACCGGGTATAGTGTTCTAAGAGTCCCCAAGTAAAGGAAACCACAACAGGCATGGCTGAGAAGCTGCGTACGTTCGACTTCGACAAGCCGAGCGAAATCACAAGTTCAGAGAAGATCCAGTACCCATGGGATCAGTGGCTCGATGGCGACATCTGGCAGTTGATTCATGGCGAGGACTTCCAAACCCATCCACTGATGATGGAGCGGATCATTCGCACACGCGCAGTTACTCGCGGTGCAAAGGTTCGTCTGCGTCACCAGCCACTCCATGAGGGCAATGGCGACCCGTTCGGCATCCTCATCATCCAGCGCACCGACAAGGTCGGGCCTGCCGAGGCCAAGAAGATCGACGCCAAGGAGAGGCGTGAGGCCAAGAAGGCTCAGGCTGCCGCTGAGGCTGAGGCCCTGGTCACCAAGGCCGGTATCAAGCCGAAGACGAGGCCCATCGGGGCGTCAACACCGTCGAAGCGACCGGCCAAGCCGGGTACCAAGGTGTCGAAGCGGCCCGTCAAGCGGGCCACTGTCGCCGCCTGATCTAGAGCGGGGAGGGGCGAACAACCCCCCCATAGGACTCCTCAGCCCCTCCCCACTTGATCAACAGGCTGTGTACAACACTGTGGACGACTGAGTAGTAACTACTCGTCGTCTGCTTCGACCTCGACCGCCCCGGTCCCATCCGAGATGGGTTCAGCCGGTGGACCGGTGGGGGAAGTCTCGTTGGAGAACTCCTTGGAGATGCGCTCAGCCGCCAGAGCGGGCGACTCCACGTACTCGGGTTCGTCAACGACCTCTTCTTGTGTGTCGGGTTCGTCGCTCATGGCGGCTCCTTCTTTGCTGTGTTGTTCCAACAGAGGAACAGTAGTTGATCAGGTGACCGGCTTGACCGGTTGCGACAGCATTTGGTGAACCATCGCCAGTGTGGGGTCATCAGGTGTACCGACCCCTGCTGAGGCCACATGGTGGGCCAGGATGTTGGGGTGCATGGTGTCCAGGTGCTCTGCCTTGATACCTCTGGCCCGCAGGTGGGTATAGAGCCTGTGGGCTTTGATCATCCGTTCCGTGCCACCACTGCCGCCCGTGATACCGCCTCCATAGGTGTTACTCACTGTCACCTCCCGTAGGAACCATCTCGACTTCTTCGATCACTTCGTCCACGATCATCGGGCGATCCAGCGCCCTGGCGTTGATCCCGGCTTGCTCACCGAACAGCCGAGAGATCATGCCCATCCCTGCTGCCTGGCCCGCCTCACCCTGGGCATCGATGCTGACGTGTATTCCCGTACGCCGTTCCTCGATCTCTTTCCACGCCTTGACCATGTTGAACAAGCGGTCGATCTCCTTGCCGACCTGGATGTCGTGTGTTCCAAGGGCCTGCTCAGAGAAGGCGCCGAACATGATCCGCTGGCCCTGAATCTCGACCAGCGCCCGGAACAGGGCCTCTCGCTGGTCCTTGGTCTGGATGACGACGGGGATGTTGTAGGCGCAGCTAGAGCCTGGGTTGAACGACGGGCACGCTGCCGAGAGCACACACGTTGAGCATTGCCGAGCCGAATCAGCGGTGACCTCAATCGTGTTGTGCGTCTCGGTCAGCGTGTTGCCGTCAGCGTCCTCGGTGGTCGTCACATGGGCGTTCAGACCCATCAACGGAAGGGTCTGAGTTGATAGCGGGGTAGCAACAGAAGTAGACGATTGGTGCCGGGTCTGGCGTACCGGGCTAGCAACTCCGCTGATCGGGATGACGTTGGCTGGCGACCCGTTGGAACCTGGATTAGTTACTAGTGGCGTATGCCGACCCATGCTGTTGAGATGCCGTTCCAAGGCCATCCACGACAGAACTGAGCAACGAACAGTCTCGGTTGGGTCGTCAGCGAGCACCGCCGAGACATCACAGCCGAGCGCCTCGATGCTGTCGGCATAGCGCTGGCGCTTGAGATGCTTGTCCTCGGCGTTCAGCCGAACCAGACGTGTTCCAACCCATACCTGGGTTTCACCGTGTTTCTGCACGGCCCACCAAGCGCTCGATACCAACATGTCGAACCGCTCGATCCCCTTGCTGCGTCCGGTCAACCCGCCGAGCGTGCCCATCGCCGGGAGCGCCGCCCTCGCCGTGCGTACGGCGGCGGCGTTGTCTACAACGGAGTCGGGAAGAACAACGCCCTCGTAATCCTCCGCAAACACTCGTACAACACTGGTATCCCTCCCATCCCAAATCGGTAGGAAGCCGAGATCGCTGTCCTTCAACCAGGTATCAGTGGCCCAGTTGACCGGGCCTGCAACCGCTTCGGGAACGACCTGGGAACCGGCCAGAAGTTCCAACACAGGCTCCACTGGGCAGCTTGGGGTATCTGCGTACACCAACCAGTCCATCGCCCCCAAACGGGCACTGGTGGCCCAATCAGCGTACTTTGACGTGTGCCTGGCAAGGTTGTTGATGTTGACAGCAACCCGCTCGACCCCACACGCTTTCAGGAGGTTGAGATGGGTCGGTGCCTCGGCTCCAGCGAAGAATAACTGCATCTCAATGCGGACTGGTGATGGTCCGTTCCCCCCGTGCCTTCTTAGCTAGTTCTTCTGCCCCAAAAGCCTCTCGCTCCTGGTATGTCTGAGGCCATGGCTTCACTGGATTATCAGCGCTACCAAGTTGAGCGTGGAAACGGTTGCGCCCGTAATCGCCCATACCAGAAGGCGACCGTTGGGCCTTCTTCGGTGTTGTCGTTACCGGCTCAGGGGTTGCCGTCTGCGTACCGACGTTGAATGCGGCCGTTCGTGGTGCCGGTGCGTTGATCGACGGCGGCTTCACTGACGGAGCCTTCGGAGTCGTCGGCATGCTGGGCACACCGATCTGCTTGCCGATCATGTCGGTGTCGAACTCGGCTGCCTCAGGCTCACCGGCTCGATGGGCGGCAACACCTTCTCTGACGCCTCGCTTGATGCCTTGGCCGAGCTTGCGACCAGGAAGTGGCAATACTGCCCGAGTCGGGCCTCGGGCAACGTCGAAGCTGTCCATCTTGGTGGGGTCACTGTTTGCCTGGCCGAAGTTGACCTGCTCGTTCTGCTGCCACCAGCCCTTGCCGGTGCCCATCCAGCCGGTTGCTTCACCGCCTTGGCCTCGTTGAGCTTTGCGGGCCTGGCGACGTTGCTGGAACTGTTGGGCAAGCTCCCTGCCTGTAGGGGGTCGATCACCGACATTGACCGAAGGACCGGAGGGGGTTCTACCGGGACCGGGGACGCTGACAGTCGGCCCGGATGCCGGTTTCAAGGTGTGGCCGTAAGGATCGATGGTGTCCTTCGTTGATGCCACTGGTTTGGGGTTGGTGGTCGTCCTTGTCGGGGCAAAGTTGCCCTCACCCTGGACCCTGTTGCTGATGTCATGGCGAACCACGTAGTTACCGACCCTCTGACCGGTCGGGGAAGCAATCCTCGCTGCCATCTTGGGACCGACAGTCTTGGCGAGCATTTTCTGTCCGGCAGCCCCAGCGGCGAAGTTCATCGCCCGACCAGCGACGGCCCTGCTCCCCACCGTGGCGACGCCAGACGAAATGGCCTCACCGATGAGCTTGGGGGCGGCGTACTTGAGGCCTAGGCCAAGGAGTGCTCCAGCAACCATAACTATCTCCTGAACCCTCGACCGGCGTGGTAGTCAGCCCGGTTGGAGGCGGCGTACTCCGGTCCAGTAACACCATGACTTGCGCCGGTTGCCGAGATCGATCCAGGTTCCGGTGCAAGCTCGCCGCCGACATACCCTTCGTCCTTCTTCTCGGCCTTCTTGGGCGACAGGATGTTGCCGATGAGTGGGATGGCCCTGATCGGCTTGGCCAACGGAGTGTGCGGGATGATCAACGGAGCGATTGCTCCGATGGCGGCACCGGCAACTGTTCCAATGCCTGGCACCACCGAGCCTGCGGCCGCTCCTGCGGCTACCCCTGAAGCTGCTCCTGCGGCGGCTGACGCTCCTGCGCCAACTGCGAGTCGGGCACCGAATCCAGCCGCCGCCCTGGCGGCTGCCGGTCCAAGCGTCATCCCGAGTCCTGCGCCAGAGGCTGCTTCAGAGGCCCCCTTGATGAACGGGGCGACACGTTGATAGCTCTGGTAAGCGGTGTATGCCGTACCTGCGGCGGCAAGGGCGTCACCAGTCGAGATCGAGTTGCCGTAGTCATCCGACATGGGATACCTCCCTTAGAGCCGTGGATCTAGAGTATCAACTAGCTGGTCCCAGGGTTGGAATGACGTATCGTCGGCACGCCAACCAGGGGGATGGATTGGCGTGCCAACGGTCAAAGTCAACACGCCCATGCCCTGCACCACGTTGGCAATATCGGGGTTGCTGGTGAGCAGGAAGGCCATGTCCCAGCCGTTGGCCAGGAACTCACGGACCTGATCGATCACCCAGGCCTCGTAGGACATCGGGTTGTTCCAACACAAGACGCCCGACCAGTTGGAGAGCCGTTCCCGGTTGAGCCACCAGCGAGCGAGTTCCTCGGGTGCCCGAGTCAGGGCGATAGTGCGGAATTGGGAGCGGATACCGTCATATAGAGGCCTCGCCCATTTCTGCGGAGCTGCGTTCTTCAGATCATCGCCCTGAGCGAGAACGCCCTCGACGGTGATCAGGCTGATCAGGCTGCTCACGTCACTGCCTCGTAGTCCCAGCCTCCGAGGTTCGACCAGGTGTTGCCGTAAATGTCGTACGTCGGATTGGACGTGAGGTCACCACGCATGCGGGCCTGTTCGGCGCCGCCGACCGTGTCCTCACCGACACCCGAGCGGATCGATACGAGGCGGAACAGCCCAGCGAAGTTGCCGACCGTGCCACTTGTTCTGGCGCCGACCTCGATCTCCGCAGTGGAGTTGAACAACGGCAGGTAGTCGGGGTTGGGCGCCGTCACCGGAATCGCCTTGAGATCGGCAGCAAGCTCATTGAGCGGTACCCATATACCGCTCACCTGCCGCCAGAAGATGGCCTTGTCCAGCTTGGTGATGTTGTCGGTGGCGAAGCTGACGGCCAAGTCCACCATCTCCCCGTCACCAAGGATGCCGAAGTTGTAGACCAACTTGGCCTCGGCCTCAGCAGTGCCATCTCGGGACGTGACGACGACGATGCCGTCAGGGTCAAGCGCCCAGTAGTAGGACCGTTGACCGGCTGCGCCCCACTTGGAGACGATCACCTTGCGGGTAGCCGGTGTCCAGTCATTGGGCGCCAGTGATGCTGTCAGCGTGAAGCCGTAGGCGTAGTCGAGGAAGGCCGAGTCCGAAGTTCGGGCGTAGGTACCGGAGACTCCGTCCATCCGTAGCGCCATGTTCGACGGTGGCGGTTCCGGCAGGAGATCGGCATCGATGCCCAGTTCTTCCCACTGATCGGGGTCGTACAGCGGTACCCACACCTGCTGGGTGTCGTCCCAAGCCAGAGGAACGTTGCCGCTGACACCAGCCTCGTACCACAGGCCGTCACGCAGGTTGAGCCGAGCCACGGTGTCATACAGGGGTACCCCGACTCCAGCAGTCAGCGCATGAGGTGCGGTGTGCCCTGACTCCTCGATGGTCGTCGCCAAGAGCGGATCGAGTGTGCTCATTGTGTCAACAGCCCACGGACCTGGGTAGGACACAGGATCAGTGGAAGGGTCATACCACGGTTTGCCGTACGGATTGCCATAAGGAATCCCAGTTATCGGCCGGGCCATCGACAACAAGCAACGCATCCGGTAACCGTCGTCGTTGGCCTCGTTCAGTTCCTCGACCTCTACGAAGCCGGGATCAACGTCTAGACGGTTCCAATGCATGTAGCCGTAGCTGATGACCTGGGCCTTGGCGTCCGTAGAGGGAGGATCACCAGCCGGTGGCGTCGGTACCGGTACGTCGATACTTGACCAGTCGAAGTCGAGATCACGCAATGCCGAGACTTTGATCAACCGACACAACCAACCAGCAGGGTAATACCAGGGCACTGAGATGGCCTGGGTGATGTACCCCCGCTCGTCAGGATCAGCGCTGGCGGGGTACGTGACGTTCTGGAGATCGGTGTACTTGAGGTAGGCGAAGAATGGCAGATAGGCCTGATCATGGCCTCGCTCGACAGCCCTGGCGATCTCCCGGTAGATCCATGACTTGAGGATGTTGGTTTCGAAGTCGTCGGGCAACGAGCGGTTGTCGAAGCTCAGGCATTCGTGACCGTCGATGAACACGCACCAGTCATCGTCGCCGTAGTTCCAAGCCTTCGATGCCGCTTCGAACTGCTCTCGGCGCCAGGTCTGAGGCTCCACAAAGAAGTTGGTCCCTGAGATGTTGTGTTTGGCCTCAGGGAGCGTGGCCGACCAGTTGACCACCCAGTAGCGCTGGTCACCAGTGTTGATGTCGGTGATGAACAGGTCGTCTACGAGGAACTGCAACCAAATGGCACTCTTGCCGATATCGACCTCCAGGTCACCAAACTGAGCGCTGAGCAACCCATGGACATGTGGTTCTACGGTGTGGCTGAACGTTCCAATCGACAATCCGGGGTCCGACTGTACGAAGGGCACATCAAGCTGCTGGGTCGGCAGGCCTCCCGGCGGGTCTGGCGAGATGACCTCGTTGAACAGCCGATAATCGGCTATCGACGTTTGCTCAAGTATCGGCGTTTCAGTGTCCGGCACAAGCACGACTCCGACCTCGCCGGGAGCTTCCGGGGAGTAGATGTCTCTGTGGTACTGCCAGGTGAGTAGGTCGCTGCTGCTGGAGAGACGGACCAGTTCGTTGACGAAGTCGTACTCGATCCGCAACCAAGTCTCGCTACGAGGGATGACGTTGAAGAACGGAGGCTCTTCCTCGATGCCGACATGACGGGTCAACCAGTAGAAGGTCGTAGCCCCTGCCCGCCAGAACAAGCCCGCAGAGGCGTCGTTGGGCAGGTAGGTCACATGGGCCTGAGCGGTGAAGTCACCGGTCGGATCAACGCCGTCTGTGATCTCCTCTGGGGCCGTTGACGGATCAAACGTCAATAGCCAGGTATCAAACGGATAGATGTAGGTGATCATCGACGAGACTTGCGGTGACGTGCTCGATGTTCCAACGCCTTGTTGGTGTCATAACCACCTTTGCGGCGCCGAATCTCGACCTGCACATAGCTCTGCATGTACGGACACATGTGACAGAGGTACATGCGGAGCTTCGGCGGCACGGTGTGGACGTTGCCCTCGACCTTGTAGCTACCCTGGCCGATCATCTTCTCATCGCTCATGAAGTCCCGACAGCCAGTCGTCAGATCAGGGTTGCCGTGCTCGTTGTAGCACGCCGCCGCCCCGTCCCGATAGAAGTCACGGTCTTCGAAGTTGCGGTGATACTGCTCGTTCAGTTCCGTCTTGATCTGTGTCACCACATCCACGGCGTCCCAGGTCTTCTGGTCTACCTGCCAGACGTTGATCACCTGGCCGTTGAGGAACATCTCTTCGGGCATGTGATGCTCATGAGCACGAACGAAGTTCTCCAGCAAAGGGTCGTATGCCGGGACCATCAGCGGCATACCGTCGTCGTCCTTGTAGACGAACTCCTCGCCAGTCTCCCATTCCAGACGTGCCCGAACCATCGGCGTCCCCCTGGGCACGTCGGGCAGGCGTTGAAGGATGGCGCACGGAGCGCAGGCCACTAAGCGGGGCATCAGGTGTATCCCTTGTACGACTGGGCGTCCCAAATGTCGGCGTGATGCTCAACTGGGATGTAATCCTCATCTCGGGCCGAAGCGAGACGATGGTGACCCCCGACGATCTGGTTCTGGCCCCCTGGACCCATGAACTGCGTGGACAGGTGGACCGGCTTCTTTACGCCCTCGGCCCGCACCGACTCAAAGAGGCTGGGGCGATTCTCGTTCGCCATGTTCCATTCATCAGCTTTACGTTCCAAGTACGAGTGCTCATGCCACTCGTATTCATCCAGAGCAGAGGTAGTGAGGTTGCCCGCAGCATCTGACTTGGGCATCTTGGGGGCGCTGGGTCGATTGAGTGCTGATGTGATACCGAATGGCTTGCCGGTGTTGTGCGACCCGATCTGAACCCGCTCGCTGTAGTCAATGGGGTCCATCTGCGCTTCTTCTTGCTTGCGCCCCCAAAACTCTTCGTGAGTCTCGGGACGAGGACCACGCACGTAGTCACCAGTGCCAGAAGCAAAGGCCATCCGCTTCTGATCCGGGTCGTGAAGGTTCTGCCGATCAACGGTCATCTCACCAGGTACCCGAGTAGAGCGAAGCGGAGATGACGTGCGCTCGTAATCACCTACCTCCATCAAGTCGCCTTCCAACGGCTCGTAGTTGTGCATGATCTCGGCCTTGGTCATGAACATCTTGAGTTGGTCAGGGTTGTCCCGACTGGTTCGACGTGGCATCAGCGCCCCCTGGCGTACATGTTCTTCTGTCGCTTGAGTTGGCCGTCACGCTCGTAGTGGCCGGTAGCGCAGGTCTTCTGGCCGTCCTCACCACTGCTCTTGAAGTGCTTGCGGTTGGACGAGGAGAAACCGCACTCGGCACACTCGTAGCTGGTCGGCTCCGGTGCTGTGCCAGCCCCCTGTTGGAAGCTGTCAAAGTTGCGGCCCTTGAGCATCAGATGCTGGAAGTGTCGCCGCCGAAACCGCCCCGAACCTTGCGCTCGACTGGACGCAGGGCGTGCTGGAGATGGGCCTCCAAGTGCGGCGGGTCCAGGTGGGCCTCGGCCTGGCGGTAGGTCGGCCAGGTCAGACGCTCGATCGGTGGGTTCTCCACGTTCTTGCGGTCGGGAGTCAACTGGATGTAGGTGCTGTCAATGGTGCCTTGGGCGAAGGCCATGTTCATCGACTCGGAATCATTCGCTGCCATTGTGTTACCCCGCTATGTTCGGTGAGGCGTTGAATCCTCGGAGAGTTCCGCTCCACATGTCCTGCTGATAGTCCTGACGACGAGGCGCCCGAGGAGTACCGGATACCCAGCTACGAATCGTGGGCGTCCAACGGTCGGTGTCGAGGACATCGTCAATCGTCAAAGGCACGTCGTTATACCCGAACTGCTCCGGGAACAATTGTTGAGGAACAGGTGGGACCTGTTGACGGATCAAATCAGCAGGAACGGCCATCAAACGCATCGCCTCGGTGACGATGAACTCGCTCTTGGACATGAAGGGTCGAGGCTGCCAAGGAGCTTGGCGAGTGCCGTCGTCGTAGAAGCGAAGACCACCAGCAGTAGATCCTGCGCCTACGGCGTCGAATATCTCGCGATCGACCCTGATAGCCACGTATCAGAGACTATCTCAGCCTGCTAGCAGGCTGGGTCTTTCAGTAACCCCGTTCCAACGGCTTGTCGGGATCGGGGTACCAGTTAGGGTCGCTGTTGTAGCGGCCCTTGCGCTGCTTCTTCGTGACAGTCGGTGGAACCATCTGTCTTTGGGGATGAACAGCCTGTACTTCGTCGTCACGTGCAGGCTGTTCATCCGCGGCAGCCTCCTGGGAGATTCCCGCATCTTCAACAGAAGGCGCCGGTTCTTCCACCGGCTTCTTACCGGTCACTCAGGAACAACCGGGTCGTCCGGGTCCGGTTCGTCCGGGTCGGGCGGATCGGTCGGGGGAAGGTTTGGGTCACTCATTGTGTCTCCTTCGGGTATGCGGATACTACTCCACTAGGGGGTTGGGTCTGTGGGAAGGGCCAGCCATCCGAGTGAGATGCACGCCAGACCAGCGACGACGAGCAGCCAGTGGTAGCCCCATGATGTCGCACGGTCACCGGAGAGGGCGACCAGTCGGACGAACTCGATGACGAAGAGGATGAACCCGACGAGGAACATGATCTCCCCGAACTCTGGTGCATCCATGATCTCTGCAAGCATTGTGATATCTCCTTATCCAAGGCAGGTGTACAGGGTGACCTGACCACCTGGTGAGTTGAGGGTGAGCGTTCCAGGGGCGAATCCTGCTGGGCAGGCCAGACCACCGGCAGGGCCAGGTGGCCCCTGCTCACCTTGCGGACCTTGCGGACCAGGCTCCCCTTGGATTCCCTGTTCCCCCGGTGGTCCCACGATTGATTCTCCAGGTGGACCCACAGGTCCAACAGCCCCCGTCGCTCCGGTAGGTCCAGTAGGTCCAGCAGGACCAGCAGGGCCGGTCACTGACTCTCCCGGTGGCCCTTGCGCTCCCGGCTCTCCCGCCTCGCCCGGTTCGCCTGCCTCGCCTTGCGGTCCCGCAGGACCAGGTGCTCCAGTCTCACCCGTTTCGCCCTGAGCGCCCGGTATCCCGCTCTCGCCTGGCTCTCCCGGTACGCCTCGCTCACCTTGCGCCCCCGCAACTCCGTCACTACCCGCCTCACCTTGTGGTCCCGGTGGACCATCCTCGCCATCGCTTCCGTCACTACCTGGTGGTCCGATGACTCCTCGGGGTCCAGTTGCCCCGTCCTCTCCGTCACTACCTGGTGGGCCGACTTCTCCTGGTGGGCCTTGCTCTCCTGGCTGTCCGTCCTGTCCGTCCTGTCCGGGTGGTCCTTCAGGTCCGGGTGGACCGGCTGGGCCACGTGGACCGGCTTCAGGTTCAGGTAAGTCGGATACTGCTGTATCGCTTGGTGTATCACCAGTCAGAACCTGCTCACTCTTCGGCGGCGTGAACGGCTCGACCGTGGTGATTGGTTCCGCAGGTGGTGTGTCTGCCTGGGCAGCGAGTGTTCCAAGGACCGCTGTCCCTGCCACGCCAGCAATGGCCGACAGCAAATAGAGCGGAGCGAACGGACTCATAGCCCGTCGTCTGTCTTGTCGGGCCGGTCATGCAAGCTGTCGCCAGAGCCTGCCACAGACGATGACTTTCCAGCGATGAGTCCCAGCAGAGCACCGAGGATGCCGCTGATGAGAGACATCAGCGTGTTGGCGATGAGGCCGGTATCTGCTTCGGGGTTCCTCGACTCGACAATGATGATCATGACGGCCAACCCCATGATCGAGACGGCGACGACGAAGGTGAACGCCAGCACCATGATCTCGATGACGGATCGGCCTTTGAACATCAGGGAACATCAGGGCGTCTTCAACAACGCTGTCCACGTTTGCGGCCCACACTTGCCGTCCACGGTCAGCGCCTTGGCTGACTGGAACTTCTTCAAGGCACCCTCGGTGCCACTACCGAACTCGCCGTCGAAGTTCCCTTGGTTAGCCGGGTCCATGAACCCGTTGGCACCGAGCATCCGTTGCATGCGGGCCACGTCAGTACCTTGAGCACCCCTGGCAAGTGATGGGATACCGTCGCTTGCCGCCATGAACCAGTTCCACACGTAGTTGTCGCACACCCCGTTCTGAGGGCGCCCCCCGGTGGCAAGGAACTTGTTCAGAGCACCCAACGTGCCACTACCGAAGACACCATCGAAGTTGGCGGGGTTGGTCGGGGACATCGTCCCAGCGATAGCGAGGAAGTGCTGCATCCTCTTGACGAAGATGCCTTTCATGCCAAGCGTGAGGATTGGCATCGACGCCATCAGCTTCGTGTACCAGGGGACCGTCGTCACTGGGGGCGGCGTTGGAGCACCGGGCAAGGCGAACGGAGCCAGCTTCCACGGTGTCGTACGCCACGACCGAGAGTTAGGGATCTCGGCGGGTTGGATGTGCCACGGCTCGTTGTTGACGTTGCGGAAGCTCTTGAGGCCATAGGCCTTGAGGTTCTGTTCCATCCAGCCCCATGAAGGTTGGGGCACGGTGTCGATAGCAACTGCGCCACCGGTCACGCCGTCAGCGGGGAAACCTTCGTGGTTGGAGTTGCCAGGCGGGGCGAAGCCTGCTGGTGGCGGATTGGGCTGGACCCGCCAGCCGGTGCCGACACCAAGAGGTACACCAACCCTTTGAGCAGCCTGCATCAGCGCCTTGAAGCGCCGCCACAACTCGGGGTGCAGCTTGTAGACGGTGGCCTTCAGTTCCAACTGGGCAATGGTCAACGCTGTGCCCATACCCAGAACGCCATCACCATCCTTGGCGTAGCCGTAGGGGAAGGTGCCTGCGGGAAGCGCCATCAGGCTGACACTTCCTCAGAGTTGTCGGGAACCGCATCGACATCCCGCTCGTCCTCACCAGCGTCAGGGTTCTCGGGGATCTCGTCGTTGTCGTCGCTCATCGCATCCCCCCGATGGTCCGTGCCGATCTCATCCCTGGCTGAGGTGTGGTCGGTGGCCGCATCGCACCCAGCTTCGACTGCGGCATCGACCCCGGCGTCATCAGCCCTGGGGTCATGTTGAACCGTTGCTGTGGCGCCATCGGCATCTGTGACCTGGTAGTACGTGGTGAGAAGGCTCCCCCCATACTCTCCATTGGGTTCATCGCTGGCATCGTGTGCTCCTATCTGCCGGGGTATCCCACGGCCATACCTGGGTTTCCGCGTGTCCCGACAGCCCACGAAGGAGCTTGGCTCCTCAGCACTGGGATTCGATCGGGGTTCTGCGGTGCGGTGGGACCTCCACCGTTCTGATACCGGGCACCAACGGGAACGGATCGAGGGCCAACCCGACGATCTGTCGGGTACCTCTCGTCCTCCAAGTATTCTCCGATGCCGGGTGGGAAGAACTTGATCCCGGCTGCCTGATACTCCAACCCCGTCCAGAGGTTGAACTCCGGGGGCCAATAGTAGTCCCTGGTGTCGATCCGCTCGCCCTTATGGATGCCCCTGGTGTTCGGACGGTTGGTAGTACGGGCCTTCAGCCCATCCATCAGACGATCACCACGTCGGGAGTTGACGGTTCCGAGGTAGCCGTCCGGGTACTGCGCCTCCGGTGTGCGCCGCCAGTACATCCTCAGGTTGTCGAGGTAGTCGTGCCCTCTCGGGACTGGCCCCAGTGTCTCAGCGATGCGGAACGGAGCATCAGATCCTGGGTAGTCGTGGCGTTGGTAGTTAGTCATTGTGATACCTCACTATGGAGCATGAACGATCGATGATGCGGCTGGCGTCACCGTCCACGCACGTCCTCTTGGGTCGGTCCATGATGTGCCGGTGCTGTGCTCGCTGGCGTCGAAGCGCCACAACAAACCGGTGTTCGGTACAACCACAGTCTTCGGGTCTGATGCAGCCCGATTGATGGTGACCGTTTGCCCGGTGTTGGCGACGAAGGAGGTTGAGCCAACGCCAGCGCCCTGTACACCATCGAAGCGGAATATCTCCGTGCCGCCAACGTTGCCTGACGTTCCTGTTCCACTGCGAATCGAAAGGTGTTGTATGTCACCACCGAGGTTCTGTTGTAGGCCAGCATCGATCGCTCCGATGTCGATGAGTGATGCCGAGTTGAAGATGGTCGTGATGTTGGCGATGGTGTTCGTCGCCCCAACCTGGGTCCACGCTGAGCCGGTGTCAGATGTCCAGAACTTGGTGACGATGTTCCCTCCACCAACACCATCGTTACCCGTGAACGTCACGGCAACCCACTTCCAATCGATGGGGAATGCTGCTGTGGTGCCACTACCTGAAGAGACATTGATAGTCGTGGCGGCACCATCAACTGACGTGAAGAACTGAAGTGCGCCACCACCAAGGCCTAGCGTGCGGAATGCCCAGGACAAGGCACCCGTTCGCCATTTGGAGACGATGGTTCTAGTGGCATTCCAGGAGGTCGGACGGATACGAGCGACGATGCACATACTGCTGGTGGCGTTGAGTGTCGGCGTCGAGAGGTAGTTGTTGACAGCAGCAGGAACGGTGAAGTGTCCCTTGGTGAAGGCAGTGGTGTCAGCGGGGTTCAACCCAGTGCGTAGCTCGACCCAAAATATCTGGCCCCGGAAGATGCTGGTGGCAGGACCGACTACCCCGATACGTAGAGGTTCGGCAGAGGTGAACAGAGCTTGGGTGGAGACAGATAGCGGGGTGAGCGACGTCCAGGTGCTCCCATCGAAGGACCACGGAGTGTAGACCCGTTGCCCTGAGCCGTTGTCCATCCGAACGGAGAGTGCAATCGTCTCAGGCCTCCAACTGTTGACAACAGCCGTATCTGCACGTCCCGGTGTAGGTCCTCCTCCACCAGAGTTCGCCGCAAACCGAAGATATTCAGCGGTTCGGGTCAGGACCCAGGCGGTTGACGAGTAGAAGCCGGGTGACACACAAGCAATACCGTCGCCACTGTCGTGGGCTGGTCCGGCTACCCGTAAGACAAAGGTGCCCTCTGCTGGGAAGGTGTCTATCGCCGGGGAACTAGACGTTACGAACCCTTGCCCCACTCCATCGAGGTAATGCCCAGGGTAAGGAGTCTGCCCCGAGTCAACAACGCCAATCGTGCTAGGCAAGGTCGCCAACCACAAGCCAACCATTGGCGACGATCTTGATCGCAGTCGCCGCTGAGTACCTGGCCCGGATTGTAGAGCCAACGGGAAAGACCGTCGCCCCTGACCCAGCGGTGAACGAAACAGATCCGGTGTTGTACCTGACGTAGTCGATGCGACACCCAATTGTGATAGCAGCAGTCGTATCAGAAGGCAGCGTGATGGTGTGGGAGGAAGTGGAGTTCAACAGGAACAACTTGCCTACATCAGCCACTACGGGGGCGATGGATGTAGTTGCTGTTGTGGTAACCGTTTGCGCCGCCGACCAGTCACCTTGTGGTCCTGTAGCCCCGGTAGGTCCAGTCGAACCTGTTGGTCCCGTAGCTCCAGTGGACCCTGTCGCTCCAGTCGGCCCGGTATCCCCGGTATCACCCTTGATTCCTTGTGGTCCTGTGTTTCCTGTCGGACCAATGGGTCCAGTAGCTCCGGTCGGACCAGTAGCCCCGGTCGGACCCTGCCCGCCGACGACGGCCCAGGTTTCAGGATCAACAGGGTCAACACGAACCTTCAGTACGCCGGTCATAGTGATGTCGAGAAGTTGAGGCCGTCGAGTTGAAGATGATCAAACAAGGTTGGTACCGCTGCACCAGAGGGAAGGCTGTACGAAGACGAAGCAACGGCGAGAACACCAGCCGATGACAAGTCAAGTCTGATGGCTCCCCGTACTGCTGAGGAGTTCCATGATGCCCATGTCTGAAGGAGAACGGAGAGAGGTGGGCGATACCCAGTAGGCAACGTACAAATGGTGCTGATGGGAGTGCTGGGTTTAGAAATAAGACCACGGATCTGCACAGTGTCACCGACCTTCCGGTAGCCAGCAGGAACAAAACCACCACCGGCATAGTTGACCCAGCCGTTCACCAGCGGCATAGCAATCCAAGCGGGGGACAGAAGAACGCTGACTCTGGCATCAACCTCAGCCTGGGTGAGGTAGAGGGTTTCGGCATCACTAGGAGTGAGATACCGAGGATCGAGCGGAGCTTCCTCGTCGGTGTCCCACCACAGTTCGATGCTCTTGTCGGTAGGAGCATCAGGGCCAGCCCACACCACATCAGAGACAGAGCCGCCGACTCCACCGTTCCACACCGGGAATTCAGGGTTGCCGCCTTGGAAGAATACCCAGCCCATGCCCTGGGTCGGTGCGCCGATCACTTCGGTGATCTCGATGGCGACGTTGCCGAACACCTGGGGAACGAAGGCAGTCAATACTGGCGCCTCGTACTTCACCGCTCTGGCCTTGTACACAGAGGGATACGTAGCCACGGCTACCTCAAGAAGAGATGGAAGGTCTGTGCGCTGATCTCTGAGCCAGAGTCACCAGTGATCGTGTCGAAGCCGATCGTCGTGGCGAGGTCACGACCGCGTGTTGCTACCAGCCCACGGGCGATGGCGATGCCCTTGACCGCCTGGCAGATGGCCCCGGCTCCGATGGCCCTGACGATAGGCATCTGGTTCTGTTCGAAGATCGCCTTGTTGATGGACGAGGCCACAGCTTGGGGAGGGGTCGTGGCTGACACCCGCATCAGGTTCTCGACCTGGTCCGCTGCTACTACCACGTGTGCTCCTAAGGGACGTACCTCATAGCACGGTACCAGAGTCCTCTGACCTCGGTATGGACCTTCGACGGGTGCCAGGTTTCTTTAGAACTCTTTCGGGTTCCCCGTACGCCGCTGTGAGCAGGTGGTTTAGGTACTTGACCGGCATGATCACGACGTACTCGCCCACGTCGGTAGTACCTCGGCGCTTGTGTACTACGGCACCGGCCTCGTCACCCACGGCGGTTACCTCGGCCTCTAACTCCCGTATCCAGGTACCGATAGCGGCTCGGTCGGTCGAACGACGGGAGTTCTTGGCCTCGATGGTGAACGGGATGCGCTCCGACAAACAGACATCACCCTCGTCGGCGCTGCCCTTCTGCGTGCGTCGGTGTGCCCACGGCCAGCCGTGAGCCTTCAACCACTTGACGATGTCGGACTCATGCTTGGTCCCCATCTGTTTGGGACGATTAGCCACCAGGATTCAACATGCCACACGTACGGCAGGACGCCATGTCCTCGGTGATGCTGAACACGTCGGTGTGCGGGCACGTCTCCTTGCGACCAGCGTTGCGCCCTGTCTCGATGGCGTTGGCAAACCAGGCGACCATCGTGCCATCGTTGATCTCATTCTCATGGTCGGCCCAGGTGTGCTGACGGACGATCCACCCGTCGAAGATGCGACAGAACTCTTCGGCCCACACTGTGGCGTCGGTGGTGTCATTCAAGGTGCTCATGGCGTCAGGTCATCTCCGTCCCAGTAACCATCGCCTGGGTTGGTGCCCCCGACACCATGGACCGGGCAGGTCAGGTCAGCGATCCGATACCCGCCAGTGTCGGCAAACACCGGGCAGATGCACCCTGGAGGGCGAGGATCTACAGGGCGTGGGGCTACAGGCGGGGGAAGATCAGACATCAGGCGTCTTCCATCCTTCCTCGGCAGCCAGTTCGCTCTGACGGTGGAAGTAGTCGGCCACGGCGATCAACTCGTCCCGCTTCTTGTCGTCCTCGGTCAGCTTGGCAGCGATGATGATCGAGTTGGCGTAGCCAGCAAGGGCCGCAGTAGCGAAGTAGTCCTGGCGACGGATGACAATGGCGTCCCTGATCTCCATCGGCTCAAACTGTCGAGCGAGGTCACCAGACAACTCCCGTACGAACTCGTCACGATTGAACGTGATGTACTTGGCATCAGTGTTCATGGATTCCATCGGTTGTTCCTTCTTTCGGTAGGTGATTGGGCGATCCTCCGTGATAGCTCACGACTGACCAGGTTGACAACACGTTCGCAGTTGGCGTACACGACTGCCGTTGTCTTACGGGTGGCATACGCCATTATCACAGCGGAACGTGCTTCGATGACCTGTTCGTCCGCCGACAGAGAGGCTCTCGTAATCAGCACTTTGCCTTCCGTCGCACCCATCATGACGATGTCCTCGGCGTAGCGTTGGGCTGCCTCGGCCCTCGTCTCATCGACCTCAGCCTCCGACAGTCGAGTGGCGGCGTAGTTCTGCCAGGCCACGTACTCGGAGAACAACTGCATCAACGCAGGATCATCGAGTGCCGTCAGATCACGGGGCAGGTCGGGGATCTCAAAGTCAGGCGCTGCTCCTAAGGGCACGCTTGCGCTTGGCGCTGGTGGTGCGCTTGAGCTTGATGGATTGCGTGGGATCGTCCGTCTTCTCGTCATCCGTCAGGCTCCAACAGGTTCTCCGATACTCACACGAAGCACAGACCTTACCCTCCGGGTCTTCAGCCCAGGACGGGCGGGAAGGTGGCAAGCCGTTCTCGACGCCTATTGTTACAGCCTTGGCAGTTTCTAGCAAGGGAGCGATCAGAGACTTGTTGTACTCGACAACGAACTCCTTGACCGCTTGCGTCGGCTTGAACTCATAGATGAACACGATGCGTTCGTAGACCGGCCAGGCCATCCACAGGTACAACTGACCCTGGCGCATGTGAGAGGGGAATGGTCGGTTGATCTCAAACCAGATGTCGTCAGCGGACTTGCCGTCGAGGTACTGCTGGTACAGACGGGGAGCTTCGAAGGCCAGCGTCCGCATGCCGATCGACTTGACCTCGACCAGACACTCCAGCGTGGTGGCAGCATCAGCGTGGCCCTCCACCAGGTAACGCTTGCGGCGCAGTGGATACTCCTTGTAGTCCAGCCGTGGACTCTGGCAGAACTGGCACTCCTCCGGTGAGATGTCATACCAACGGTGACCACACTCCTTGCATTGGAAGTCACCGACGAGGATGCCTAGCTCCCACATCCACTGCTGGTACTTGCCCTGGATGGCGTGGCCCTCTGCGAACACGTTGTGCATGCGAAAGCTGGGGTTGGCCTGGGAGTTCTTGCGCTCCGATGGTGTGCCGATGATGCGGTAGTAGTCGTGGCGCCCACACCACTCCTTCTTGGCCATGTCGGAGGGGTGCATGTGTTGGAGGGAGTGATCATCAGGTCGGGGCGCGTCGCCCATCGAGCGCATGACGTGACGTTCTAACCGTGGTAACAGCAGGCCCTTACCCTTGTACGTGTCCTTCAACCTCTTGCTCGCTGTTGGCCTCAAGCTCCTACTCACAGCAACAGTGTCCCTCATCGTGGACGATCAGACGGTGGGGGCCAAGCTGAAGGTGGAGGATCGGTGTCCTCCCAGTCGAAAGGGCGTTGCGCCTCAATTTCTCCCAAGCCTGACGGCCAACCGAGATCGACTTCCCGTCCGTCTGCTTCATCTCCCTCAAGAACAAGTCGTCCTTCACGTCGTTCTGATGCAACCACCCGCTGCCACTCCCTGGCTGACGCTTCCCGCCAGTTGCCTTCGCGATCCTCTTCTCTTGACGTTTCCAACCATCGTTTGTGGTCACGGTAAGGCTTTCTGCTGAGGTACCAGACGTACATGCCGGTGGCAGCCATGCCAAGGCCGAAGCCGATGACGCCTGCCAAGAAGGCAGTGAAGATCACTTGCGTGAGATACTACGACGCCTGGGAGCCTCAGAAATCTCCAGCGGCTCACCAAACATGATGTGACGGGTCGTGTTCTCCACAGCATGAAGTAGCAGGGGATCAGCTTGGAGTGCGGCGAGCACCTGCTTCTCACCCTGCCACTTCGACTTGCCAAAGTAGTACCAAGCGCCTCGCTGTTCAAGGATGTCCCGGTCCACGGCGATCGAGTACACCTGGCGCAGCGTGTCGTAGGAACCCTTGGCGTGGTGGCCGTAGTCATCGAAGTAGTACGGCACCGTGGCGACACGTTGGGGAGGTGCTGTCTTGTTCTTGATCGTGGTGGCCTTGATGATCTGGCCGACCTTGACAGAGTCCTTCTTGATCCATTCCTCTCGGGCCACATCGACTCGGGTCATGAACGTGTAGTTCTTACCCTTGCCACCTGGCGTGGTGCGCGGGTCACCGAAGATCAGGCCGACCCGCTCCCGCCACTGGTTGATGAACAGCCCGAGGCATGGCCGGTCGGACTGGACGAGGGACCGGCGGGTGGCGGAGAGCGACTTCCGCATGAACTTGTTAGTCAGGTATGCGCCTCTGCCCACCGTCAACTGCATCATCGTCTTGTCCTCTTCTTCGGAAGGGACGAGCGCCGGGTAGCTGTCGATGACAACGGCATCGACCAGCCGCTCAGCGAGGATGGCAAGGACGGTGTCGTAGGCGTTCTCCATCACGTTGGTCATCACGAAGGTGATGTTGTCGATGTTGATGCCCAGTACCTCGGCCCACTCGGGGTCGAACTCCTCGGAGGCCACCCACAGAGTGTGATAGTCGGGGTTGGCCTTCTGGTTGGCGGCGATGGTCTTCATCGCCATCGTGGACTTGCCACTGGACTCATGGCCGATGATCTCGTTCCAACAGTTCAGCGGCCAGCCGCCACCGAGCATCGCATCGAAGGCCAGCGAGCCGGTGGTCGTGCGCTGCCAGGTGGTGTTGCGGAGGGACGTACCGGGGACGAGCAGTTCTTCCTTCTGCTTGCGGTTGATCTGCGCGATCAGGGCATCGATTTCTTCTGGCATCTCACCATCCTCTCATGTCACGGAGGGGTGGAGCCTCAGCCAGGCCGCTGTAAGAACCTGGCGAGGCTCCACGTCGCGTGCCTGCCTTTTCCTCGGGTAGCAAGTGCCAGGCAGGACGATCAAAGATACCGGAGCGTTAACGGTGGTATCAAGTCGATAACTCATCCACAGAACACTAGTTCCTTTACGTACTGGTGTTCTACCCTCCCCAGGATGAAGCGAGGCCTTGGGTGAACATGCCGTCGTTGTACCCGCAGTTGTAGCAATGACCTGCTGGCTGGGGGCCACGCTTGGACACCTGGATGTTGGCGAAGTACTGGTTGCCCCCGCAAGAAGGACAGGCATCGGGGTTGGCCTTGGCAGCAGGCCCACCACGCCAGTTACCTGCCTGCTGGTACAAGTTTTCCACAGTCACCCGTTCTGATACGGGGTAGGGGTATCCGTTCTGTCCCTGCTGAACGGGGCTTACATGGTCATGAACCTGCTGTACGGGGACATACGGGGAAGGCTGCTGCGGAGCGTTGATACCCCGGTTAGAGGGTTGCTGTTGTCTTAACGCTTGAACCTTCCGTTGGTACCAACTCTGTGATTCGCTCATGCTCCACCGTCAGAAGTGTCTCGGTCAAGAATGAGACGAGCATACCAACCACAGCTTTGCGGAGAATCTCCCGAGTCGTGAAGACCTGGCCCATCTCGGTAGCGCTTAGTGACGCCACGAACTGGTCGGCGTAGGCGTCGGCCAAGGCAACGACCTGGTCGGTCATTGAAGGAACGCACACGTTGACAACTCCCATAGGTTGGACGGTAACACACCACGTCTGAAATTACTTCTTAGCTTCGGCCCAGCTTGGGCCTGTAGCAGCGGAAACAACAAGAGGGATCTCACCGAGGATCGGTCTTCCATTCGTGTCCTGGACACCTGACATTACCCGCTTCATGAGTTCTGTTACCTCACCCTCAGCATCTTTCTCGACCCTGACGACGATCTCGTCGTGGACCTGAGCGAGTAACTGAGCGGGGTAGTCAGCTAGCTCTTCGTGCAACTGACGCATCGCCAGCTTGGTGATGTTGGCAGCAAATCCCTGCACATAGGCGTTGACAGCCTGTCTCTCGGCCCTCATCAGAGCGCCCCGGTTCTCTGCTAGCAAGGGCATCAGGTCAGGAAGACGGCGCCGCCGCTTGGAGATCGGGATCTCTACGTAAGGGGGGTATCGGTTCAAATCCGTCATGTCACAGCGGGACCGGGCCTCTGCGAGTAGCTCTCGTTTCCAAGGTTCCAGGGCTGAGAACTCTCGGTAGTAGCGGTCGAGGAACTGCTGGCCCCGCTTCTTGCTCACGCCAGCCACCGCAGCGATGCGCTCAGGACCAGCGCCGTAGCCAGTAGCAAAGTTAAGGGTCTTGCCCAACTGACGGAGGTCTGATGTGACCTGAGACAGGTCGATCAACATCGCCACCGCTGTTGCCTCGGCGTGGATGTCCCGGTGTTGGCGGAAGATTTCGATCATCGCTGGCTCGTTGGCGGCGTAGGCCAGACAGCGCAACTCGATCTGGTCGTAGTCAGCAACGATCAGAGCGTGGCCATACCCGGCTACGAACAGTTTGCGGATCGACGCTGACTTGCGTTGTCCTCGGGGCAACTGCTGCAAGTTCGGTTCGGCTGAGGACAGGCGTCCGGTGACCGTGCCATGGATCTTGAAGCCGGTGTGCAGTGTCGGTAAACCATCCTTGCCGTGATGGAGGAAGCCGCTCAGTCCTTCGATGAACGTGCCCCGCAGCTTCTCCACCTCTGACCAGTCGAGGAACAGTTGAGCGATGCGGACACCACGGTCGGCGTAGTGCTCCAGCACAGTTTGGGTGACCTGTGGGAGGCCAGTGTCCGTGGTGCTGAGAACTCTGAGGTCGAAGTGCTTGAGCGGAAACTTTCCCTTGCCGCTACCACTGTGCGTTCCAAACGCTTGCTTGACGATGGGGACGTTCCTCTCCTTGCGGTCGTCCCAACGTTTACCGACCTCACCGAACAGCACCCAGCGCTTGGCGTTGGGTAGAGACAGTTCGAACTTGACGCCACCGACCTCGGACCAGGCCTCCTGTTCGATGGCTGACTGCTCTTCCTCCAGGTCCTTACGAACGCCGTCCATCTCTGATATGTCAACAGGGAACCCGGCGTGCTCCATCTTCATGACTGACGGATAGGTCACCGACATCTCAAAGTCGTAGGTGTCCAGCACACCACGCATGGCGAGGAGTGGGTAGAAGGTCTGGAACATCATCCAGCAGTAGCGCACATCCTTAGCCAGGTATCGGGCGACCTCATCAAGACCGAAGTTGTCGATGCCTGCCTTGCCGATGTTTGGGTAGAACTTGGGCCGCTGCTTCAAGGGGATGTGGAACCAGTCGCAGACCAGATCCTTGAGTTTGTAGTTGCCGAGGTCCTCGGCCAGGGTGTGACGGACGATGATCGTGTCGTCGTAAGGGCCTGGCGGGATGGCGTTGTCGTAGTACTTGGCCGTCGAGAGCAGATCGAACTTGACGTTGTGGCCCAGCTTGTGCTGCTCACGAAAGAGCAGAGGCTCAACCAACTCGCAGACCTGGTCGGGCCGTAGCTGGTCAGGTTTGGGGCCGAACTCGGGAAGCGTGGGGTGATCGACCATCGCAAACGACGGCTTGCGTTGTTCGACAGGGAGATGCCGAGTGCCCTTAGTCCACCGACGAAGATCATCAGGTGGGTAGAAGAAGAACGCTGCCGTCTTGCCACGGCCAGCAGGCTTGGTGAGGACGCCCTTGGGATGCTCGCAGGGAATCTCGTAGGAGCGGCCCGCCGCCCCCAGTCCTACCCATCGCAGTGTGTTACTTGCAGCACGCTCTGATGTCGTCTCGACATCGATGACGAAGCGTGGCTCGTTACGCAGATCGCGAACCGCTTGACGTACCTCGTCAGCGGTGAGCAGGACGTGAGGACGACGGGCCATACGTCATTCGTACTCGTCGCCCATTTCCTCGGCCAATTCCTCCAGGTCCTTGCGCTTGGCGATCTCGATGATCGCTGGCGTGTAGCGCTCCAGATTGTCGAGGTCCTCCTTGGACGGAGGCATCGTGTCGTAGTCCTCTTCCAGGGCGGTACGGCTGACCGGAGCGACGTTGTGCTGGACGGTGCCTCGCTTGCCGGTCTTAGAGGCGATGAAGAACCCCTTGGTCAGCGGGCCGACCTTCGGGTCGTTGGCATATCCCCGTAAGACGGCGAACAGACGAGGCCCCACATCCCAGGACTTGTGCAAGCACTCACCGTTCTCCCCGACGATGGCGATGTTGAAAGCCGCCACAGCTTGGGCACGGTCACCGACCTCACAGAGCGGGCAGTCCTTCTTGACCGTCTTCGGACAGCCGTAGGCCCGCAGGGACTTGCCGTCCTTGGTCGTGCGCTCCACCCAGTGACGCAGGAAGTTGGCATAGGGCGTGTCCTCCAGAAACTTGATGATCTGGACCTTCTCTTCCAGCTTCAACGACTGGGCGTAGCTGGACGTGGACTCCATCTTGGCCTGAGCATCGAGCCAGCCTCCTTGGACCTGGGCCTCGGTCACCCCTCGGGTCTTGGTGCTGGCGCTACGGGCAGGGCGCTCGTCCTCTTCGTCTTCGTCTTCCTCATCGTCCTCGACTTCCTCGACATCATCGATGTCCTTGGGCGGCAGACGACGGGCAGGCTTCTTCGACGGGGGCATGGTGTACCTCGCAGTGTGTTGTGTGCAGTGTGCAGTGTGTTATTGGGTGAGGCTGGCGAAAAACTCACCAACCTCGGCTGCGAAGGCTGGCGTCGGGGGATGCTTCACGCCCTTGCGGTTGGGAAAGATCACCCGGTGCTTCCTCGCAATCCGCACAATACCTTCCACCTGCTGCCGTGTCCAGAGTCTCTTGCCCTTGTTGGAGCGGCCCCCGGCGACAGGTGTCTTGGTGCGCGGAGATCGGTACGGCGTACGAGCCAGCAGACCCTGGGCCTCCCAAGCACGAATCGACTGCACGCTGTAGCCGAGAGCCTTGGCCAGGTGGGAGATGAGGAAGAACTCCCGGCGCTCGCCGTTGATCTTGTAGTAGGCGGGGCGATGGTCCCACTCGACTGGGTCTGACGACTTGGTAGTAACCACGTCCCGGTTCACTGGCTTGCGCCGACCGGGGTGTGGATACTCCAAGTCACTGAACTTTTCGTCTATCGCTGAGTTGCTCACTGTTGAACCTCGGCCAGGAAGTAGTGGGTCTGGATATTCCAACGCATCAGAGGCGTCAGCATGTCATGCGGGACGCCATCAGGCCACAGCGCCTCGGCAGCAGCCCGAGTGACCTGCTCGGCAGTCAGTGGAGCCAGTGGTGCTCCGTTGACCTTGGGCACCGAAGCGATCTCTAGCGTCTCCTTCTTCCTGTTGTACGGCGCACGTGTGACACCAGTACGCCCGCCGAAGATGCCGTGGACCTTGCGCTTGTGGGCGTAGAGATGCTTGATCGAGTAGTTCTTGCCGCAGACCTCACAGTCCTTGCGGTTGTTTGGAGCGCGCTTGGTGTACTTGCGCTTCTCCGTAACCGCCGCCTGCTCTTCATCGACGGGAGGCTGCTCATTCTCGACCGCCGCCTTCTCAAAGGGCGGCATGATCGTCGGCCACGTATCTGATGCGGTATCTGTCTCGCTCATCCTGTTTTCCTCTTCGCTTGGTCTTGGAGCCTGACGGTCAACAGGAGTAGACGGAAGTCACTCCGCGTCAACCGTGGCTCACCACGTTTCAGGTCGTAGCCCGCTGGCTTGTGGTAGTGGCGGGCCAATAGCCTGCCGTCACGTTGAGATACCGTATCTCGCCGCTCTGTACCACACCGTTCGCAGCGCACCGTCAGAGGTACACCGAACTGTGGGGTCCAGGTGGAGTCGTAGTCGAACCATGAGTGGCCGATGGTGCGGCAACGGATGTACATCCGTCGCTCGTTGTGCCACGTTGACTCGACAGCAGCGAAAGATTCAGTCATCGGAACCTCGTTGTGTCATGGGGTTGGGATAGTACCAGCAGTTACTGGCTACTAGCAACTATCAAGCGTCAGGCATCCTCAGTGATGAGGTAGAAGGCGAACGTCTCGCTCTCGTCGTACAACGCAGCCAGTTCGTCGTCGGTGATCTGCTCGCCGTAGTTGGCGGCAAGGATGGCGTCCTCGTTGAGGACGACGACGACCTCCGTGCATTGATCGAGCAAGTCCTTGCGCTTCAACAAAGCCATCGTCCGTTCCTCGTTGAGTGTGTTGGAGACACGGCGCTGACGCTTGATGCCGGTGACCTGCTTCGGCTGTGGCTGGCCGTTCTTGACGGCGAAGTACTCTTCGGGAGCGTCCAGTTCGATGACCCGATGACCCTCGCCCTCGGGGACACCCTCGCTCTCCAGGTGCTGCATCAGTTCCTTCTTGAGGTTGCCCTCATGGAACTCGGAGCGCTCACGCAGCGAACGGTTGGTGAGATAGTCCCTCAGGGTGTAGAGGAGGTCCCCAGTCTTGGATCGTGGTATGACACGGCGTGATGTGGGCATCGCCTGATGGTAGTACAGTGACAAACGCCGCTGGCCGTGGCCTTCACGAAGCGCCACCTAAGAGTGCCGACACCCCGAACTAGCGACGGGGCACCCAGGTCGTGACTGGGTGAATGGTAAGGGCCACCTTCGGGTGGCCCTTACTGCGTGTCGAGGAACTCGCGCAGTGACTCCAGGTCGAGGTTGATCGAGCCGCCGCCCTTGCCGTCGAACTCACCGTCGATGAAGGCTCGGGCCACCTTGCGCTTCTGGATCAGCATGTTGAACATCCGTTCCTCGATGGTGTTCAGGCCGAACATGTAACCGATGTGGATCTGCTTGAACGACGAGTCGGTGCGGTCGATGCGGGAGATGCGTTGTGAGAGAGCACCGGCTGACCACGGTAGGTCGTAGCAGATCAGATGGCTGCCCTGGTTGAGGTTGATGCCGTAGGCCCCGGCATCCGACGACAGGAAGATGCGACAGTCGGGGCTGTTGTTGAACCGCTGGATGCGGTTGTCCCTCTCGATACCTGAGACATCCCCGGTGATCATCGTCAGGCCCGCACCCAGTGGCCCCTTGGTGATCCTGCCGATCAGTTCCCTGGCGATCATCGACAGCATCGGCTTGAAGTAGGAGAAGACGACGACCTTGTGGCGTGGGTCCTCATCCAGTATCTCATCGACGTGTTCCAGAAGGTGGTCCAACTTCTCATGGGTGTTGGGCAGACCTGAGAGGGCACCCGAGGCGTTGAGTTCGCTGGCGTACTTGCTGCCACGCCTCGATACCTCGCTATCAAAGTCTTTCGCTGAGATGTTGAGGAGCGCTGGGTGACTCGACAGCATCCTCATCGCCAGCAACCGGGACATCACGTCACCCATCAGCGAGGCGTCCTTGCCGGTCGGCGTCCGTCCGTAGTGGGTGAGGATGTCGAAGCCGCCCCGCACACCCTCAGCGAGGGCCTTGTCGATGGCGACAGAGAGGTCGTGACGAATCAGATCGTGAAGGGCCATCGTCGCCGGGTCCAGAACGACAGGCATCTCCAGTTCGATCATCTCTGGCAGCCACTCAGCGATGTCCTCACGGCTCTTGCGGTACATCGCTGGGCCGAGACGTTGGTGGATCAGGTTGAGATTGCGGTACCTCTTGGGCCTGCCGTAGCCATCACGGACGATGAACGTGCGGTCGAACTTGTGGAAGCTGCCGAGTACTTCGGGGTCCACGAACTCCATGATCGAGAAGAGTTCCTCGGGCCGGTTCTCCACCGGCTGTCCCGATAGGGCCATACGAACGCCTGAACGTTTGCCCAACGCCTTCGCTGCTCGGGATCGCTTGGCCCGGAAGCTCTTGATGTAGGTGGCCTCGTCCAGAATCATGAAGTCGATCGGCAGGTACTTCTTGATCATGTCCCAGTCGTTGACCAAACACTCGTAGTGCATGATCGTGTAGTGGTACCGTCCTGCACGGCGGATGGCGGCAGTTCTGGATCTTCTGTCGCCATCCACCACCTGCACCTTGGCTCGGGGATCGACCTTGGCGATCTCTCTGACCCACTGCCACTTGGTGGACTTGAGAGCGAAGATCACACCCTTGTCCACGATGCGCTGACGACGGAGATGCCTTACCGCGGAGACAGCCGCCACTGTCTTACCCGCCCCCATCGTCAGCGCAAGCAGCAGACTACGCCGTTCTACGATGCGGTCAACTGCCTCGACCTGGTAGGGACGGAGAGTTAGTTCCACTGGCGAGGGATCGTACGCCGGAACAGCCGCAGACCTTGATCCGTCAACTGGTTCTCAAAGGCTGGAGAGTTCGTCACAGTGTGACGCCATGACCCCGGCCAACAGGTCAAGCCCATCGTCCGTAACTCACCGAGTCGTGTGTTGACTTGGTTGTGGCTGATGCCGATCTTGTCCGATATCTCTCGGGCCAGGAGCAGATCAGGGAGAGCGTCGTACATCACCCGCATGATGCGGCCTCGCTGGGTACTCCATGCCCCCCGCTTGTGTGGGTCGAAGGGCACAAGACGATGGTGCTTGCCCACCTGGCCTGGTTGGAGGCCGTCATCGACGGGCGCCCCACAGTCGGAGCAGTGCAGCTTTACACCACACTTGGAACAGCGTTGGTGATATCCCATGTGCTGACACTAGTACTCAACACATGTGTCAAAGACCCATTCTGGTCGTGCGCCCCCAACTCGCTAGCAGCGCCTCGTCGGACTCCACTTCGCCAACGTCCTTGGCGGGATCGCCTTCGTCGTCCACCAGTCCGTCGTAGTTCCAGCGGATCGGTGTCGTCCCTGCCTTGCGGAGCAGGGGAGCCACTATCTCAGCAGACTTGTTGCCCGTCGTGTCGTTGTCGAGGGCTACGAAGACTCGGGTGAAGGTTCTTGCCAGCAACTTGATCTGTTCCGGTGCCACCCAAGCGCCCAGCGAAGATAGGGCCGGGATACCAAGGCCAAACAGACGAACTGCGTCGAGCGGCGACTCGACCAGGGTGCAGTGAGAACCTTCGCAGCACTGTAGGAATCCGAACAGGGTTGTCGATTTGGAGACACCATCAGGGAGCGTAACGACGTTGCCCTTCTGTCGGTACTGGGCGCCGAGTAGAAGGCCCTCTGGTGATCGGAGAGGGAGTACCCACTGTCTGGTCTTACCTGTCCAACGTACCTCATAGGCGTCTATCGCCACACGTTGGAGATGTCGGAAGGCGACCAGCCGTTCCGGCACGTCGAACATGGCGTGATGTAACGACCACTCGGTGAGGATCGGGATGATCGGTTCCAGAGTCTCCTCTGGCTGCTCCCCAACCTCGGACATCCTCCGCAGGAAGGACTGCTTGGCTAGCTCCTTGTCCAAATCGTCTGGCGCCGACCCGGTGACATCCACAAGCAACTGTTGAAGGGTGGTCCCTCCGTAGCCACAGGAGAAGCAGTGATGGCGGTAGGTGTTCTGGTTGATCGACCATGACGGGTTGTGGTCTTCGTGCCCGGTGCGTGCTACGTGCATCGGACAGCGGGCATAGATTTCCCGCTGAGTCTCCCGTAACGGTGCGATCCCTGCACTTTCAAGGATCGTGTAGAGGTTCATTGCTACTCTTCGTCGTCTTGTGCGCTAAAGCGTCGTCGTGCCGCAGGTGTCAACTGCTGCCGCGCTGCCATCACGTCGATTTCTTGTACAGAACCCTTGGACCAGTCCCACTCCAACAACGTGTCTCGGCGGGGGCCTGACCGGGATTCGATCACTCGGAACTTCACGATGGCTGGCCCGGAGTTGATCTCATCGACCAGTTCACCTTCAGCCTTCTCTTCTTGAACTCTCTCGACACCCAGGAAGACATCACAGTCCTGTCCCCATGCTTGGGTGTACATCGCTGACGACAGTGTGAGACCACTGCGAGATCGGGGGAGCGACGCTTGTGTTGTTACAACGATGGGGATCTTCTGCGCCTGGGCGAGGCGTTTGATCCCTCGACTGATGCTGGTCATCGCCTGCGGTGAGCCTTGCTCTACCTTCGGTAGCTCCGACTGCATGAGATAAGCACCATCCACGAAGACTGCATCGGGTTGGTACTGCTGTATCTTGGCCTGTAGACCGGATACGGTGGTTGCTGATGTGATATCAGTAGAGAAGATGAAGGAACGTTCCGCTTCCTGCTGACGCAGCGCCTTCTGGACAGCTTGGAACTCCTTGCCAGACAACGTGCCATTCATGATCTTGGTCAGACTGACACCAGAGATCAGTGAAACCCAGCGGTCACGCTGTTCGATGTTGGACATCTCGAAACCAATGAACAGTGGAACCTTGGCTTGCTTGTGAACCCGTTGAGCCATCGCCAGAAGAGTGGCCGACTTGAACGACTTCGGTGTACCAAGCAGGACGATGAACTGCTCGGGTTGCAGACCACCGGTCACGTAGTCGATGCCATGGAAGCCAGTTGAGATACCACGCAGCATCCCTGGGTCGTCCATCCGGTCAACGAGCAGTTCCTCGACCGGCCTGCGGGATGAGATGACGTTCTCATCGAGAGACTTGGATGTTTCCAACCTGGCCTGGATCAGGCCTTCCTGCATCAGGTTGGCGATGTCGTCGGGCTTCTCCTGATCGACGTAGGTGACAGCCTCGGACAGCACCTGGGTCAAGATCACGTACTTGCGGTCCTGCTGCATCCGGTCGATGAGGTAGCTCAGGGCCTGCTTCTGCGGCTTCCAGTGGACTGCTGGGAAGGCCTGGGCGACGACCTGCTCGTCTGGCGCCGTGCCGTGCTCGTTGAAGTGGTCGAGCATGAACTGCCAGACCAGGGCGTAGTCGTCGTTACGGAAGAACTCCGGGGTGATGCGGGCGTTGACCGCCGCCGCCATGTCCTCTTCCAGAACCACCTTGGAGAGGAAGGCATGTGCCCAGTCCGCCACTTAAAAATCCTCCCCTCGTACGACTGCTCTACCCAGTTGGCCGTAGTTGTCGAGGCGCTGGGGATCGCAATCATAGACCGCCCGAACATGGGGGCGATAGCGAAGAGAGCCGGTGAACGATCCCATACCCTGGTACGAGATCGAGTCGTAGGGGGCGTCGATCAGATCGAGGAACTCAGCCGCCTCGTCGGCCAGCCGGGGGCTGATGAACGTGACGACGTTCAACTCGTAGTCCGGCCAGCGCTCCTTGATCGTGACCATCCGTTTGAGGGGTAGCTCATGCCAGTTGATGTGATACGTAGCTGGCTGCTGGCGCCGGAACCTACGCTTGGGTTCCTCGTTAACGGTGACCTGACAGAGGACCCCCTCTAGTATGACAATAAGTTCCTCTCGGAAGTGCGTCGCCAGATCACCGTTCTGCATAGCACGTCACGAACCAAGACTCGATGACCTTCTGCCACATCTCCACCTGGGGAGCCGATGGTGGCATATCCGTGGCGACCACTGTGGGCAACGCATCCTTGACCCGCTGGAACAGCCGGTCAAAGATGTGCTTGCGGAAGAAAGCCATATCCTGGTTGTGATACACGTCGTCAACCATCAACAGCTTGATGCTCCACAACTTCTTCACGTCATCCTCAAAGCGAGCCGCCTCGGTGTACAAGTCGTAGTCGTTGGCGTTGCCTCGGGACACCTGGTCAGCCGACCAGGAGATGCGAATCTGATCCATCAGGTCGAAGGAGTTGATGTACTCCCAGTCCGGTTCAGCGATGACACCGTCACGAACCAACCGTCGCATGGCGGCAGTGCCGATGAAGCTGGCCCCCTCGCCTCGGTTGCCGTAAACCCACAGCCCGACCTGGCCCTGACCATCACGGACGTTTTGCCACCACTCCGCAACAGCGAGTTGCTGGTGCTCTTGGAGGTCTTTGTACGTGCCGAGACGTGTCGGCAACGTCGATGTCATCATCAAGTCCTTTCGTCCTCCCCATCAGGAACCCCCCAGGGTTACCCCAGGACCACGGCCATGGCCTACTGGCCCTGGGGGGGACTTGATGAGGAAGTGAAGTTACTGCGCCCGCTGTCGCTTCGTCAAGGCCTCTTCGTGGTACCGGCGAGAAACATCTGCGGGCATGTCCGGGGACCGATCCCGCCCCCACCACCCGCAGAAGCGCATGAACGCTGACTGCTTCCGCTTGACCTGTACGTCCCCGCGACGGACCTCTTCGATGAACTGGTCGATGTACTCACGAACCTCATCGGGGGTGTACACGCGACCGGCAACCGGAGCCAGGAAGGTGGCCCGGAAGTAACCAACCATCTGACCCACCGAGTCGGCGGGGCGGAAGTCGCGCAGCGATGTCTGGTGCTGGCACAAGTTCTCCCACTGGTCCAGGAAGTGGGAAGCCAGGCGCCGAGAAGGATTGAACTCCTTCTGCCGTGGTCGCCTCTCGATGCGCCGATCCCCTGCTGCCGCAGCGATCTGTTCTGCTCGGCTCTTGTCCACCTTCTCAACCGTAGTTCGGCCCCGCCGCTGGCGGGCCGAACCACTCGTAGGAGAAGAGAACGAAGTTCTCTTCACCGAAGGTGGTGTTTGCTGGTACGGGGATACGGAAGTATCACCTGTACCTTCGAAGGCCATTCTGTCCTCATTCAATGGGGACACTTTGTCCTCATGCTCTAGCAACTCCGTGATGTGATACCAGTTCGTCTTGGAGTAACTGTGACGCTTCTTCGTCCCTGCATCACGCCACACCGTTAGCAACCCGGCCTCTCTAGCCATGCGAATCAACCGACGTACTGTGCGAGTACTCAACTTCATTTCAGCGGCCAACCGTTCCTGGCTGGGGTAGGCCTTCGGGTACCGGCGAGCGATGATCCAGAGCAGTTGCTCCACCCGATTCCAGTTGGTCGGCGTGATGCTGTCGGGCCTCTCCATCCGCCTGATGGCGTCGTAGGCTTGCAACCTGGCTTGCCGTCCCTTACCCTTATCCATGTTGACCTCAGATCGGAACGAGGTTTATGAAGAGGCCGGGAATGCAAGTCCCCCGGCCTCTTCGCTTGTCTGGACTCATGTTACGTCGAGCCGGGTGTCCGGTTCGAACGGACGACCTGTCGCTTACAAGGCGACTGCTCTGCCTACTGAGCTAACCCGGCGTGTTGGCATAATAACGACAAGAGCCGCCCCGAAGGGCGGCTCCTGGTTGGTAGCTCTCCGTTTGAGCCTTACTGCGCCTCATGAGCAACAGACCGGGTCCGAACCGGTAACCACCTGTGAACTAGGCAGCGTAACGTGCCGCCTCACTGGTGAGCAACGCCCGTTCTGCTGCCGAGGCCCGACGAGCGAGCATCGGCAACTGGGTGATGGCGATGGACAGGGGGCCGTAGCCCGGTGCCGTGAACGCCTCGACCACGGAGCAGAAGTTCTCCGTGCTCACACGGAAGGGCGTCCCTGCCGGGAACCCTGCCGCCATGTTGCGGAAGTCGCGAGCGACGTTCCGCAGTCTCGTCTTGCAGTACGACATCGAAGCTGCCGTCGCCAGCAAGGCGTGAGTGAACCACTGGCCGTTGCCGTGGGCCATGATCACCCGCATGTCCGTCCACTTGCAGACGAACGGGATGATGTAACCGGGAGGGCAGCCCTGACGGACGGCTCTGACGAGATCAGCCACGTCGTAAGTCGTGGCCCCCCAGTTGAGAACCAGTTCCTCGGCATCCGGGTAGGCGGTGATCGCCGCCCCTGATGTCGTGAGGTTCTGGAGGTGTGTTCGCAGCGCTGCTGCCTGAGCAATGCTCATTGTTCCCCTTTCGGCCCTCGGGCCGATGTGCTCCGAGACACAACTGGTGTTGTGTCATTAGTCCTTGCGGACTACAAGTCCTGCAACACCCCCTTCCCCCTCATGATCGTGATGACGTTGTGGAGAATGCCGAGGGAGTTCCCCACATGACGGGCGACGAGATCGGCCATGTAGTCAGGAACGTCGATCTCGGTCAGGCGGATGGCCGCATGGTCGAGAGAGTGCAGAGCATCCCTGACGATGGTGTCGGCGTCCCGATGCGGACGGTCCAGAGGACGAGGCGGGGTGTCACGAAAGCCAGCCCGCAAAGCGATGGCGATCAACGGATCGGTCTTGGCCCTGGCGATGATCGCTTCGACTGCTGCCGAAGCGGCACGTCCGTCACCGATGATTGCCGCCTTCATCGAGTTGGGGTTCTTGGCGATGTCGTAGGCCTTGGTCGAACCTCTCAACTCCAACTCTCTGGCGGCGGCGTCCACACCTTCACGATCCACCGTGCTATAGCGCGGATCGAAAAGCGTCGGGTCGTAGATGTCTTCCCACATCCTGACGATGGTCTGATCGACGCCATCTCCCGACCCAGGGACGAAGCCGAGGTCAAGAAACTTGTCGTAGGCGGCGAGGTAGTTCTTCGCCGTTGCCGGGGTGAGGCCGATGTCCTCGCAGTAGGTGTCGAGACAGCCGTCGTCCTGAACGATCTTGAGGATGACCATCAAGCGGGCCTGAGCCTGCTTGCTGTTCGTCCAAAGATTCCTCCCCTCGTTGACGAGGGCCTCGTACTTCGTGTGCTCCATGGTGTTAGTCCTCCGGTGTCGCTAAGAGACGGAACCATAGCGAGCTACCACGTTGATATCAACGCACGCATTGAGATAATAAATGCGGGGGGATGCGGGGGGATGTTCGGCCACCTTCCAGCCCACAACGACGAAGGCCCAGGGACAATGCCCTGGACCTCCGAAGGTCGGGGTTGATCCCCCCGCATCCCCCCGCATTACGGAGTGGACTTGCGGGGACGACCTCGCTTGACCTGAGGCACTGTCACCCCAGGAGTCGTGAAAGTCCACACCTGTTGCTTGGCGTGGTTGACGCCGGGAGACGACACGATGATCCGACCACCGTTGCCGTCCGCCAGGAGCCGGTCCTTCAACCCGCCCAGCAGCCGACCGATGCAGTAGGTCATCTCGTCCTCGTCCTTCCATCCCTGGTGGAGCTTGCGTGCCCAGGTGTCGTCCCAGGCCAGCTTGTCCATCAGTTCCTCGGACTGCTTGGAGTTGATCAGCAGCTTGGCGATCTGCCGTGACGTGAACGGTCCCGCTCCGGTGACTCCTGCGACACCGAGAATGAAGGCCGTCTTCAACGCCTCGTCAGCGTTGGAGTACACGTCGTTGCGGTTGGCCATCCACGTTGTGATACCGGCATTCTGGAGGATGCCGCCGACAGTGTGGACCCACTCGGGGAAGTCGAAGGAGAAGTCGGCTTGCGGGCAGCCCGCCTCCCGCCATCCGTTGACCAGCGTGAGCATCGCAGCGATGAAGTTGCGCCGGTTGGCGCTGACCCACTGCTGGAGCTTCACCTTGTCGTTGCGGTCCTCATGCTTGAACTCACGCTCATGGGGCAGCGTGCCATCCTCCGGGAGGGCCAACTCGATGAAGCTGACCCGACGCACCATGTCCTGGTCGGGCCTGATGTTGATGCCGGTGAAGATCATCGTCCGTCGTGTGTCCACCGACACCGCCGCCCGCCCGTACACCGGACGGTTGACGTACTTGTCGGTCGTCGCCAGCAGAGCCAGCTTGCGACTGTGGAACCGACCACCACTGTTGGCGTCCTGCGGCTCATCGAACTGGATGATCTTGGCGCCGGGATGGTCGTGGAGCACGCGGTCCACGTTCTTCTCCATCTGATCGGGGCTGATCTTCATGTCGGTGAGCAACGGTGCGCTGTCCTGAGCGATGATCGAGATGATCGTGGCGACGAGGCCCTTGGCCGTGCCCCACTGACTCGACGTGATGATGAAGAACGGTGCAGTCGTCAACTGCGCCCGCACCAACGGGGTGAACATCAACCCGAGGGCGTTGGCCTCGCTCGCCACCATGATCGCTCCGTCGCCCTTGACCGGGCTGGCATCGACCACGTTGTCGCCAGCGAAGATGACCTCTTCGAACGGCTCACGCAGCGTTTGGATCGCCGCCGTCATCTGCTTGGCGCTCGGCTTGGCCGGAACCTTGAGGTTGTCCCAACCAGCGACGACCCAGCACTTGGTCACCGGGTCGTAGCCCTCACGGTCCACGATGTTGCCGTCGAGATGGATGGCCGGATGGTTGAGCAGTCCGTTGAGGATCGGGAAGCGGTACTCGGTGTTGCCGTAGTTCAATGCCCCGGCGAACCAGCCAGGCATCGGACGGTGCGTCTTGACCTTCTTCCCAGCGAGGTAGCAGAAGCGACTCTGCAAGGCCATCGAGATGCCGACGTTGGTCAGCGGCTTGACGACCACGGTGCCGTCGTCATCCTTGGCGAGGGTGACGAACTGCCCACTGTCCTTGCCGCTGCGGAAGATTAGGTCGGGGTGGAACCCTCCTGCCTGCAACCGCATGTTGTTCTCGGCCACCACGACATCGACTGCCTCCAGCAGCACGTCGCTCGGCTTCTGCCCGTCTTCGAAGTACAGCAGTTGCCTGCCGTCCTCCATGGTGTGTTGGGAGCACTCTTCAAGTAGCTCCAAGTCCACCGGGTCCGGTGGTGCCGGATCAGGTGGGGGAGGAACGCTTTGCAGCTTCCTCCGGGTGGTACGCGCCTTGGCGGCGCTCGTATCGGTCACGGTGGTACTCCTGTTTCTTGCTCCGATGGGGCGTGGTGCCCCGTTCACGATGATCAACCTACTAGCAGTAGGGCGCTATCACAACGGAGGCATCACCGAAATCTTGACCTTCATCGACTCGACGCCAGGGTCCAGTTCGATGACGATCTCGTTCATGTAGTCGCCGTGCTCATCGACGGATGGGTAGGCCTTGACCCCGGCCTTCATCAGGTGGCCGATGAGCATCCCGGCCATCAGGGAATGCTCTTCACTCTGCCAGTTCATTGTGATACCTCCGTATCTGTTGGCGTGACCGTAGTGGGCACACACGTCGGGATACTGCCCGCACTCACACCGCTTCATCATCGCTCTGGAGTCGTGGGTACTTTCTCATCAATCGTTGTGTTACCACCTTGGCGTCAGTGGACGGATCGGTGATGTCGGCCTGCCCATGGTCGGCCGCATCGTTGCCTGAGTCGAACAGTGGAACAGCCGCCTCAGGGATGCCACCCTCCGGTGGCCAAATACGCAGAGCGATGAGGTCGTACTCGTTTCCTCTGCTGGTGTGGACGACGGCCCACCCGTGGCAGTGGTGATCGGGGGTGGCGTGGCAGGCGAAGGTTGCGAAGGGTTGTTCTGCTGTGGGAGCGTCATAGTCCCTCAGTTTCTCGTACTCGTCGTGCGCCCACACACCTGAGGGCACGTCCTGACGGTACGGACAGGAACTACATGGCTGGGAACGGACCTCGCTCATCAGCGCCTCTCAAACATTCCGTCAGGAAGCATGTGCCGCTTCCAGCCGACCGGAGGAACGTCAGAACCGGCGAAGTAACTCAGCATGGCGGCGGCGTTGTCCTCGTAGCACCAGTGCTCGCCAGCGCTGAACTGATCCTCTGCGATGACGATACGCAACCGGCCGAACGTCAGCAGGAGCAGGCACCAGTAGCGCCCATCATCCATCGGCATCCCGGTGATGTAGCCAGCATCGACTGGGTTCCAGTCTTCGGGGAAACGCTCACGCTCAGCCATTGTCCTTGTGCTCTCTGATGTGGTTGGCAGCCTCGATGATCACGTCACCGACGTTGATCTGGACGCCGTTGTAGATTTCTTGCCCGCACTTGTCGCAGTACATCGCCACACCGTCGCTCAACTCAGCGATGTAGATGTCATTGATGCCGGGGACTTCGGTCGGTGGTTCCTCACCCATCTTGCGCCTCTTCCTTAGTGATCGGATCGGTTTCGTTGAGCAGATCACGGAGCGTGTGGAGATTGTTCTCCGCTCGTTCGGCTCGGGCCGTAGCCAGTGCCGCCTCTGCCCGGACGGTATCCACTTCGGACATGTAGCCCTCGACTGCTGCGTTGAGCGAGTCGATCTGCTGGCGCAGGAGGGGGGTCCGACCACGGCTGGCCAGAGCAGCGATACGGTCAAGGAGTTCCTCAGCCGTCAACTCCCGCTCACTGCCGCCGCCCTCGCCGTCACCCAACGGTTCGACACGGTGTTCGATGATCCAGGTGGCGATCCACTCAGCCTGATCGACCACCGACCAGTCGATGTTCTGAGCCAGTGCCGCACGCAGAGCGCCGTCCACTTCTCCACGCAGCCTGGCGATGCGAGCACGCTTCTGTGGGGTCCACGTCGGATCGACGCCATCGGGAAGGGGCTGTGACTGCTTGCCCTCGCCACGTCGGTGGGCGGCGTAGTGACGGGCCGTTGACCGTGGGTTCTCGTTGGTGTACGAGCAATCGTCCCAGCGGCAAGCGTAGTCCGTTGTGTTATCAGACCACGTGCGCTCCATCACGGCCTTCGACGGGTACGTCTCGGTAACGCCGTCCTTGCGGGTACGACTGTGCGCCGACCACGGCTCGACTTTGGTGATCCGGCGCACGTCAGGAAGTTCAGCCATCGCCGCCTTCTCTCCGTTGGCGATTGGCTTGACCTCGTTGGCCAGCTTCCAGAGCAGCGTGGCGTGCGACTTGTCCACCTTGAACGTCTCGATGATCGAACCAACCATCACGCCGACCGGCGTAGAGATGTCGGTGTCACGGTGGCGCAGGATCGTGCGGATCTTTGACCGGAACACCCGGATGTTGAGGTTGGTATTCGTCGGGATTTCCATCGACGTGCCGTCGTACGCCCGAAGGTGGAAGGTCTTGGCCTTGTGGATGGTCCAGCCGCACCAGTGGGAAAGGCCAAGGATGATCTTTACGTCGCGGTACTGAATGTCTCGGAGGACCTCCGCTGAGAGCGGCTCGTCCGATGGTAAGTGGAAGTCGGGGTTGCTCACTCCGACAATGGTACCGTACCTTTGACGCCAACACAACGTCGGGTATAACAACAGGCCCCGGTCGCCCATGACAACCGGGGCCTGTTGGCTACACAGACGTAGTGCTCGCGAACTACGCCTGGAGCGCTTTGACCAACTTCTCGATGACGATCTCCAGAACCTGCTCGACAACCTCATCGATGTCGCCGTTGGACGACTCCACCGTCTTGGTGACCGGTGGGCTGGTGACCTCGACTGCCGGTGCGTCCTTGCTGTCCTCACCCAAGATGGCGGCGATGTACGTGGCGTGACGAGTGCGCGGTGGCAACTCGATGCCCTTGTCGCCAGCGATCTTCTTCAACTCATCGAGTTCCATCTCTTCCAGGTCGTCCTTGGTGTACGACTTGGCCTTGGCCGGTGCTGCTGCCTTGGCGGCTGCCGCCTTCTTGACAGAGCCTCTCTTGGTGGGGGTGGGCACAGTTTCCTCTTCCTCTTCTTCTGTGGTGGTGTCGGCCTCGCCGTCGAGATCGACTTCGACCAGACCGTCGTTCAGACCGTAGACCTTGAACCCGGCATCGACCACCAGTTGGAGAACACTGTTCAGCCAGCGGTCTTCCTCGGCAGCGGAGTCGTCGGAGACGAACAGGGCCAACACGTCGGCCGACTCGTCCTCCTCGGGCTTGGTGTTGAGCAGGCTGACGGCCTTCTGCCCGAGACGCTTGACGACGTGCGTCTCCTGGGCGTCGCTGTAAAGCTCGTCCATCGCATCGGCGTCGTCGGTGAGGACTTCGAACCAGACCTCGTTGGTCACCAGCCACTTGACGAGGTTGGTGTCGGTTTCTGTGGGTTCGCTCTTGCCCTGGACGATGAACCAGAACGCTTCCTCGCCAGCCTTGTCCCACAGGTCCTTGAGTGTCTCGGTGAGTTCCTTCTTGGACATCTCCCCATCACCGAGTACTAAATGCATTGCCACGGCGGATTCTCCTTCATCTCTTCTGCGTACGCAGAGCCGCAAACCTAACCCAGTCTGCGGTTACCAGCAACACGTCCGAGACGAGTGTCAACAACATCGCTGCCGCCCCCCAGCCGATCCCGTACCACAGGTAGGAGGGGTTGACCAAGGCCTGCCCAGCCAGACCGAGAACGAACGGCAGAACCTTCCAGGCCCACTCAGGTCCATCTAGCAGGACCTTGGCGGTGTCGCACACACCCCACACCGCTAGTACAACGACGACATACTCCATCGTCGGAGTCTAGGTCCAGGGGTTGTCGATCCCCATGACGTCGGTGTCGTCGGCCTTGTAACTCAACACGCTGGTGGGGTCCTTGTAGATGACCTCAGCCACGGTGTCACCCTCATGGAGCACACCGCTGTGTGGTATGACAATGGTCCCTGACGGTATCCACTTGTAGACGTAGCCGTACTGCTCCAGATCCTCGTCGGTGATCTTGGAGAGGTCGTCAGTCTCCCTGGCGAACATGCGCCCGTGGACCGCCTTGTAGTTGTTGTACCACATGCTGTACGTCTTGCCCTTGCGTGTCTCCCCGCCGTACCAGGAGTAGTCGTCACGCTCGCCGTAACGGCTGTCGCCGTCGAAGTAGTCCCAGTCCTTGAGGAAGCCCCGCTCTACGAGCACCTGGTCGATGAGTATCTCAGTGCCGTCGAACTCCAGACGGAGCATGCCTTGATACGTCTCTACGGCAGTGCGGCAAATGGCGATATGAGTGAACGATCCTGAACTCAACGTCCAAGTCTCGACACCCCAGTCCACCGCCGTGGACGTGAAGTCATCGTCCCACCACACGAAGCCGACCTTGAGGTTGCCGTCACCTCTGGCCCGAAGCTGCACCGTCCAGTGTTCGGCGCGGTAGGTGGGGAAGACGTTGGACTCCACAACAAGTGTTGAAGTCGTAACTTCTGTGGCAGGACTACCAGAGCGATGGATGGTGACCGTCTGACCAGTCGAAGCCGTAAACGTATCGGTGGCGACATCGGTGATGTCAGACCCTTCGAAGCGGAACCTCTCGGTACCCCCAATGATGTTGCCTACTCCGACCCCAGCGCGTATCGAGACGTAACTAATGCCTCCGTAGAAATCATCGAGGGTGCCAGTTGTTCCACCGATCTGTACTTCAGCGTTCGATGAGAAGATCGCCGTGTTGACTCCCCCAGCAGTTGTCCCGAGTTGAGTCCAGTTGTCGTTGTCGGGAGAAGTCCAGAACTTGATGGACCGGGTACTAGAGCCGGTGTTGGCTTGGAACGACACGGCAACGTACATCCACTCACCATCGGCAGGCCCCCCGCCAGGAATGGTCGAGAAGTCAGCCGACGTGGCGATGACACTGGCCGATCCAGCCACCGACCAAACGAACTCCAGGTACCCCGACATTTCCACGTTGAACTGCCAGGAGTTGTTCGGTGAACCTCCCCACTTGGAGACGATCGCCATGTTCCCGTGATCAACACTGTCCGGTATCCACGAAATAGGTTTGATGTGGGCGACGATGCAGATGTCGGCGGTGATGTCGAGCGCAGCGGCATCAGGTGTTGACAAGTAGTTTCCGCTAGTGCCAGGGAAGGACACCCCTGCTGGAGGAGCACCGAACTTTCCAGCCCACCCACCAGTGACGGCGGTCGGTGTCGGAAGTGGAACTCGGGAGGCCGCACCATTGCAACCCCAGTAGCCCATCGCCGTCGCAGCCCCTTCGAAGCTGGGGTTGGCGATGAAGTTGGTTCGCTGTGGATAAAGCCAGACGTGTTGGGTGTGGCTGGCTTCGAACGGTGGCGCACCCTGTGAGATAGCAAGCGGCCCTTCGAACACCGAGGCGACAGTGGTAGGTCCTGATGTGATATAGGAAGAACCTGTCTTGTTGATCGTGACGGTCTGGCCGGTAGTAGCTGTGAACGTCGTGGCCGCTGGAGCTAGCCCGTTGAGGTTGGCCAAATCGAAGCGGAACACCTCACCACCAGCGGCTGTGGTGTTACGGATCTGGACGTAGCCGATGCCACCAGCAAAGGGAAGTAGTCCACCACTGGCGCTACCTATCTCCAAGGGAGCGGCACCGGAGAAGATCGAGGTTGCTCCAACTGCTGTCGTTGTCCCGAGTTCTGTCCAGGCTACGTTGTCAGGGGAGGTCCAAAATCGAACACTCCCGGTGGCCCCGACGAATGTCACCGACACGTACAACCAAGTGTTGTTAACCAGCGCCGCCAGGTTTCCGCCAGACAACTTGTTGGTGTTGGTGGCACTTGTGCCGCCAGATGACCAAGTGAACTGAAGCTGACCTGTGGGAGTCAACTGGAAGTACCACGAAATGTTGGTAGTGGTCAGCGCTTTGGAAACGATGTTCACCTGTGACGCAGGGGTCCAGTCAGTTGGCTTGATCCTCGCAATGACAGTCATCTCACTAGTGATGTCCAGCGCCGTTGCATCAGGTGTCGAGAGGTAGTTGCCGGTCGTTCCTGGAAGCGTCAGTGATGAACTAGGTGCCTCAGCCCATGCGAACAGCCAGCGGTTGTTGGACTCAGGTGGAGGAACCTCAAAGTCTGTGCCTGCATCCGGGTTGGAGGTCAGACCATCCTGTGGTGAGATCAGCGCCGTCTTCAGGAACGGTGAGTTCGTGACGAAGATGATCTCACCGGCAAGCGTGAAGGCCATCGCTTTGGCTTCAACCGGAGCAGAGAGGGCGGTGAAGGGAACTCGTCCGTACCTCACATAGAGGTTGGCCTCGATCTCCTTGGTGGTCGCCGTGGTGAAGGTGACCGGATCAGCGTCTGCTTGTACCCACCCCAGGTTCTCTTCCAGGTCTGCAAGGGTGACAGCGGTGACGTACCTAGCGTCATTGTTCTCAAACGTCGGAGCCTCACGGTAGAAGGTGATCGAGATCGTGCCTCCACTGAACGCTGCTGGAGTGGTGAACATCTTCTGACGGGCACTGTTGGTGAAGAAGTATGACATTAAGTTGCCCTCGGATTGCCGAGGATGTAGCCGCCAACCTCGTCGCCTTCAATTTCAGTCTCGACACCCAACACCTCTTCGGCATCACCAAGGGTGAAGAATTTGTCAGGGGCGATGTAGTTCCTCGGCACGGACACTTGATCTACCTCGTAGACCATCGCCCCGGCGAGGTCGATGAACCCTGAGCGCTCCGGTGAATCGACAACAGCAGCACGACCGGTGAAGTACAGCGCCGGACACATGTAGATCGCTCCCGGTGGAGCCACACCTTGGTGGAAGAAGTTCTTCCAACCACCGACCGTGGCACTCTCCCCCCTGGTGACCGTGCCGGTGGCTATCGGGGTCGAGGCAACGTTGGCGTTCGTCTTGGCGTACGACACCGTGGTTGCCGCTATCGCTGTGATCGTGTAGGTGCCGTTGAAGACGGCATCGATGTTCGTCACGTCGATCGAATTCCCGACGATGAGTGGGTGCGTCCCAATCGTCAGGGTGGCGACGTTCGATGTCAACTGCTTGTTCGTGGCGGTGTACGTGGTGGCCTTCTCTGATTTGCTGAGATAGGTGGTCGGGTAGCCGCCCTTGCCGAACCACAGCAGGGCGACCCGCACCGTCACCGCTGCCTCGGCGTACACCTGGACAGTGAATCCGTACTGGAAGCCTTCGTGGATTGCGATACCAGCAGTGCGTGGATAGACGCCGACCACATCGGGAGGATCAGCCTCGTTGAGTCGGAAGATGCAGCCACAGGAGATGCCGAAGTTGGCAGTCTCCTTGGAGTTGATGGTCTGCACACGCATCGACTTCTCACCGTAAGGAGCCGATGGTGTGTTGCCGCCACCAGTGTTCGGCCCTGCCTTGATGATCACTTCGTTGGCGGTGAGATAATCCCAACCGACACCGGCTCCGGTGTGTTGGGTGCCCCAGTTACCGGGACCAGTGCGGAACGTCGAGTCATCAACGAGCAGCATCAGGTTGGGGCCGATGGTGGTACCACACAGCCACTTCGACCCAGCCTCGATCACTCCCTCCAGAGCAGCAGAGGTACCACGAATCAGAAGCAGTTGCGGGAGAGCAGCGAGCATGCTGCGGTATCTCACGTCACCAACAGCCGCCTTGTAGGGCACCCCGAAGTTGTCACCGACCTTCCGCAACAGAGACATCGGAGACTTGTCGATGTTGTAGACGTTCTGCCACTGTTCGACGTACTCACGGGTCCGGTCCAGTTCCCAACCGAACAGGGTGAGGTACTTGAGAAGCGGACCACCGTCGAGCTTGTTCTCAGCACTGCCGGTTCGCAGGTTGTCGTCGGTGTATCGGTACCACGGAGGGATCGTGTTCCACAGATGGTCGGCGTGCTTGTAATCCCTGGGGATCAGCACTTCTTCGGACATGCCGAGTACCCAGTCCAGTTGCGTCGTGCGGAAGAACAGTGAGTAGTAGAAGTACCGGCCGACCTGTAGTGGTCGGTCGTAGACGACAGGCGGCGGTGTCATCACACCATCCTTGATGAAGGAAGCCTGCGTTGCCCGGAACACCGTGACCCCATCAGTGACGGTCACTGGGCGTCCGAAACCAGAACGGATCAGGGCGACCTCATCCCAGTTGGACTCCAGACTGATCGGCCAGCCCCAAGCGATCTCGGCCACACCGATGGGCTGGATGATGTCCCGAGGCAAGAGATTCTCGGAATCAGGTGGCAATTTGACGCTCACCGTTTCGTGCCCATACCAACGTATGGTGAGATACGCCTTGCCCTCAACGTCTTCGTAGCCAGGCTCTGTCGTCGGATAGCGCAGGACCGTCTGGTGAACGGCAGGCAGAACACCGAGGTTGATCCAGTCCGTACCATCCCAACGAATCGCCTGCCCAGCGGCCTTGACTGAGGTCGCTGGTATCCCCGTTACCGGAGCAGGCGCAGCAGTGGGCAGCGGAGCATCCAGCAGCCAGGTGTCTCCGATCTCAGGACTCGTCGGCAACGGTGTCGCTGCACCACTGAGCGTGCCCTTGATCTCGTACTGCGACCCACGTACGTAGTCGCCACCCTGCGTCAAGCTGTACGACTGCCGCCTGACCTGGAAGGCAGGGTCGTCAACGAGCGGGGGCCACCACGGATCACTCACGTTCCAGGAACTCCTCCAACGGCCCACACCCATAGACCGTTATGGGTGCGCTCAGGCTCACTGAGGCCAGGGAACAGCGCTTCATCCGCAGGTGGTGAGATTTGATCCACGCTGCCAGCGACAAGCTCAACCTCTGGAATATCAGCATTCGTCTTGTCGTAGGTCAGCGATGTCGCCGTAGGAGTAGCGAGCACTTCGTAGCGACCGTTGAACGTGGCGTCCACGTTCCGCACCTCGATGATGTCACCAGGGATCAGGCTGTGGGTAGTCGATGTAGTCAACGTGGCAACGTTGGAGGTCAAGGATCTCTTGATCACGGTTGACGTTGTCAGCACCGGAGTGGGGGCGATCCTCGGGATCAACAGCGGATCGACCTCGATGTCTGTGACGATCCCAGGAGAAGGGTTTGCGTTGCCAGTGATCGGAGCCATGTCCTGATCCTCAAGCGTGGTCGGCTCTGTTGTGGAGAGCCACATCAACTCGACCCACTCCGTGCCCTGGACTGCCAGAGCGGCCCGGTAAATCTTGCCGATCGAAACCCGCCAACCGAAGTCCACGTTGTTGAACTCCAGCAACCTGATGATCACCGACTCGACCTGCAAACGGACGCTCGTACGGTTGTATCCCTCGATCACATGAACAAGCAGCCTGATGTGGACCGTCTCCCACAGGTCTTCGACATCATGCGGTTCGGCGTAGACCGTCGAGCCGACGATGATCTTGTCCTTCATGTAGTCCTCGACCTGGAGGCACAGCTTGGTCATGTAGTTCTCGTCACCCTTGCCATCGACAGGGGCGAGAACGACATGGACGGCGGTGTACACCGTGCCGTAGGAGACTGACTTGGCCACGCCCGGAACCTGCATCGCCAAGTCGGCGTAGTCATTGAGGGTGACAGCCCGACTCTTGATCCTGGAGGCAGCCCTGGGGATCGAGAATCTCATTGACTCAATAGTCTCGGGGTCAGTACCGCCGATCGGAGACTGCGGGTTACGTACCGTGACTCCCCACATATCGATGTTCGTGGCTGACGATGCTGAGATCGTGTTGATCGTGTTGGGAGCGAGGTCGTTAGCCATTCTCCCGACGCCAAAGCGGTAGCTGACGTACATCGTGGCATCGACAGGAGGGATACGACCGGCTGCATTGTCACCGAACACGACATGTGTGTTGTCTTGGTCATCGAGGAACGTGGTGAACACTGGCTGTGTCGGGCGAGCAAGAGCAAGGTCGGTGACGAAGGTCCACGGCAGGGTCTGACCGGCCTCGTCGGACTGCACGGACACGGTGCCGTAGACGATGCCCTTCTCCCTGAGCAGGTACTCGGAGTTGGGGATGCCCAGGCTGATTCCAAGTATCACATCACGAACCGAGACGCCCTCAGTAGCGGTCACCGAGATATCAACGTTTCCCGGCTCAAGAGTGATTTCCATGTCGGTTTCGAAGACGACGACGGACTCGGCGTTGTCAGTCTCGTTGTACACCCTGGTGCGGGCGGGCAACTTGATCTCCTCCTCAGCGTTGGCGTCCAAGGAGAAGTAGAGCTTGACGGTAGCTGCCTGCTGTCCGATAGGCCGGTATCCCAACATGTCAGCGATGTACATCACGGACTGGCGCCGCACTGCCGTGCCAAGGAACGCCTCGGATGCGGTGCGGTCGATGTAGAAGTGCATCACGTCGCCCATGTAAGCGAACAGTTCCAGTAACAGCGTGCCGAAGTCGGAGGACTCCCCGACCGTTTCCCATTCAGGCATCAGGCCTTCGGCCAGGCCGACAAGCTGTGCCCTGATGGCGGTGAAATCTCGGCTGGTGTAGTCGAGGACGACCCGTGAACGGAATACGTCCTCATCCTCTAGCGAGACGAGAATGCCGGTGTCGGTCATAGTACGGAGGTACCTCCCCCAGCGAGCGAACGCTGGATGAACTCTGAGCCAACCGGGATTGTCAGGTTGACATCGGTGGCGTACAGCGATGGCCGATAGCTGATATCGACGTAGACAACGCCAGGTTCGCTCACCATCAGTGGAGTCTGTGCTGTGTAGGTACCAGCAGAGATAGTCACCGAACGGATCAAGGCTCTCTCCAACATCCTCTCCAGACGAGCCTTGATCTGACTGGCGGCATCCTTGAGCACCAACTCATCGGTGGGATCGAACAGTGCTGACTGGATGTCGCTGCCGTAACGGGGACGCATCACCCGCTCACCCTGGTTGGTCATCAGCGCATCGATGACCTGGCCACGCACGATGTCCTCGTATGACAATGCCTCTTGGACCCTACCAGCCGGGGTGAAGCGGAAGGGATAGCGAATCGCTCGCATCAGGCCACATCCCGCAGTGTTGGGTTGGTCCACGACGACACCCAGGCCTTGTCCTGAATCGACAAGGTCGGGCGAGAGCGACCAGCCTCCAACCAGAACGACCGGTACACGTCCTGAGTGATCTGAGTGTCCGAAGCAGGCCGAGCCAAGCGCAGGTTGGTCTGGTACTGCTGCCCGTCCATCTTGTGGCCCACAGATTGAACGAGCCACCGACCGTCGAACTTCTCCCGGTAGTAGGCCCGGTTGGCGGTGACAACATCGACACACATGCCGGGATAGATGTCAGCGTCGCCCCAAATACGGGCCTCAGCCTTCTGCTTCCACTCGCTGACCCGTGACGCCCCGGCGTTGGCGATGATCTCTGCTTCGTCACGGTTGCGGAGCACCACGTTGTTGACGAAGCGGTACGACTTGAAGTCTCCGATCTCCTTGATCACCTGGACATCGCCCTTGTCGGAGAAGTAGGCGACCTGGGTGCCCATGTTCTCGGGGATCTCTTCGGACTTCTCCGAAGGGGTGAACTCGATCAGGCGTCGTTCTTCGGTGATGTCGTAGTCCCCCAGCTTCTCGATCGAACAGAGCGTGACATAGGCGCCTTTGGTGCTGATCAACTCGTTGGGGTCCATGCACATCAACACGCCGTACCTGGTGAACAGCGACCAGCCGAGACGCTTGGTGTACTGGACAGCCATCTGCCAGTCGGACTCACTGGTCTGTGCGAGGACGCCCCATAGGTGGGTATGCGAACTTCCGTGAAATCCCAATCCGTTGGCGTAACTCAACGATTCGACAGCAGCAGGTACCGTCTTGTTGCGCCAGAACCTGGGCCGTCCCTTGAGCATCGGCTGCGTCGCCCCCAACACCATGAGGCTGAACGTCAGGTTGCCCTTCCCAGCATCTTCCTCACTGACACTGGTGATGTAGCCGCAAAACAGTTCGGTACGTGGGGCTTGGCCGAAGAAGAAGCTCAACGTCGAGTCGAGAATGCCGTCGAGGTTCGTCAACGTCGAGGACGAACACGACAACACCGCAGTCTCATGGGTGTTGTCGCCAAGGATGACCGCCGCCTCCTTGACGGTGATGTCGAACTCTTGACCGTTGAGCAGAGGACGGTAGACCGGAACTCGACCACGGGTCGAGCGATACGTCGGAGACGCCATCAAGTCGGTGATGCTCACGACGGAATCCTCACGTAGTCACCCATCTTCATGTCGAGTGGGTACCAAACCTTCGGGTTGACCTCAGCGATCTCCCACCACCGGGCTGAGTTCTCCATGAACTTGTACGCCAAGAAAGGCATGTGCTCGTCTTCCTTGACGTAGTACTCAGCAGGTGGCGGTGGAGGCAACGGCAACGTGTTGAGCAGGTACGTAGCGGTGGCCGACGTGTAGATGTAGCGGAGGTTGCCCGACTGGTCCTCGATCAGAGGGCGACCGAACTGGTCGTAGTAGTGGCGCACTGCCGAATGCTGTTCGCTATCGATGTACCGGGAGTTGGGGTGGATGGCCATCAGAGTGTCGCCCTGGTGGTGTTCAGTGACGTAGCCGAGTTGGCGGCATTGGCGTTACCGTTGGCCCCGACAGGGCGTGGACTGATGCCGATGTAGGCGGTGGTTGAGAGGTTCTGCCCGTTGTGCGGCCCGACCTGTGGGTTGCTGCTTGCGCTTTGGGCCGCAAAGATGTTGAACTTCCCATCCGACGAGTAGGAGTCGAAGAACATGACGTGGCCTGGTCTGATCAACAGGTCACCGTAGGTCAGCTTCCTTCCTGTTGTGATATCCTCATACGAGAACCTCTTGACGTTCTTGTAGCCGTTGCCTTGCCAGTTCCCGAGCATTGTTTCAGTGCCGATGTGTTGTGTGGTGCCGAACACCTCCTGCATCGCACCAATCGCCGTGTAGGAGGCGGTGACGAGTCCAGAACAGTCAGCCGAAGCAGGCAGGTTCCAGCGAGCCGATCCAGAGTTGCCATCGACATACCTGGTTTCTCCAGGTACCACAATTCCCTTGGCCCAGTTGAGCGCCTTCGCCCGTACGGCGCCGTTGCCTTCGTTAGAGATATCCAGTTGCTCGTAGTAGTCATCCTCGGTGTCACTGTCAACAGGCCCACCCTGCTCGATCTGGTTGATCTCACCGATAGTGATCGTGGACGTCCAGGTTTCGGACTCACCGAAGGGGATCGAGGCTTCTGCCGGGAAGGACTCAGCCCGGTACTCGGTGATCTCCTTGAGTGGCCCCATGTACACGGCACGCATCGTCAGAGCGATCCGCATACGGGTCGGAGTCATCCGGTGGGTGAAACGTTCGAAGGTCACCCTGGCGTTGAGGGGCCGACCCTGGATCGTCATCTGTGGTGAGAACACAACGGTGATGTCCCTGGGGTTGACCATCATCAAGCCGTTGTCTGGCAGTGTGTTACTAGCCTGGTTGGGGTCGGAAGGCACGACGTTGCGGACGACGAGGTCGAAGAACTGGTAGTCCACGAAGACACCGGGATGGTTGACCTGGGTGGCCTCTTCCTGGCGGTCGAAGAACAGTTCGAACGAGAAGTCAAGGATCGATGGTGGGGCTACCAAGTTGCCGCTCTGATACACGGTATTGAAAGGATCGAGGGCGCCCTGCTCCAGATAGCTCACGTAATCCCGAGAGATGATCTCGGGGTTGTACATGAAGTAGAGCCTGGCCCTGGAGAGGTTGTCCCCCGCTTCATGTTGGGCACGGCGGATGAACCCACGCAGAATCCTGGCTGGCGAGCCGCTTCCTGACTGCAACGCCGGGTGTAGACGACCGGCTGCCCCACTGACGAACGGCGGGTTGGAGAAGGACCCCCGTGCAGAAGCAGCAGCATTCTGGGAGGCTGCCCCCGTAGAAACGTTCGAAGAGTCGAACCACTCGTAGGCGAACTGCTGGAGGAACTGTTCAGCCGAGATGTTGGTAGGTCGATCCATCAACCCAGTCGGCACGTCGGCACGGTTGTACTGCGGAGAAGAGGTCCACCCATAGGCGTTGGGCGCCAGCGAGGTTGGCCGGAACTGGTTCTTGATTCCGTAGCGGTACGGCATCAGCTTGCCCTCAGCAGTCGGTTGTTCATCTCGTCCTCAAGGTGGTCAGCGATCATTGTCACAGTGCGACGCAAATCGATGCCGCCGCCGCCACCATTGCCTGAGATGTGGAAGGTGTTGTTGAACTGCAACAGCGCACCGTTCCGTGGAGTACTCGGGGCTACCGGGAGATAGCCCTGTTCGATGTCTCCAAGACCTGGAAGATCCGCTGCTTCGACAACATTCCCCGCTTCTTCAAGGTTCGTCCGTATGAAGGGACTGGCGATCCCTCCACCCCTGGCCTGGTTATCAGCAGGTGCCCAACCAGGACGAGGAGGCAGACCCCACTGGATACTTTTTTCAGAGAAGTTCCACGCCATGAAGCTCTTGCCAGAGTCGGAGTAGATGTCGTAGGCGGTGTTGGCGTTCTTCTGGATGTTCATCATGTCAGCGCTGGAGTAACCCAACGAAGCAATCCGGTCCCTGTGGGCCTTGATGTTGATCTGCATCAAGCCCTTGTCTTCACCGTTGGGGTTCTCCTGGGTTGGGTCCCAACCTGACTCCCGCTTGGCGATGGCGACAATCTTCGTCAGGTCAAGTTTCTCTTTGAACCCAGCGTTGTACAGGGCCTTCGCTGCGTTGATGCCCTGTTGTGTTACCGTGCCAGGACTATCATCAGAACTCAGAACAGAAACGTCAGAGTCAGTAGAGGTAGAGGAGGTGGTGGTATCGGCATCAGGATGGTTCGTGGCGATGATCCCGCCAACCGTCCCCCACGTTGCCGACTTGGCCATCAACTGGGAGAAGAGGTCAGGAAGTTGCACCAGTCCTGATGAGATATCAGTCGCCGAGGCATCACTGCCAGTGAACATTCCACGAAGCAGATCGAAGACAGTGTTGACGACGGTGGAGACACCAGAGATGGTTCCCTCAGGACGATTCTCGTTGGTGATGATGTTCTCGAAACCACCGAGCAGTGGGAAGGCGCTGAGGAAGTCATCCCAAACGTCGCCAACACCCTCCACGTCGCCCATCCCGACGTGCCACGGCTCACCTGCGCCAACTCCTGACTTGAGGCCGAACTTGGAGGCGTTCTTGACGAGCCAGTTGTACTGACTGGGCGGGCCGAGGTCGGCTGCCATCCCTCTGGTGTGTGCTGACGGCTTACCAGAGACACGACCGACCCCACGCTTCTTGAGCGTCTGTTGCATGCGGTTGTCACGCAGACCGGAGTTGATACGAAGGCGTGGGTTGGCCTTCATCATCTTGCCGACCTTGCGCTTCATGTCGGGGTGCATCCCAGCAGTGCCGGTGCCACCAGTCGTCGAGTACATGTTGTCGCCTACGTCACCGACATCACCCCAAGGCCAGTTCGGCATGACGAAGTCATAGGCTCCACCAAGGATGTCAGAAACATCGATACCTGGTATGTCAATATTGGGTTCAAAGAAGTCCCAAACACCACTGAGCAGAGAACTAGCAACACTCTGGTCTGCCTTATCCGCAAACAGATTTCCGTACCCGAGCATCGCCCCAATACCAGTTCCCGCCTTGCCGCTGCGCTCCAGCAACTGCATCAACATCTGTTCCACCGTGTCGGGGAGGAACTGCATGAAGTTGAGGTTGCCTGCGCCGACTGCACTGGGGACCATCGTGCGGGTGAAGTCCGACATCAGTCGGTTGAACCACTGGTTGGCCTGCTCCTTGTTGGAGTAGGCACCGGCCATCTGGCTAGCCAGTCCAAACTGCCCCGTCGTCAGTTGCGACGTGGCCTTGAGCCGGTTCCACATCACCCCGCCAGCAGGCGTGGTACCACCAGAAGGTGTGATCTCCATCCGGCCCTGTTGACTCGTCCCGGCAAAGGACTGAGCCTTACGCAGGGCGTAGGACCACCAGTACTCCCGCATGTCCTGACTGACGCCGGTCTGTTCGAACCAGGCGTCGATGTTGGAGCCAGGGAAGTACTGGGCGATCAACTGGCCGTAGTCGAACGGCTTCCCCCGATCAGGCCCACCGCGCATACCCTCCAACCACTTGAGCACGCTCTCGGCCCACTCCGTCAGAGACTTCTGACCACCCCCGGACTTGATCATCCCGAATGCGCCGCCTGTCAGCATCTGAGCCGCCTGCTGGGAAGCCACATTGCTGGCTTGACCACCAATCGTCCCAGCGATCTGAGCGACGGGCGCCCCAGGAGTGATCATCTGAGCTTCCCGTACTCCAGCCAGATACCCAGCAGTACGGGGAGCGTTAGCTCCACCAGCGAAGTTGTACATCGCCCCGTAGCCAGGAGCATTGGCGAACAACGTGTTCAGATCAGCGACAGTTCCTTGGATGTTGCCGGGGCGCCGAGACAGTTGGTTGTACACGTCGGTGAAGTTGGCCCCCGAGGCAAAGGCCGTACGACTCAGCGCTGTCTCCGTGGACAATGCCGTTTGCCTGTTGATATCAACCTGGTCCCTGATGAACCGCAGCGGGAACAGCGCCAGGTTCTTCCAGAAACTCGGCTCGACACCAGCAGAGGGGTTCATCCCGAGCATCGAGGACGTGAGACTGATGTTCCCTGGCGGTGCTGTCGGGCCTCCCCCGCCACTTGCTGCCGATCCTGCTCCCGCACTGGTCGTGGCTTGGCCAACCCACGCTGGGACACCACGACCAGCACCAGCGGTGCCGCCACCGCCACCACTGGTGCCGCCACCGCCACCACTTGATACCGAGCCAAGAGCTTGTGATACCCCGGTAATAGCGCTAGCCGTTTGCTGTGCGGATCTGGTGATCCCTTGGAACAGATTGTTGACGCCCTGGGCCAACATGTAGCTGCCCGAGCCGACATCCCGCAGCGCTGCCTTCAACCCGTAGAGGGCCGAGGTCACCGAGTTGATCTGTGTGGATGCCTGGGTCAGTCCGGGCAGGTCGATGTTGACGCCTGAGGCGATGCTCCCTGGAGTCCACAGTCCACTGGGCCGGTTGCCAGCAGCGTTGGGTTCCTGAATCGGCGGTGTGTTAGCCAAGAGACTTCTCTCTCTTCCACTTGGCCAACTTCAGCCAGTACTGGCGTTGTCTTCTGGTCATCAGTCGGATCTCAGTCAGCGTCCAGCCGGGGTAAACCGTCGAGAGATGGTCGTATTGAAGGTAGAGGGCTTGTTCGTCAGGAACGAAAGATCAACCCCCAGTTGAGGTTGAGCGTCTGGTCGGCACCGCATGCAGCACATTGAGTGGACACCCCTAAATCGATGGATGGTTGCCTGCTGACCATCTCGGCAAGCAGTAGTTCACGGTCCTTGATCGACAACGCCCTGGCGTATCCAGTCGGGTCTGGCACCAGGCCACCGTTCAACTTCGTGATGCACCGAGACAGGATGATCGTGTTCTGCTCAGGGATCGAAGCGCCCTTACGGGTGAACGCCTCGTTCTGATCCTCACCGGTCACCAACCGGACGATCAACACGTCGCCCCTCGCCGTGGTGTGTTCGAAACTCTCCATCGACAACGAGGGGTCTACTTCCTTGGGCTTGAAGTCTTCCGACAACAGGAGTTCCGTCTCCTGGGCCTCGTTGCACATCGAGCAGGTGAAGTTGATCGTTCGGCCTTCCCCGAAGGTCGCCTTGCTGATCGCCAGGAACAATTGGTCCCGCTCGCCCAGGAGCAGCATGCGGAGCCAGGTCTGCCGTTCGACCACCGGCATCGCTGTCAGGTCGAAGTCATCGATGCTGACGGTCCCGAGAGCGATGACCAGGTCGAACATGTTGGAGTTGTCCTTGGACTTGGCCAACTGTTCCTCGTCAACGCCGGTCAGTTCACGCACGACAGCCTGGCGCTTGAAGGTTCCGCTCACGTACAGACCGCGAGGCAGGACCATCGCTGTGTCCGGTGAGTCCTCGATGAGAGGGGTCGGACCAGCGATGGCCTGCTTGGCGTTGGCGAGCGACTGCTGTTTGTCGATCAGTTCTTCGGAAGACGTTTCAGCTACGTCGGTCACGATTCATTCTCCTGTGTGATAGTGGACTATCGGGATGCGGGAAGCACCCCTTGGGTGGCTCCATGACGGAGGTTCATCGCGTCGGCGTTGCCGAAGAACACGTCGAAGCCCTCATGGTGGACGGTCATCTGGTGAATGAGGACCGAGTTGTCCATGGCGTTGAGTCCGTTGAAGCCCACCGACGCCGTCCAGCAGTTGTAGAAGGCGAAGGCGACGATCGACCCCGAGGTGTCACGGGTCGAACCAGAGGCCGCTCCGTCAGTCACCGGGTGGTCGAGCACACGTACGGCCATGTCGTAGCGGAACTCTTCACCGAAGCCGATGGTTCCTTGTCCCCACTGTACGGAGAACATTTGCTTCGCTAGATTCCACATGCCCGGTTTGGTGTGGAACACGCCAGCACTCATCGAAAGTGGGGCGAAGTCCGTCAGACCGGGGAGTTTGTGTGGGTTGGTGTTCCAGCCGCCCTCACGGTAGGGAACCATCTCGGTGTTCATCGAGAGGCCCTCCACCGTCATGAAGCCCATCTCTGCGATCTGCGTTTGCAGCTTCGCATCGGAGTGGAACAGTTGGACCTGGAACTTGAAGTTGCGGACGGGATCGGCACGGAGGCGGGTCCGGTCAGCAAGGGATGGGGCTGTGGGCATGTGTTACTCCTTCTTGCTCACGTCGCCGGGACGACCTCAGCCGTGAACGAGCCACGGTCGTATTGGGTGATGCGGATGATCACGAACTCCGCTGGATACTGGAGGGCCACGCCGATCTCCATGCGGACTTCGCCAGAGGCGATGACCGATGGGGAGTTGAGGACATCATCACAACGGATGTAGTAGGCCTCGGTGGAGTTGGCTCCCTTGAGTCCACCGGCATCCCACAACGGACGGAGGATGCGATCCGCCGCCATCGTGAGCGACGACCACAGTCGCTGGTCGTTGTTCTCAAACACGGCGAACTGGGTCGTCCGCTTCAAGACCTCCTTGATGTAGATCAGCGTGCGACGAGCGCTGATGTAGCGGTCGGCCCCGTAGGTCTTGCGGGTGCGGGCGCCCATCACGCAGATGCCCGAGCCGACCACCGAACGGATGACGTTGATGTTGGACGAGTTGAGGTCGCCCAACTCCGTGTCGGTGAACTTGGCCTGGACCCCGACAGCGTTGGAGATGCTGGCAATGACTCCAGCAGGTGCCCGGAACACACCGACCGTGGCGTCCGTCCTGGCCGCAACGCCCATCACTCCACCACCAGGCGGGATAGCGACCACGTCACCCAACCGCTGGGGATGGGGGACGAGAATCCACGGAGCGTACGAGGCGCTGTAGGAGTCTCCGGTGTTGACCGCCAGGGTCGTCTGGATCGTGGTCTTGTAGCCAGCCGAAGGCTGGTTGGGGATGCGGGGCGGGGCCGAGTCGTTGACCACGAACACGTCTTGGCGGTCAGGCCATGCCGACGATGGCACGGTGGCTGAGACGTAGGACACGTTGGTCTGGTCGGTGTTGATCTTGGAGACATCGTTGTGATACCCGACGATGTTGACCATCATCGGCCCCTCGATCTGAGCCGTAACTGACGTTGCCGCCACCAGGCCAGAAGCGTCCGGGATGAACGGATCTTCTCCACCCGACAAAGCCACAGCCTCGCTGGTGTCGTCCGGCTGTCCCTGTTCCTCGTTGATGTCGGTGATCCTGATGTACTGCGAACCGGAAGCCGGATCGTTGATCACGACATCGGCTCGCCGGGAACCGGGGATCTCACCCTTCACCGAAAGACCGGAGAAGGTTTCGACCACCTCGTCGTAGCCCTCGGCGTTCTCCACCAACACCTGGATAGCGAAGACATCGTCAGCGTTGGGGGCAACCCCCACCGTTGACTGCGTACCCAGGGTGTACTTGATCTTGTTGCCCCAGGTGCCTGCCGACAGCGCCCTGATGTTGAAGGACCGCAGAGGACTCGTCGCAGGCTCTCGACCGTTGACCGAAACGGACGCTGAGACGCCTTGTTCGGACTCCGAAGTCGAAGTGGCCCTGACCACCCAGCAAGTGCGCCCGCCACTTTGGAAGTACGAGTACACAGCGAAAGGCAGGTATGAGAGGACCTTTGTGATCGATGGGACGGTCGCTCCCGTACCGGGAAAGGCGTTGGCCACCCAGGAACCAGAGTTCTCCTTGGCCTGGCCTCCACCGGCAGTACCTGGCTGCCATGACGTGCCGTTCCAGTAGAAGGCGTGGTCCCCGACCCAAATGTTCTGGCCGGTCGTCCAAGCGCTCGTTGGAGCGGCGACGAAGCCCTCGCCCCCGGTGCCCTCAAGTGTCGTGGCGACGTTGATCGTGCCTCCGACGAGCGGAGTGGTACCAGGAAGCACCGTGATGGGGTCCGTAACGCCGTAACCGGCGAAGGTCACCGTCTGTGCCGACGACGCAATCGTTCCTGTGCCGGTCACAGTGGTCGTTGCACCCCCGGCATTGGGAAGTACTGCCAGGATCGCCGTCTGGATGGTGGCAGCCGCAGCGTTGTAAGCGATGTCGGCGGTCGTCACCCCACGGACGACCAACTTGAACTGACCAGCAGTCAGCGTGGCGCTGGGTGTCAGCGTCTGAGTCTCGTTGGTAGCGACACCCATCCGAGCCGCAGAGGTCACACTCGACTCGGTGATGTCGGCGTCCGCAGCAAACATCTGGTTCGGTGCCGCCGTCGTGCGGACGGTTGACAGAGTCGGGAGTAGGTAGTGCGCCTTGGAACCGTCGTGGAGCTTGACGTACTGCCCAGCCGTGAACGGATCGCCAGGGAACTGGCCGTTGCCGTTGGTCGTGTCGGACTGCAACGTGAGGAGATCCTCGTAGTTGATCGTGCCGAAGGACTCCGTGGTGATGTCATTGGGGTCGGATGGCGCTGGCGGCGTGATCGGGTTGAACCCGCCGAACACCGTGACGTAGTCCGACCATGAGTCCACACGGGTCGGGTTGAGGATGGGGCCTTTCTCGGCAACACCGATGAAGCAGCCGACCGTGAAGGTCGATGCTGTGTCAGCGCTGTTGACTAACAGGCTCTCTTCCAGGTAGACGCCTGGCCGTCTGTAGGTAATGGGCATGTCGCTCCTTGCCTGAAGTACGTGTTAACGACAGAGTGCGACGAAAAGTGCTACGAGCCAGACGGCATTATCACAAGAGCTATGGAAATACCCATATCGGTATCGCTACCGTAAAGGCCACGTTGACCTTGGCGTTGGGTATGGTGCCTGCACCATCGATGTAGGTAACAGGAATTTGGGCGTTGCTTGAGTCCATCGTTGCCACATCAGTGACTCGATAACGATGGAAGACATTGGAGTCGTTCCAATCCTGGATGCGAAGCAATGCGTAAGAGTCGAGCATCCGTATCCATTGGGAGCGATCAGCACCATCGGAATCGAGCAACCGCATGTCGATCATCGTGGCCAGAGCAGGATCTACGTTGTTGAGGCGCACCTGGTTGCCAGTAGCAGGAGGGGCGGCATTGGAGAACTGGTAACCAGCGTTGTCGTAAACATAATCAGGTCTGATCTCCAACGTGTCGATCCGGCTCTCCATCGACGCCATCAAGGTGTCCTGGGCGTCGATCTGAACCTGCATCTCGGACAACTGAACATTCTGAGCATCAAACCGAGCCTCGTTGGTGGCGATTCGGGACTCCAGCGAAACCAGGTAGGCGTTGAGATCATCACCCCACAACGTCTGGCCCGGCTCAGGAGGTGCAACGTCAGTCATGGGTTACCTCCGTATGGTCCGAACCCATAAGGCCCTTCGCCGTAAGCAAACGACATCGCCCCAGGCGGTGTCGGAACTTCCATGCCTTCATGCACGATGTGCAACCACTCACCGGCATCGGCCCGCTCCTGTTGGGTGAACGTGCTCAACGGAGTCGGCTGGTTCTTGAGGATCTGGTGGTAGTAGTCATCGAACCAGGCGAGGTCCACGACGGGGATGAACACCCGCAGCGCCTTGTAGACGTAGGAGTCGATGATCCGGTCCTGGGGAACCTCGGCCAACATCGACACCGTGTACACCTTGCGGAAGATCCGCTTGGTGCCTGACTCGGTGGTTTCGGAGAGATCGGATGCGGTCGCCTGGAGCAACTCGGTGCGCCGCCAAGTCTCGTCCATCGGGTTCCAGATCCAGAAGGGCCGCACCGGGAACACGTCGGTCTTGAAGATCGACTGCAAGTAGCGGTCGTGCAGGGCGCTGCGAGCATGGACCGTCACCTGATACATCAACCGGAACGGCAGATAGTTGCGGATCGAGTAACCCTGGGCGCCCCAACCGTCAGGAGGTTCCGGCAGTTCCGGGGAGACAGAGGGCCGATACAGGTGTACGGCAGGCTCCCGATGGTCGGAGTGGAAGAGATCGAATGCAGGCTCAGCTTGCAGCAGATCGATGGTCATGAACGGATACTTGATCTGCCGTTCACCCTCGGGCCAGCGGAACCACACACCGACCGGCGTCGGTGGGTCGGTGGATTCACGCATCGGCACGGTGATGCCGCTGAGATGGTCGAGCATCAACTTGTCCTCGGACAGCAGGAACCCTTCGTGGGTGTAGATGTCCGGCTCGTCGCGGAATGGCCTACTCGCCATGGAACATGCCCGCGATACGAGGCCCACCGATGTTCATCGACGGCCCGTAGTGACCCTCCATCTCGCCACGCATCGACTCAGCGGCATCACGGGATGCCGAAGTCAGCGTTCGCAACATGGGATTGGGGGCATGTTCAGCGTCGCCATACTCCAAGAGCGCTGCCTGAGAGGCGAACACCGGGTCTTGGACCCCGATGACCAGGTGACCGTCCTGGGACCACAGCGAGATGTTGTCAGCGATCGAAGACCAGTCTTCGTCCTGTCGAGCAGTCTCGCGCACCCTCTCTTGGAACAGCTTGGTGGCGTTCTCAGCGGCAGCGATTGAGTTGACCATGAGTCCTTCGATGTATGACTGGACGGCGTCAACCCATCCAGGTGCGATCTCGATCGTCGCCATCCCGGCTCTCCATGGTCTGTTCAACTGGGCCAGGAATCCGCTCGACCCCTGACGAGTCCGAGACTACTGCAACGACGCTATGAAGGCGAGCAATGCCTGCACCTTGTCCGTCTCCGTGCCAGGCATCGTGGTGGCGTACTCGCCAGAGGTTTCGCCGTTCTCATCGGTCAGTTGGTTGTGGACCCAGGCGCCCTGATCGATCTCCATGACCCGCCCGAGGATCTCATCGAGAAGGGCGGTCTGGATGGCCAACCGAGAGGTCAGGTTGGCGACGTCGATCCCCAGTGACTTGATTGCTGATGCTCCGATGGGGTCAATCATCCCTGGAGTATGTCACCAATAGGTGTTGGCCACCGCAGGAGTCGTGTGGGCCTGTTGGTAGCTGTACGTCTCGTTACCGTAGGCATAGACGTTGCCCAAGGCTCGTTGAAGGCCAGTGGAGTAAATCGACCAGCCGGTCCCAGCACATCTCAGCCCGGTAAGACCGCCGTTGCCGTTGTAGTCCCAGTAGTGCGTCTCGTCAATCGACCACGCTTGCCAGTTGAACTGACCGCCCAGGCCACCGTTGTGGATGGCGTATATCTGGCGGTTGTTGTAGGGGCACAGGATGCCGGTGAAGTGTTCGTTGGCATAGATGACGAAACGGACATGGGTCAGCTTGACGCTGGAGGGGACGATGCAACCATCACTGACATCCTTGTAGCTGTTGATGCCCTGGCCGTTGGACCACGCTCTCGTCGCCGTCTCGGTGGTGTAGGTCGTCACAGCGGCCTTGCCCATCCAAATCTTGAGCGGGCCTACCCAGTCGCTGACCTGGCCACTCGCAGTCTTGGCTCTAACGTAGACGTTGTACTTCGTATACGGAACGACCTGGGTGAAGCTGATCGATGGTGAAGCAGTGTCGTTCGAAGAGGCCACCACGGCATTATTGGCCTGGTTATTGATCTGAACGTCATAACTGGCCGCAGGCGCACCACCCGCACCAGCGTTCCACTTGAAGCTGACAGATTCATATGTCGTCCAAGAGTTAACAGCAAGGTTGGTGGGGGCGGTAGGAAGTCCTCGGTAACCAGAGTCGTGCCAAGACCCAGCACCAACATTGCCTCTCTTGGAACGAACATAACTAGGGACGAACCAGCCACCACCCCATCTGGAACGGATGTTGCCGTTGGCGATCGGGCCGACCCAGTTGCCGCCGTAGGCAGGGCCTACGTTGCTGGTGCTGTTCCTCTTGACGTAGACAGCCACGTCAACTGATCCACAACGTTCCGTCAGGGTAGTTAGCAGCCCCTGGATCAGCAGCGGAGTAGATCACCGGAGAGATCCATGCCGTATGGGTACCAGCCGAGTTGTGCCAAGGGATGCCACGACCACCTGTGATACGGAAGTACCCGCCATCGATCCAGACATTTCCTGTATCGACTCTGACCAGCGCAGCACCCGCAGCACCTGTAGTTGGGTTGCGGTACCTCAAATACCCATTGGAAGCATCGCCGTGGAGATAGCCGCCTTGAGCAACGAACCCAGTGTCGGCCTTCACCCACGAAGCATTGAAGACCACGCCGTTGATCGTCCCGGTAGCACCAGTGATCGACCCACCTGTCAGTGCCCCAGTCGCCGTGATCGCAGTGGCGTTGATCGTGGTGGCATCGAGGATGCCAATGATGGCGTTCTTGTCGGTGGCGTCGATCACTGGGTTGGTGGCACCGGTCAGCTTGATACCGGGAGCAGTGATCGCCTTGTCAGAGACGAGGTTGGTGGCGTCAGTCGTCAGCTTGGCCGTTGCCGCCCCGGTCTTGATCGACACACCGGTCAGATCAGTGGTGAGGACACCGCCAAGGATCGTGAGTGGTAGGTCTGTGGAGATACCAGTCGGGGTGAAGGTCATGCCTTTGTCGCCGGAAGCAACCGCAGAGTGAGCGATCTTGACAGTGGCCACCGTGTCGGTGACCGTCTTCATGTTGGTCGGCAGTGAGCGGTACGGCTTCCAAGTGTTGTCGCTGGAGCGATAGTTGAGGATGTCCTCGGTCTGGTTGTAGACGAACGTGCCGACCGCAGGAGTAGGCCCGAGGCCACCGTCCACGATGGCGCTGTCCCGCTGCGCTGCGTTGGAGAACCGCAGGATGCCCCGAGACTGCAACCACTCGGCATCCGCCGCCCGCCAGTTGTGGTCGTAGTCGTCCCAGTCGGCTGCCCCGTACGGAGCAATGGTGGGTAGTGGATCAGACATGGGCGCTCCCTGGTGAGTAGTCGAAGGCCATATCGTCAGACGGGAAGGTTTCGATTCCTGTGATCCCGATGATCACATCTTCGCCTTTGGCTCGCCCACGAATCTGGAAGGCCGAGACTTCGTAGTAACGGTTGTCGAAGTAGATGATGTCGTGGACCCGGTCGTAGCGCCAGACGATCGACGGCGAGTCATCAGTGAGACGGTTGCCATGAACCTCTGTTACCGAGATACCAGCCTCATGGAGATCACGGGCGGAGACCGCCAACCTGATCCGCTGAGTCGGCCGACGACCTTCAGGGGCGTAGTCCTCATTGGCCTCGGACTGGTCCTGCCACAGGATCGGGATCTTGATACCTGGCTCGTAACGGCGGTATCCCTCGTTGTACACGTCGTCGTAGTTCGACGACTCAGCGTCGAACTTGTAGTAGATCAACGCCTCTCCGATGTCTTCCTGGTAGCGGTCGAAGTGCTTCCAGATTTCCCGGACCTCTCTGCGTACGTCCATCAGGTGGCCGTGAAGTTCTGTGTGCCGGAAATCTTCTCTCCGGGCTTGACCACGCCGATGGCAATCGTCCCTGCCCCACCACTGTCGGGAGTGGTGTTGAAGCTGGTGCAGCGCAACTGGGTGGCGCTGTCATACGTGGTGGAGATCGGGTTGTAGTTGGCGTAGAGCTTGGTGGCAGCGGTGAAGCCGGTGCCGGTGACGGTCAACGTGATGTTGCTCTTGCGGATGAAGGTAGTCGGGGCGAGCACGGTCACCGTGGCAGTCGAGGCCGCTCCGGTGTTGACTGCTGGGTCAGTGGCCTGAGGAGAACGCCACCCTTTGCCGACGAAGGCCATCAGTCATACTCCGGTTCGAACTTGGCGTGGACGATTGACTCATGGTGCATCACCGGCAGGTACTGATCAGCGTTGATGTGCTCCATAGCGGCGATGCGGTGCTGAGAGCCAGCGACCATCGGCTTGGCCGTCTTGCGCTCATCAGGACTGAGCAGGGCGTTCTTGGTGTGGCCGAGATGTATCAGGCCGACATCACCACCGGACTGCAAGTGCTCGACCAGTGACTGCTCATGATTGCCACGCCCAGGCGTCTGCGCTTCGGTGAGCTTGCGTGACCACATCTGCTCATCGGTTTCTCTCGGGGCGATCAGGTTGACGCCCGTGCGACGGCGGTACTGCCGCTCCACACCCGGTTCCTCTTGGGTGTACCCAGCCGCCAGGCGGGCCTTCTTGTGTTCTGAGATACCGGTTCGCTTGTTGGTGACCCGGTCGGTACGGGCAGGCCGTTGGGTGACCTCCCCAGCCCTTGGGTCAGGCCCGACCTCAGGAGGGATGTGAGCGAGGTTGGCGAACGTGTTGGTGCCGTGGTACATCCGGTCACCCTCAGCAGGAGAGAACCCGGCCTTAATCTCCCTGGCCGTCATGAACATCTGCAACTGCTCGTTGTTCGGATACTCCCGCCACAGACCGACTTCCTTGTGGGCAGCCGCACCGCCGAAGCCGGTACCAGTCGGGGTGATCTCCTTGGGGTACGGCGCCTTGCCTCCACGACTGGTGGTCTTAGCCATCAGACACCACTCGTTCCGACACTGGTCCAGCCGATCTCACGCCAACCCTGGTAACGCCGTGACATCGACGCCGGGGTCAGCGCCTCGGTCACATCGATGACATCAACGCTGTCGGCACCACCAGGGGCGCTCATCGTGCTGTCAGGAACCGGGTGCAGGATGCGCTTTGGCCAACGAGGGTCATCAATTTCCCGTCCCTGATACTGCGGCACATACCTGTTGGTGAGATACGCCGTCCGACGCAGGTTGAACTGCTCCAGCGCCCCAAGACCGATGTTCAATGCATTGGCCCTAGCCGTGTACTGGCTCTCCCAGTAGTTCAGCATTTGCAGCACTTGGCCGAACCGCTGACGGGCCGGAATGTACATTCCTTCAGGCGTCGATACGTCGATATCGAAGGAGAACTCCAGGCACAACGACCAGAGCGCCCTGACCACGGCGCCCATCGCTGTCACCTCGGAGTAGATGCCATCGATGTCATCGATGTCGCCGTGCGTGTTGTAGAGGACCTCGTCGGCTGCCTGGGAGACGTGCATCGCCAAGTCGGAGTCGGAGAACCAGGTGTAGTGATACGCCGATACAAGCGCCCTCTTGTTCAGCGCCTCCTCGTTGGTGAGCTTGAGCAGCCCGTTGCGCTCATCGAGTTCCCAGTCACTGGTCTGCGTGGAGATGTACTCGGTAGCTGGGGGCGTCGGTGGGGTAGCCAGGAACACCTGCATCGAGGTCGGGGAGATCAACGGATGGGGCAGGCGGATGGTCAGAATGTTGAGCGGACCCAACTCAACTTCGAAGTACTTGGGGAAGTCCCGGATCATCGCTCTGGCCGACCCGGCAATCGTTAGTGCGGACATCTCACAACCTCATCCAGAGTCGGGAGTCAGTCGGCACACCCTCGGGGAACGGTTCAGGAGCAATCACCGGGCGCACGACGAGTGTCCCGGTGTGATCGAGACGAAGCGGCCCGCCAGTCTCATCGGTGTCGTAGAAGGCCAGCAGGTTGGGGTCGTCGTGCCCAAGTTCTTGAGCAAGAATCACCTGGTAGTCGATGCCCCCCTCGACGGTGTTGAAGAACGCCGGGTAGCCCAGGCACATGCCTCCAGGGGCAAGGCTACGCCCTTGGATTTGTGCGGTCGCTCTGGTGCCTACACCCAACTGCGAGAGTTTCTTGTGCGCCGGGTTGAAGGTGGCCCCAGTGACCAGGCAGCCGAAAATCTGGCTGGACGGCCAAACGAGGTCACCTGAAGCCACCAGGTCGATGACCTGGGTGTACTTGCTATTGGCCATCTGATACCTCCGTATCCAGCGTAGATCATTACGGCCAGACCTGGACTGACCCGCAGTAGACCTTCTGCACCGGGATGTCCCCCAAGTACAGAGCCAGCGCAGTGTTGAGGACGACACCATTGATGTAGCGCTGTAGGTCGGTCGCCCTGATGGTTGACAGGATGAGGACAGTAAGCAACTGGTGGTAGTCGGCCTGGTCGGTGAGAGTGATCTGTGACCCGACACCAAGAGCGAGCAGATCGTTGAAATCGGCCCGGTCAGTACGACTGACCGTGGCAGTGATGAGGATCTGCCGCCCAGTCTCGATGGCGCCACCGAAACCTTCGGTAATCGTGATAGTGGCGGCGACGTTGACAGAACGAGTGAGATCCTTGAAGTCGGCTTGATCCGTGAGCAGAGCAACCGTCGAGACAACCGGAAGTGCGAGAGGCTCAAACCGCTTGTGCAGCGCAGTGGATGCCACTGTTGCGACAACAGGTATCGAAAGGCCGGTGGCGTAGAAGTGCTTGAGGGCGGTGACCGTCGTGGTCGCCACAACAGGGACAGAACGAGCCAAGTCCTTGTAGTCGGTCTGCTCGGTGACCGTCGCCACGGTGGCGGCGATGCTGATCGGCAGACCAGTGTCCTCGTAGTGCCCTGGAGACTGCTGGTTATCGGTACAGGTGACGAAGGCCGTGATCGACAGACCGAGAGCCAGGTTCTTGAAGTCAGCTTGGTCGGTAGATGTCGTGGTAGCGACAACCGGTACCGACAGTGCCGTCTCAAAGGTCTTGAGCTTGTCGGTGGGAACTGTGACGGTGCCGACAACGGGGACGGAGAGGCCGACGTTGGACTTCCAATCGGCCTGGTCGGTTTCCGTGACGGTGGCAACGACGGGGACTGACTTGCCCAACTCCCCGCGCTTGATCAGATCAGTGGCGGTGACCGTCGCCGTGACCGGTACCGACAGAGCCAGTTCCTTGCGGTTGGCCCGATCGGTCGGTGTTGTAATGGTCGCAGTGATCGCTACTGACCTGTCGAGGTCGTAGCGCTCATACCTGTCTATGGGGAGCGTGACCGTGGCGACGCCGGGAACAGACAGCGCCAAGTCCTTGAAGTCAGCCTGCTCAGTAGGAACAGTGACTGCCGCCGTGATCAGGATGGAGCGATTCGTCTCGTTGTAGCCAGCACCAGCGACGTTGTGTACGTCGGTGGCTGTGACAACAGCAGCAATCGAAGTCAGAAGACCGCTGCCAGCAGTGCCCACCTCCTTGAAGTCGGCTTGATCAACAGCGAGCGTCGTGGCAGCGGTGATCGGGATCGCCAGCGCCAGTTCCCGATGGTCGTACTGCGCTGTGGTCGTTGTGGTGGCGACAACAGGAACGGACAGACCCAGTTCCTTGAAGTCGGCCTGACTGGTTTCCGTGGTCGTCCCAACGATGGGGATCGACAGGGCAAGCTCGCGGTTGTCATACTGGGCAGTGGCTGTCGTCGTGGCGACAACCGGGATGGAAAGCCCGACGTTGCTCTTCCAGTCGGCCTGGTCTGTCGCCGTGGTAGTGGCAGCGATGGTGATGCTGCGGCCGGTTTCGTTGTAGTTGACGCCACCACCAGCCGACTCCACCGACAGTTGTGCGGTTATCAGGTAGTCAGTGAGCGGCGTGTCCCCGGCGTAGACCCGAAACTCGTAGACCTCGTCGGCTACCGCTGGAGCCTGGACTCCCACGTTCCATTCCAACTCGGTGTAAGCACCGGTAGGTGGAGCACTCGGAGTTTCGATCTCGATGATCCACGACGCCGTGACGTACAGCGACTCGCCAAGGTCAGGACAAGTGACCGTCGTCCCGACGTGAGTCGTGCTGTAGAAGATCGACTGCATCTGGTAGTTGGTGTCCTGAGCGACCAGCAGTGTGAACCCGCTCGGTGCTGATGCAGCAACTCCCCCGGTGGTGTGGGTGCTGAACCCGGCGATGACGAGATTGCCGCTTGTCGTCGCAACAGGGAGCGCAGCGGTGGTGTGCGTCGTAGCACCATCTACAACGATGCGGCCCACTGGCCCTTGCAGAATCTCACCCTCGGTCACGGCGAAACCGGCCATCGACTGATAGGCGGCATCAGTGGTCGGGAAGGGGTCCACCGTCACCGTCATCGAGGACGGCGATCCTCCGACCGGAGCAGCGAACAGCGCCCCTTGAATGTCGTTGGGACCAGCGAAGTCCACAACGTCGGTGACACTCCGACCGAATGTCAATCCACCCGTGTTCGATATCTGGACATCGGGCACCGTGGAGTGCCCATTGGCACTGTGTGAGTGCTGGACGAACTCCAATGAGTCCGCTGGTGGAGTGAACGACGCAGACGTGGTCGTTGCTGAGTCGCTCGACGGCTGCGAGAACAGCAGCGTGATTGCGCCAGACCAAGACATCAGAGGCCGTACTTCTCATTGAGATAGGCGTAGACGGCGGTGATCTCAGGCTCGGTGAGCGCCCGGTTGTAGACGAGGATCTCGGAGAAGTCGCCCTTGTAGAACTCTGGTCCGAACCACGACACGCCGATGAAGTTGTCGGAGCGGGTGACGACCGGCGGGATGTACGTGTCACCAGTCCCGAACGACACATTGCCCTTACGCATCTCTCCGCTGACTGCGGCGTCGGCTGTCCCGGCCGGGTTGTGGAACGAGTACACAGCGCCAGTACTGGCGGGAGAGAGTCCAGTGGAACTGTAGAAGTATCGAACAGCGTCACTGGAGTTGTAGGAGAACAAGATCCCTTCCGAAGTCGAAGCGTTCCGACCACAGGCAATAACCCGACTTCCTCCGCTGGAGAACGAGAGAAACTTCTCATTGTTCGTTGGCGTAGCGCCGGGAGTGGCTACGAAGAACCAGGTGAATCCAGCGGTCCACGTCGAGAACCCCGAGGGCATCGTCAAGTAGTTGTCGGTACCGTCGAAGCGCACGGTCGGCAACCCATTGAGGCCGGAAGCGATATACAAGGGCCTGTTGGTGTCAGCCACAGGGGTTGCGTGGTTCGTGCCCACCGGTGACACATCAGTCCACGACGACACAGGATCGTTGTTGGCCAACGTCAGCGTCGAGGCGTCGAGGTGGACGATCAGGTCGGTGGTGACCGTCAAACGGCCATAGTGACTCTGGTACCAGGCGAGCAGGTCGTCTCGTTGATCTTGCGTCAACAGCCCGCTGTACATTCCAGCGAAGGCCACCTGCGACCCATCGCTGTTGGCACCTCCACTCGGACCACAACCAATGACCAAGGCGGTAGTCCCGGTTTGAGTGCCACCATCGAAGCTGCTGATCAGAGTGCCATCGATCCACAACGATTCGTTGGCGGCTGGGCGGAACTCAACGAAGAACAGGTGCAGACCCGTATCTGAGTTAGTTACAGCTACGGAGTTTCCTGCATAGACCCGGAAATCACCGCCGTTGGAATCGAACAGCACACGTCCGTCACCACCCGAAGATGGAATCTCGCCATCAACGAGATCGGCATCAGACGTTCCGAGCGCCCGACCCACGATCACCCAGGTACGGTTACTCAGCCCGCTGGCGAGTGTGTGCATCAACCGCTCTGCGCCACTGAACTGCACTGCGGGCTTGCCGGTGCCAGCCATGTTGGCAACCCAGTGAGGCGTGCCAGCATTGATTGACCAGGTTCCTCCCATGAGTCCGGTGGCCGCAGAGATGTTGGCTCCGTCAGCGGGAGGTGTGAAGCCAGGGTCGTCGGCCCAGAACGCCTCGGCCCAAGTGATATCGGTCGGCAAGAAGGCGGCAACGCCAATGTCGATCTCGTCAATGCCGTTCTCGTCGTCCCACATGCGGCCGACTGAGAAGTCAGCCGTTGTCTTACCAGACGGTGCAGTCAGTTGAGCGGTCGTGTCCTGCCCCCCGGCAGTGATGTTGGAAGAGGCGGCGATGTAGACGGGGTCGGTCGAGGCTGCTGTGACCGTGGCGTAGAACGAAACGACATCAGTCCCGGTACCAGTTTGACTCCAAGTAGAAGGTAACGGCCCGAAAGCTACTCCCGAAGACATTGTCGTACCGCCTGGTCCACTGCCATAACGAATGTTCCAACCTAGGCCAGCTTCGTAATCCATAGCCACGCCGTAGCGAATGCCAGCGGTCAGCGGAATATCGACGGTCGTAACGTGCCAACCAGCACCAGCCCCGATGTTGACTGTCGTTGCTGTGCCAACTCGATTAGTTGGCACTCCACCTGAAATCTCGTAGAGAGCCATCTCGGCAAGACCTGTTCCGTCACCATAAACGACGAACTCAGTAACGACGTCACCCTCACTTGCTACATGGGTAAGGTCGTTACTAACGAAGCATTGAATTTGCCAGTTGTCCCCCGTTGCTGCTGAGGTCGCAGCTTCCTGATCCCAGCCAATGATGCCGCCGACGCCACCGCCACCGGCTCCGACCGGGACGGGCAGCCATGGTGAGTTGTTGGTCACCGTGGCGTAGAACGATGTTGCGGTTCCTGCCGTCGAGGCTTGCGTCCATGTCGCCTGCAACGACGGAGTCGGTGCCCCGACCGTGGAGATTGACGTGTCTCCCGCTGACGTTGTCCCGTATCGAATGTTCCATCCGGCTGTCAGGTAGTAGTCGATGGCGACGACGTAGGTGACGCCATCAGCCAGAGCGATGCTGCCCGACCCCGTATGCCACCCAGCACTCTCTTCAATAGCGACGTTGATCGTGCCGACCCTGGTTGTCGGCACCCCGCCCGAGTACTCATAGACGCCGACCTGGCAGTCGCCGGTCCCGTCGCCATAGACAGCGACCTCAGTGACGACATCTCCACTGCTCGCCGTGTACCGATACGACGGCCCGACAAGCGCCTCGCAGTTGAAGTCTGAGTTGGCGCCTGCGGAGCTACCCATCTGCGTTGTATTGCCGATAGTGCCGCCTACTCCGCCGACCTTGCGGTAGTACAGCGTCGGAGGGAACGGGTCGGGGTCGCCCGTGGCGTCGAGGATCATCCGCAGTCGGGCAGTCTCTCCAATGTCCAACGAGGCGTTCGTGTCCTGCGCCGCTAGCCACGTCGCTGTTGTCTCACTGCCGTCGTCGTTACGCCAACGGAAGCCTTCCTGCGTAACTGTCGCTGCTTCCTCCAGCGTTGCCGGTGCCCCACCCGCCAGCCGACGACGGGCGCGAGGACGCCACAGCAGGGCTGTCCTCCCTCGCTCGGGATACGGGAACCTCGACATGATCCGTCTTAAAGCTCGCGGATGTAGGTGGTACCGGAGAAGGAGATCGATTCGGACGGGGCGGCCATCAAACGCACAACCAACAGGCTCGTCCCCGTCGTCTGCGGTCCCGAGTCGGCGGGCCATATCATGCCGAACCCAGTACGCACGTTCCACGCCTCGGAATGCACGTTGACGGCTGTCCCGGCCGTTGATGTCGTCGCGTTGGTGACACAGGTGAACCCAGCGGCGACATCGATCGGTTCGATCGGAACCGGCGTTGCCGACGTGCCCGTCCCCGCCGTCGTGTGACCGCGGATGATCCGCATCCTCATGAACTCGTCCCGGCCGACGTTCGTGGTCACCTCGGTGTGCTGGGAGATGAACAAGCCGATCAACTCGATCGGTCGTTCCGCAGCCGGGTCGAAGATGAACATATCGACGGCGGTGGTCACGGCGATGTTCTCAAACTCGCAGGTGTAGATGCGGGGCATAGAGGCTCCTATCGGTATCTGAGGCGGAAGCGGCGGGGTAGTGGGCGACGCAGGTCGGCCGGGTTCTGGGCGACTGGGTCGAGGCCGGGGTCGAGAGGACGGACGGCGATGGTCAGTGCAGCGCTGCGGGCGTTGGAGATGTCGATACCGGAGGCGGTCCCTGCATCCTCGGCGGCGGCACGGTTGTGGCGGAAGGAGACTGCTGCTTCACAGTCACCGACGACGCTGGTGTCGGCGGCGTTGGTGTCGAGCCAGTTGGTGTAATTCGTCGGCGGCGTCGCCCCGCACCCGGTCCAGGTGCCGCCAATGTTCGTGCAGCCGCAACCGACGACGTTGATCCACATCGTGTCCTCAACCCCCCAGCCGCTCGGGTCGAACGAGGTCGGATCGGGAAGCGCTGTCGTTGCCGAGACACGCCCACCGGCTTCAGGTGGTGTGGAACCATGAGCGCCTGGTATCGACATAAGGATCATCGAGGCATCACCAGTGATCGTCGCTGCCTGAGTCACGGCGAACGTGCCAGTCTCCGAACCCGTTGACCACTTGTAGGCGGCACCGATCGCCATCGTCGTCGAGGACGCCGAGTCGTGGAACTCAGTGAAGCTGCCCGTCCATCCAGAGAACGCAGCGTTCGTGCCGGTCGAGGTCTGATAGGCGACGCAGATGGCGATGAGCAAGTCGCCCGAGTTCTTGGTCAGCCCGCTCAGGTCAGGGAATGTGCGGGGAGAGGTGTTGTTCAGTTGGTTAGCGGCAAGAATCCGACCGCCTGTGGGGATGGTCGGGAAGGCCATCAGTTACTCCCCGCCGTTGCGGCGGGCCTCAGTTCAGTCCGACAGCGATGGAAACGTCGAGGGTGTCGGTGTTGACGAGCGTGCGCGTGGTTGACAGGGCAACCCAGGCGATGAGCTTGCCCGACGTACCTGTTGCAGCGTCGGACAAGACGAGAGACACCGCAGCGGTCCAAGTGCCACCAGCAGTGAACGTCCTCGTCTGCGAAGTCGTCGTCTGCGAAGAGGAGACGTTCGCCGGGGCACCGAAGTGGGTGTCACCGACCGTCCACGCACACTGCGAGGTCGGGGTGTATCCGGTGCCGGTGACCTCGGTCGCACCTCCGGTGGATGCCAGCGTGGATGTATCGGTGAACGTCCCTGCGCCGTACAGCCGCCCGTACAAGGTGACCTTCTTGGCCTGGGTACGGAAGTAAGTGTTGAGCAGTTCGTCCTCGCCCTCGTTGGTGAGGTCGTTGTGTGACCAGATGCGGTCGTTGAGGGCCTCGATGTACTCGGGGGAGTTGACCGGGATGAGCAACTCGCCAATCCCATTGCCCCAAATCAGGCAGCGCTCGCCATCGACCATGCGATGGTGAGCGAACTGATAGGCGGTTGCTTTCATGTTGGTTGCCTCCTTACGGCACGATGACATACAGCGTGTTGGGGTCTTTGTCGGGCAGAGCGTCGTATTCGGCCTGACTCATCGCATCCCATTGTGCAGCAGCGCCGGGAGGCCCTGGTGGACCCGCTGGTCCAGCGGGACCGGTGCGAGCGGTGACGTTGACGCCATTGGTGCCGCCAGTGATGATCCGAACGGGCTGGTTGGGGGCAGAGATGACGGTCATGGCACTCTCCCGTTCGGGCCGTAGGTACCAGTCGGTGTGACAACGACCGTCTCACCGGCATGAAGAGCGTTGTCAGGAACCGGCAACCAGTCCGTCGTCGTCGTCCTCGGAACGATGTAGAAGCGCCCGTAGATCCACGTCTTGACCTGATCGACAGGAGGCCACTCCTCGTCGGGGATCGGTGGAAATTCGGGAGCGTCCGGTGGTGGGTCAACGAAGGTCGGCCCCTCGTACGGGCTGATCGAGTAAAGCTCCCAGGAGTAGAGGCCTACGTACCTGTTGCGATACCGGGGTAAGAACAGGGTCACCAACGTCTGGTTGACCGTGTCCGGCGCTGTGGGCAAGATCAACTCGGTGTCGATGATGAACTCATGGGACTGTGCGGCGTAGTAGCGGTGGTTGATTCGGGCCTGTGCTTTCCAGGCCCAGGTGGACATGTCGAGAGTCGGCTGGGCGGCGTTGACGAAGTACAGCGGGATCTGGATGTCGTCACCTTGGTAGACGTACAGGTCGAGACGGTCGGGATAGACCTTCCAGTCGTCGCTGTCCGTGCCCCCGGCAGCGGATGTCAGCCCACCGGAAGAAATGCCGCTGCCGGAGACGATCTCGGGGAGAAACGACACCAACTGTTGATAGGAGGGTTCGGCTGGCATCTCGGAAGCCTCCAAGAGTAAAGAAGTGCTGGTAGCGATACGAGCCTTGGTGTCCTGACCGAAGCGTGAGCCGACATACATGGGTATCAGACCCTGATGTATGTGTAGATCGTCAGAAACGCCGGTGTGATATCGAACGGCGTGCCAGCGCCAACGTCGTTCTCGGTCACCACATGATCGTGTGCCGGAATGTTGCCGGTGATCGGGTGATTGTGGTCAGCAACTTCCCGAATGTCGTGGCGGTGCGTCGAGCCGGTGCTGGTCACGGTGACCCTGCCGCCAGTGGGAGGCATCGTGAAGGGGAAGAGGTCCACGGTGACCGGGTGGTTGCGGTCGTTGAACAGAGCATCGAGCTTGTAGCGACCGCCGCTGAACGCACCGACCCCCTTGACTGACGCCATGTTCATGTCAAAGCCATAGTGGATGTGGTGTTCAACAATCACGTCGTGAATGTGCCCACCACTGAGTTCCACGACATGACCGTGACCACCACCGAGGCCGACACCGAGATAGAGCGAGGCCTGGACAGCAGTGGAAGGGTTCACCCCAACGCCGTGCTTGTGCTTGGGGAGGTTGCCGGTAAGAAGCGTGACCTGGTTGTTGGTGACTCCACCCGTGGACAATGCCTTGGGCTGGTTGAACGAAGTCATCAACACCCGGCCTGTGGCGTCGGGCAACTTCATCATCCTGTTGTCGCCGGTCCCGGAGACATAGGTGGCCAGACCCGGCACTTCGAACAACGCCGGATACTGAGTCACCGAGAACTGTGCTGTGCCGTTGACCGGTATCCAACCAGCAGGCATGGCGGATGGGGGAATGACGTTCTGGATGATCGTGCCGACCGGAACGGCATTCTCGATGGTCGCCAGTTCCTTCCAAGTACCAGACTTACGGATGTACAGGCGCCCACCGACATGCTGGAAAATCGACCCATCGATAGCCGTGGCGGGAAGCTCAGAGCCGATCATGATGTTGGCGCCGATGACGTTGTCCGTCGCCGTCAACGACCGAGCCTGGACGTGCCCTCCAGCAGCAACGTCACCTTCGACCTCAAGGTGTCTGGTCACCTTGAGCTTGAAGGCCCCGGATTTCTGCAAGACAGTGTCGCTGCCCCACGTCATCTTGCCCACACCAGTGACCAGGAAGTGATCGCCGGTCCCGTTGATGTTGCGGATCAGAGGCTCGCCCTCACCGATCTTCGTGAGCAGAGAGCGCACGATGAACTTGCGCTTGTCGATGACGTTGCTCGACAGATTGGACACCCCGGTGGGGATGAACACGGCAGCGAGCACCGTCTCGGTGGCCAAGGTGTCAGGGAAGATCGGATCGACTGCTGGTAGTCCTGAGGCCACCTTCAGCGTCCCGGCCCCGTCAACGGTGATCAGATCGAAGCGGTCCTGCGACCCTCCGGTACCAAGGTTCGCCGTCTGTCCAGGGGAGACAGTGACGAGTTCTCCATTGACTAAGGCCAGGCCACCAAGGGTGCATTGGGCCTGTGATCCCGACACAGTGACCAAGCAGCCCTCGACCACACCCCAACGAGCCTGGGCGACAGTGTTGAAGTCGATCTGATCCGGCTCAGCCATCCTCGGGTGGTCCACAAGGGCGGCGTTGGGGACCAGAAACCCGTCATGCTTGACGGACGGCCGAGTCATAGTTCTCTCCTACATTCCGCGTCGGTACACGTAGCCCAGGTTGTAGAGGTAGCGCGCAACTTCAACGGGGACCCGGTACCTCTTGCCCTCTTCCAGGCGGTACTGGTAGTGCGGGTTCCCCCAGGTGAACTCCTCGATGGTTTCAGCCATGCGGATCTCCACGAACCCCTGAGGATCAGGAGGCTCTTGCTTCTCATCCAGAGGCTCGACTTCGATCTCCCGGTGGCGTGGTTGGGCAGTCTTGAACCCGAGATCGGAGGGCCTGGTGACCTCGCTGGTCGCCGGGTCCATGTCGGGGTCGAGTTCGACCTCTACCTCTGCCGCTGCCGCTTGCTTGGTTGTTGCCACGATGTTGTTCTCCTTCGTTCAGTTACGACCTCAACGTCTCCAACTGGGAGACGAGGGTTGTCCTGTTCTTACCACCTTGCTCAGAGGCGATGATGTCTTCCAACTGATCAGGGTTGGCCTCGGCGTAGTCCACGACCTCCTGCACGGTGTAAGCACTGGGATCGAAGGGGATGTTCTCCTCCAGCCAGGTGACCAGGGTCGAACGGTTCTTTCCATCGACCTCGGCGTCATACACCGCTTCGACTTCGTCGGGATTGTCGGTGACGTACTGCTGGACCTCGGCCACGGTGTGCTCACCGGGGTCGTATTCCTCTTCTTCGTCCCCTCCCGGAAGTGACCGCAAGCTGGAACCAGCCGCACCTTCTCCTGTAACCGCTGTGACGGTGATGGTGTGTGTCCCTGCTGCGGGGTACTGCGAAGAAGCCGAAGTCACCGTGCCGGTCGTTGCCCCCGACGTAACGTCAGCACCAACACAGGCGTAGGTCAGCGTGGTACCGCTGGCCGTAATCAAGGTGAAGGTGCCCGTGAAAGGAGCGCCGACAGCACCAGACACGGTGACGATCTGGCCAGGAACGAAGCCGTGGGGCGCAGAGAACGAGAGGGTGGCGATGTTGTTCGTCAGCGCCCTGTTGTTGACGGTGGCCCTGGCCGTGTTGGTGACGGTCAACGTGACCGTCTTGGACCCTGGGGTGGCATAGGTGACCACTGCGGGATCGATCACGGTCTGCGGCGTTGGCGTGCCGTCAGTCGGGAAGGCCCAGGAGAAGTCCTGGGCTGACCTGGTGGTCGGGTAGTCGAGACGGAAGTCCCAAAGTAGACCATTGGTCGGGTTGACCGTGCCAACAAGTTCCTCAGTCTCAGTGATGCCCCTCGACCCGAACGTGTAGGGGCCATGGACAGCAACAATGCTCATTGTGATACCTCCGTATCGCAACGTGGGCGGGGGGACTCCACGTACCCCCGCCCACGATCCGTTGTGTCCTAGTTGGTGATGATCTTGACCACGGACGAATCCGTGATGACACCCCAGCCCCAGATCGAGTACCAGGCGAGGGCGTGCTCCCGGCCGAAGTCGAGGACACCTCCATCCCTGAGTTCGACCGGGAGCGAGATGGCATGGCCGAAGGCGTTGTCTCCGAGCATGATCGCCTCGTAGATCCCGTTGACCGGACCCCACGGCTCGCCCCACCCTGGTGACTGAGTACCAGTCTGCGGTGGGATGTCGAGAGACGTGCCACCAGCCGAAGCCGGGTGGCCAACGTCGATGTCACCGAACGGGTCGGAACCGGTCGGGTACTCACCAGCCGTGTCGTACGCCGGGGGCAGGCTGGCGGCAAGCGCCGTCTGCTGTGCCGCAGACAGACCGAGAGACACGCCACGCCAGTCCGGGTTGTCCGGGTTGACCGAAGTCACCGCTCCACCAGGAAGCTGCGACCACGGATCGCTGGCATCAACGACACCAGCGGTCGGGCTGGACACCTGCGTCGTCTCGATGAAGACCACGTCGTCCAAGCGCCCGATCTCACCGAGCATGAAGTTGCCAGGAGCGGCGTACTTGGTTACCTCGATCCACTCGGGGGTATCACGCAACCGACGAGATTGGTGCGGGTGGATGAAGCAGACGTACGTCTCACCGAGGCGAGGGACGTTCTTCGTGGCGAGGACCTCGACGGCATCCTTGATGCTGTACGGCGTCAGCCAGAAGTTGTCGTCCAACGTGCCGGTACCTGCGGCGGTCGTGACCTGAGCAAGCCCGGTCGCCGGGGTACCACCCTCGTAGATGCCGTAGCCGACGTTGATCGCCGTGGGCTTGGCGTAACCGAACACGACCGACGACGCCCGAGCCAGCGTGGTGCGAGCCTGACCATCCATGTACAGCGCCATGTTCCGCCCGAGGAGGCGGGACGACGACGCCATGATGTCATCGAAGCTGGCGTTGAGCAGCAGTTCGGACACTGCGACGGCGAACCCCTGCTCCTGGACGGTGATGGCGTACTGGTTTGCCGTGATGGCGTGCGTCTTCATGCGAACGCCTTCGACCAGTGGACCTGCGGGAACCGGGAGGTTGTTGTACCTCATGAAGTTCACCGTCAGACCCGGCATCGTGCCGAGTTCCGTCTTCTTCACCGCGAACTGTTCGAACCGCAAGACGGGCATCGATTGGAACAGGATCTCTTTTGACCAGATGGTCTGGATCGCCGGACCCAGCATGGTCGAGCCGGTCGCAACCGCCCCGGCGTAGCCAACGCCCGTGTTGTCCATGGTTGCGTTACCGAAGTAACCGACCGCTGGTTCGTACTGTGAGTAGATGCCTCCGGGGGCGGCTCTCGTCGTGCCGGTGATACCGGATACGATCGGAAGCTCGCCACCAAGACTGCCACCGACTGCCATAGTGGATTCTCCTTGTGGAGCGTGGGACGGCGAGCGCCCCTATGTGGGTATTGTCTTACCCGTCAGCCTTGACGCCGTTGCGCCTGGCTGGTCGCTTGCAGGAGTTGTGTCCGGTATCTCTTGTACGTGTCCATATCCATGCCACGAATGTCTTCGGGCGTTAACGATTCATACGACGGCAATTGCTCCATTGGTCCTACAGGAGGGGCCGTGGGTGAGGCCCCGATGCGCTGATATGGAACCGGAGGCGGCTCCACAGCGGCGAAGTTGGCGAGTACGGAAGCAGTGCGCTGCTTCATCGCTTCGATGGATTGATCGATCTCTTCCGGGGACGAACCCTGGATGAAATCACGAAGCTCAGGGAGGATGTTCTCCTGCTCCTGGGCAATACGGTCACGCCGGTACAACTCTGCTTCTTGCAGTAGGCGCTCCTTGGAGAACACCTCACGATCAGCGTCATACCGGGCATTCAGTTGGGCGATCTGCTGTTGCCACTCCTGGTCCTTGCGTTCCAGAAGTGTGCGGACCTCCATCTCGCCCTCTTCCTTGGCCCGTCGAGCAGCTTCAGCCTCTTCAGCGAGGCGTTCTCGTTCAGCCTTCTCGGCCTCACGCTCTTCAGCCAGTTGGCGAAGTTGTGTCTGCATATCATCGATACGCGGATACAGCTTCTCCTTCTCTTGCTGGCGTGCCTTCTCGATGTCGTCGTCGGTCCAGCGGTAGGCAGGACGCTCCTCTTGAGGAGGCTGTCCACGTTGCGGAACCGGTTGACTCACTGCTTGGTCCGGGCGGGTCTGTTGCCACTCGTTGGCCATCCTCGGCTGCGCCGGATCGACTCCAACGAGGACTCCTTGGCCCGTATCACTGACGTTCGACATGTGTTCCCTCGGGTTGTCCAGATGTACGGGGTCTATTTCTAGCACGAATTGCCCTGATACAGGAGTATCTCATCTCTAAGGGACGTATCAGGACTCTACGTTTGGTCATCAGCTTCGAAGTCCTGGAGTTGCGGCGGCATCTGGCCGTAGGCCAGGAACTGAAGCTCCTGGGCGACCTCCGGGTTGACCGGAGGTTGGGCAATCTGCGGGTTTCCTTCGGCATCGGCGCCCATCATCGGGGTGCCATCAGGCATCATGCCGGTAGCAGCCATGTTGAACCCGGCGATCTGGTTCTGGATCAGTTGCAGGGCACCCTGCTCCTTGGAGTCCTCCATGACCTCTTCGAAGATTTCCCTGATCTTCTGGTCGGGGAACTGAACTCCCAGGTCACGCAGTGCGCCACGACGGGATTCAAGGTTCATCGCCATCAATGCCTGGATTTCGTTGATCTTGAGCAGCCGGTCGATGGGCATCGGAGACGGCCAATCGACGTACGTGCGGTAGGACACCGGGCTGGCCGGGTCGAGTTCAGGAAGCTGATCCGGCTTGAGGTACGTCGAGGACCGCATCGGGTCGTAGATCGTCAACTCAGGGGCAAACACGAAGGCATGCCTCATGATCAACTCGTTGATCCGTTCGAACAGCTTGGTGTAGTTGATGACCTTGCGCCCATGCTTGAGCATCAACGGCTGGTACTGAATGGCCAAGGCCACACCGGAGGTGTTGCTGATCGGCTGCATCGTTCCCAGGGCGGCTGCTGGAACACCGGTCAGTTCGTGCATGTTCTGCTTGAGCAACTCCATGTAGCCCAACGGCCCGGTGAAGTTGGTCTGTAGCTCCAGTTGCTGGATCTTGGCGTCCTTGTTGGTGACGGCCCACACCTTGCGGGGACCCTTCTCCAGGTTGGACGCTTTGGCCCCGGTTATCACCGTCACAGGAGAGGCGTGATAGTTGATGATGTCGCTGATCTCCGTGGCCTTCTCGTTGTACTCACGGTTCAGTGGAATGATGTCGGTGATGTCGGAGAGGCCCCACGGGGACGAGGCAACGACGTAGTTGGGACAGAAGGCAACCGCTATCTCACCGATGGGGTTGGGCCTCTGGTCGATCAACTCGTCGTTGATGTACTCCTCGATCATATCCTCCGTCATCAACTCGACGTAGGTCATGACCTGGCGAGTGCCGTCCTGGGCCGTCCCGAAGAACTTGTACTTGGTCTTGAACCGGATCATCCGGCTGCGGTCGTGAGGATGGAACTCGGGGAAGCAGAACGCCGGGTTGATCGGAAGGATGCGGATGCGCCCTTCGTGGGGAACACCAGCCATATCCATGTATGGCGGCTCGTAGGCAACCTTGACGAAACAGTCCCCTGACACTGACCCAAGCTGGGCCAACTCCATCAGCACCTGGTTCTTGTTGTTGTGGACCTCCCACACCTCCAGCAAGGAGTACGGGACGATGGCAGCAGTGGCCTCCGGGGAGTAGAAGTTGATCCCCTTGGAGAAGGAGAAGTTGGTGAGATAGTCGGAAAATGCTTTCACCCAGTTGAAGACGAGTTGCGGCTCACCGATCTCACGCTTGTAGGCCCAGTGGTGACCCAGGTACCAGGCCCAGTTGGAGGCGTAGCGGTTCAGCCGAGGGCCGTGTACTTCGAACTCTTCGTCTGCTAACTCAACAAGGCCCAGTGGTGAGATAGCGATAGTCAGGTCAGACGCCGCCGCCCTGAAGCTGGGGGAGTGGAAGGCGACGGTCATTCTTCGACCTCAAACGCTCGTAGGGGGCTGGCACTGCCGAACTGGGCACGACTGATCGCCGGGTGCATCATCTCAAAGGCGTGAGCGGAGTCGTAGCGCTTGGCCTCCAGACGTTCATCTTCGGTCATCGACGGAGGATCGAGGTCATGTGGTGCAGGCATCAGGGCCTCATCCTGGTGTACGGCGTCTTGATCCGCATGAAGTTTCGATACTGCCGTTTCAGAGGGGACCGAACGTACAGCGCCGGGAACTGCTTGGAGGAGATGGTGCTGGAGATCGGCGTTTGGCGGAACGGGTTGGAGAAGTCATCAGCCCTGGTCTTGGCAGCCGAGGTCATGATGTGACGACGCCCAGCAGGTTGGCGTCGTGGGCGTACCTCTCCCCGGAACAGGTTGGTGGCCATCAGAACAAGCTCAACTGTTCGCCCTGCGGCTTGCGCTTGGGCGTCGGCTGCTTGGGATTGGCCTTGGTCGCCCACTCAGGCAGGTTGTAAGGCTTGTCCTGGGGGAACGCCTGGTTGTAGATCAGCGCCGAGTTCTGCGCCCGTGTCTCGGAGAACAGAGCAGCGTGAGCTTGCTTGGGGAACATCTGAGCATGATGCTGGGCCGCAGCTTCCTCACCATGTCGTGCTGTGTTACGACCGATGGCAAGGTGTCCGAAGACATCGTGGACAGCACGGAACTTGTCGTTCATCTCCGCAGACCAGACCGGATGTTGGCCCTGGTGCCCTGCCGCTGTGGTTTCTGTGGCGAGCACCTTGATGCGTGAGTTCTTCACGACATCGGCCCTGGCTGCGTGCATAGAGGAGTATGGGTCTTCCCGTGAAACTTCTACGGACAGACCCATGCCACCTTTGTCCTTAGATCGGGTCATGTGCTCGTACTGCTGGTTGACCCCTTCGGTCAACGCCTTGTACGAGGCATGCAGTTGTGGGGAGATGTGGGCTGGCGCTCCCTGTTGAGCACGAACGGCCAGACCGATGGCGGCGATGTTGTTGGGATCGGCTTGGATTCCCTGGAATGCGCTGGAGGGCCGATGCTGGAGGCCCTGGGACTGCATATACGCCTTGGCGCCACGCTCAACCGAGCCGACCTTGGGGAGGTCGCCCCTACCCCAACGGACGCCGGTTAGTTGTGGCTGCCCTTTCATCAGTAAGCCCTGTCTCCCATGTCACATCGTTCACCACAGTCGCAGATGTGCTCGTCCTCATGAGTGTCCGGCTCGATGCAGCGATGAGTGTGGTCTGCCGCTTCGGTATCCCACCTGAAATCGCAGTCGGGCCACATTACGACGGAGTCCATTGCGTCTTGTTGATGACCTCGGACACTGGGCCGCTGCCTACCTGCTGAGGGTATGGATGTGCCCCCAAGAAGTTCTCTTCCCACGACGGAACGAGTGTGCCCCGCCCAGGTTGCTCCGACTGCGGTGGGTAACGCTCTGCTCCAGAGGCCACACCGACGTGCATCAGGCGATCAGGAGTGCGGTAGGTGTTGGTGTCACCGATCCGTTGGTAGTCGCTGACAACAGCACCACCTGCCCCACCGTCGTCACGTTTGGCGACACGACCGGGATGGTTCTCGGTCCTCGTCCCGTAGGTGCCAGCGAGTCCCTTGGCCATTACTTCTTCGCTTCCTTCTTGAGAACGCCGCTGGCCTTGGTGATCGCCTTGCCCGGTGAATCACCAGACTTCTCGGCCGACTCGCGGACGTGCTGCCACTGACGCTTCTTCTTGTCGGTCGTCGCCTTCTTGGTGTGCTTCTCGGCTGGCACTAGATCCCCCTCCGCATGAGCAGCAGGACGACGAGGATGACGACGATGATCAAGAGAACACCGCCGCCGATATACAGTCCGTCAGCAAGCATCAGTCTGGTTCTCCTTTGTTCCACCACTTCACGGAGTACTTGGTAGGAGGTAAGAGGCCGGGAACCGGTTGCCCTTGCTCCAGAGCACGATCCTTCATGGCGTCATACGGCTCTGCATGTGACTGGAACTGCTGGCTGAGCTTTTCGGTAGCGGCCATCAGACCAGTCTTTCGTCCCTGACGATGCCGACGCCAGTGTCCTTGATCGGACGACGGGAGGACAGCGTCTCGGACTTGAAGTAGCGCTTCCCGGATTGAGTCACCTGAGCAGGGCCGATCCCTGGGATGTCCACGACAGAGCCGGTGCTGGGAGTGTTCGGGCGCTTCGGGCGACGGTTGGGATGGTTGGCCCGGTCAACCTTGGCGCCTGTAGGTACACCGATGACATCGTTCATATAACGACTCATGTCCAGTCTCCTTGATCGCTACGGTCATGGATGTTCCACTTTGCCCGCTCCAAGTGTGTCGGATCAGCGACGGTCGGCCGTACATCGTGGGTGATACCAGTCTGCGTGTTCAAGCGAGTGACACGACGGATCGGAGCCTTCTTGCCGACCTTGCGGGAGATCGGGGCAATGCGTTGTGGTCCTTTAGGCACCGAATTGACCTCCATTGAGGAGCGTCCTACGACGATCTGCATTGGCAACACCTGATTCGTGGGTTTCTTGAATCCGTTGGGCCTGGCGCTCCTTGCGGGATTGGACGGACGAAGCGATGTCAGCCTTGATCTGGGCGTGCTGCTCTGGGGTCCTAGGCACACGTTCGGCACGGAGCCGTGCCCGACGTTCTTGAGATGTCTCTGCCATCAGAACTCGATTCCCAATTGCTTGGCGATTGGCGAACGCCGGTCCTCCATCTGATGTGACAATACAGAGGGACCACCGGTATCTGCCGGGGCAACGAACCTGTGGCTCATCCTGTGTTCGGGGGCGAACTTCGCTTCCTCTGCGGGATCAGTCTCTACGAACCTTCCACTCGGACCAGGCAGGACGTAGGGGTCGTTGGACTCCGGTCGAGTGGTGATCTTGCCGGAACGCTGCGTCCTCAGCATCGAATGCGGCCCCATCGGAGCAGGGTCCTTGTCCCTCTGCCCTTCCCACACCCTGGACTGACCCATCGGCGGTAGGTCCCGGTTCTTCAAGGCCGTGCGCCGCCCGGTCATCCGTGTAAGGGCCATACCACCAGGCGTCTTGATGAAGTCCTCATGCTTGCCGGTCGAGCGCACGTCATGGGTATCGACGGTGTAGGACATCGCCGCCTGCTTGCGAACTGCCTGGCTGGGGTGGGCGAGCAGGAGGCTCTGGTCGAAGTTGGGGACCTTCTGGCTCTGGATCTCCTTGACCTTGATCGGATCGTCGGGAGAGCCGAAAGCGAAGCCAACCCCTGCCTTGGCCATCTCCTTGGGGAGCGCCGCACCACCAGCAGTCGCCCCGACAGTGGCGATGTCCCGGTCCTGTCCAGAGGCCCGAGAAGCCTTGACCGCCCTGATGACGTTCTCTGCCGACTCCAGGTTGGGCGCCGAGAAGTCATCGGTCCCTTGCTGGCCCATCGTCCACTTGGTCCGTGGACTGGTCTGCGCTGTCGCACGACTCATCGTTTCGTAGTTGACATCGAACTCGCGAGACGAGTGAATGATCATCTCCGTGGCACTACCGGGGCCGAGGTCAAACGTGCCTTGATTGGGGTTTCGTCCAGGGTCTGATACCGGGGTACGAGAGGCATACCAGGGCGCATCACCAGGGCGAGCGTCCCTCGTTGCCTGGCGTTCTTCCATCATCCTTCCGACTGGCCCGAGACTGGGATTCTGGTTACTCGTCGGCAGGTCGAAATGAGGGTCACCGGACCTCTTGATGCCTGCGACCATGCGCTTGTGAGCCTCAGGAGTCGAAACCGTCCCACCGCCAGCCTTCTCATACAACTCGGGCATGAACCCTGGGCGGCTCCCCGCCAGTGGCGGGGCGACACCATGCTTTGCGGCCATGGTCTTCGCAGACTCGGCCTGCGGCAACTCATCTGGAGCGAACAGTTGTCCTTGACGAGGGTCGGCGGCGCCTTGGTCCATCAGACCATGGGCTGCCATCACTGCCTCATGACGGGGTACTCGGTCGCCCCGCCCAAAGGGGAGGGGAGCGGGGCGACCGGTCTTCCGTCCAACGATGCGTTGGTAGAAGCCTTCACCGGAAGCTCCCGGCTCTGCGTGTGTTCCGATAGCTGACCCAGTGGGGTTGGTCAGCGGCGAACCTTCATCAGGTGTCTGACGGGCGGTACGACGAGGCATTAAGATACCGAATCTCTTGCTACACTGAGCGGCATGGAGGACACCCGTTCGAAGTACGCCAAGATGGGGTCCCGCAAGGCCTGTGGACGTTGCGGTAAACATGCAGTTGGTGTGAACGGCAACGGCTGGCGTTGCGACGAGCACTGGGAAGACCACGATGAGCCAGACTTCGACATCACTGGTTCTCCCGTGCGTTCCGACGACGAAGCCCCGGCAACGACGTAATCTCGGTGTACTTGGGCATCGCTGCCCACACATGAGCATCAGCAGACGGATTACCTGGGGTGATATCACCACTCCAACCAGGATGGAACGGGTTGTTCACGTCACCGAGGTAGCCCTCTTCTTCCTCCCCGAGCACGCCGTAGGCCTTCTGGTTCTCACGTAGAGAACCGAACCTGGCTGCCATCTCCCCTGACGGTGTGGTGGGGTACTCCCGAGGAACGTCCTGGTAGGCCTGCCTTTCATGCTCCCAGCCGCCCAAGGCCCGGTTGGGGCGGGCCAAAGTCGCCTTGTTCCTGGTAGCGAACGTCTTGAGGCTGCCCCCAGTCTCTGGCATCGGGTGGCTGACCTCTTCCCCACTTGTCCCCACCGAGAAGCGATTGACCGGGGTGCGACCAGTGTTGGCGCTCACCGTGAACCCACCAACCGTGTTCGTCGCCTCAGCAAGGTCCTGGAAGTCACGATCAGTGATCTTCATCCCTGTCTGCTCCTTGGCTTGCGCCATCCCCTGGAGATGGCCTTGGCCCGGTTGGTGTCCATCACCTCCGGTTTGCGGAGGTATTTCGGCTGGAGCGCTGGCGGCAACATCGCCCCCTTGAGGTACTTCTGATGCACCGTCTTGAGGACGTTGGGATCGGCGTTGATCATCTCCCAACCGGTGTTGACCTCAGCAGTCGGCTTGATGAGATAACTGCCGATGTTAGAGATAGGCCGCCCAGGAGGGGCAGGGCCGAGGGCACTAACGGCGGAGATAGTGCCTCTCCCGCCACCAACGGGCGACCTACCTACCATGATGGTAACGCAGTCCCGAGTTGTTAGTCGCTGACTTGTGCTGGGTTGAGGCGCCGGATGCGTGCCTCAGACCCAACCTCTTGTTCGAACGACGGCGGTGCCTGGCCGATCGAAGCACCGATGACGAAGTCGGAGAGCATCGTGGGCGCCTCGATCCAAGTGGCCGAACCGACGTGGGCACGCTCACGCATCGTCTCTTCTGGACCCTTGATCGGCGTGAACGGACGGCCCCGACCATCTCCACCGGGATCGCCGTAGGCGCCTTGACCGAAGTCGTTGGGGATGTCGGTGTCGGTTGCCACGCCCTCTTCGAAGCGCAGTGGACCACGACGGGCAAGGTTCTGAGCAACGACGGTTTCGTAGCCAGAAGCTGGGCGATAGGACATGCTGCCTCCTTAGGCCGGTATCACCAGGAGCATAGACCAGTTAACGGCGCTATCAGGGTTTCCTGGCACCCCCAAGGCTCGTTGAGCCTGCGAATGTCAAAAATCGTCAGAAGAAATCAGGACCGATTGAAGAACGGCGAGTCCATCTGCTCAACAACAGGAACCGCATCAGACATGCTGCATGCAGCAGCAAGAGCCAAGCTGTCCACGTAATCCTCATGGGCCTCACGCTCGTTGGGGGCCTCTACCAGGAGGTATTGGCCCTTCATGACCTTCTCGACATCGACCATCTGTTGACGGAAGCGGCGCCACACCCTGGTACGGCGGGCCTTGGAGTGGCCGGGATAGATGAGCATCTGGCGCTGGATCAGTTGAATCAGGTGCTTCCAGCGCTCGCTCTGATTCTTGGCGTCGCTGGAGTACGGAATGACTTCACAGCGTGAGCCGAGCAGGCGCTGCATCCGGTCGGCCACTGCGGACCCCATTCCCTGGGCATCGACGCCAACATGGCTGATCCAGTACGGGTCGAGGAAGTCCATGATTTCGAAGTACTGCTCTTCCCACTCCGTGTTGTGGATCTCCATCCAGTTGAGGATGCGGTGCTCCCGGTAACCGGCAGGATCGGGATACTCCCAGTCCACCCAGCAGACGGTGACGACAGTCGAGTCCTTGACCCTGGCCGGGTCGATGCCGACGACGCAGGGGGAACGGTGCCAGCCCTTGATGAGGCCCATCGTCTTGTCAGCAAGGGCGTCGAGATCATCCTCGGTGATGAGCATCCCTCGCTCAAGCATCCACTTGAGGCGATATGACATCTGGAACTCTTCGGAGTCCTCTCCGAGGCGCAGCTTCTCCTTCTCGATGAACTTCTTGTAGAACGGGTTGTACTTGCAGACGACCCGCTCGTCGTATTCGAAGTGGTTGGATCGCTTGCCCCGAGCACGACGCTTGTTGAGGTTGATCGCCTTGTAAAAGTCGCCCTTGGTGTAACCGGGCGTGCCGATCTTGACCATCGTGCCGCCAGTGGCGGCGAGCATCGGGTGGATCGACTTGCGGACGACCTGTTCGTCAGCCTCCTGGGCTTCGTCCACGACGATGATGTGATACGTGGAGCCTTCGATCTTGGCCCTCGGGTTGGCGGTCTGGCGACGGCAGAACGATCCGTTGGAGAGACGAATCGTCTTGGAACGTCCCTCGACGCGCTCATCGATCTCCGGGTCAGCGAGGATCGATATCGCTCTATCGCTGGTCAACCGGGAGACGATGCGGGCAAAGACAAGTTCAGACTGGTCATCGACGGGGGCGAACAACCCGACCCACAGACCTTCCTTGAACCGGTCCATGATCGGATACGTCTTGGCGAGGATCGGGAAGAGGATCATGCAGCCCGACAGAGTGACGGCGACGACCTCTGACTTGCCGGACTGGCGGGCCATCAACCCGGTGACCTCCTCGGCGTCCCCGAGGATCAGAGACTCGATCATCCGGTAAGACATCGAACGCTGATATGGCCGCAGTTCGTGGCCCCACAGTTCCTCGCAGAACAGGATCGTGCGCTTGATCAACTGGTCGAGGAAGTCGGTCATCTCCTGATCGAGTTCCTCGATCGGCTCCTCGTCCTCGTCCAGGAGCAGGGCTTCCTCAGCCGCCTCTTCGGCAGCGAGGTCTGCTAGCTCATCGTCATCGAGTTCGTAACCGAGGTCGGTGATCAGATCCGTGATACCTGGACCATACAGGGATATCAGTGGGCACGGGGGGATTCGAACCCTCGACTGCCTGCGTGTGAAGCAGGTGCTCTACCACTGAGCTACGTGCCCTAGACATAGAACAAGGCCCCCTGCCGAAGCAGAGGGCCTCATTCCCACTTACCGATCAAGTACCACCTTGACCTTGAGATCAGTGTAGCACGGTAACTCAACGCTTGCTACGTCGGGAGCGTGGAATCGTCCGCTTGCGTGGCTCCGTCGCTGTCTCGGCCTCGATGGCACGACGGGCGTCTTCGAACGATAGGAGGGTTCGCTTGACCAAACGCTGATATGGCTTGAGCCACACCTGCGTCTTCGTCTTCGCCTGGAGTATCTCAACAAGCCAGTTGAAGGAGCCAGCGTCCAGGTGGACGGTGTAGATCGGACCTTCCTCCAGATGTTCGATTACCGCCAGACGCTTCTCCCTACTCGTCGCCACGTGCCGCCTTACGTCGAGCGGCGTAATACGAATCAGACTTGGTCACGCAAGCGTCGCCCAGGCAACCCATCTGGCGCCGGTACAACGAGGCATGCGGACACTTGGTGGAGTCGGACACAGGATCGACACCACAGACGTGCTCCTTGGAGATCACGATGGGCAACGGCTTACGACCAGGCCTGGCCTTCTCCAGTGTCTCCACCCTGGCCTTCAAGGCAGCCAACTCCATCCTGAGGTCGTCGTGCGCCCAGTTCTCCCACTCTTTCTTGGCCATCGACTATCCCAATTCGGTGTTGAGGTTCGGACTGACGTGGATCTGCCAGACGACGCCGCCCGGTGCCAGCCCAACCAGTGAACCAGTACCGTCAACGTCACGATCCCGCCAGGTCACCTGGTCCTTGGTTTCCGATGAGTCACGGAAGCCTTCGATCATCCCGATGGCGTCCTCGGTGGACGAGGCCCGCATCGAACGGATCGTCTCGCCGCTCTTACGGAGTTCGACGGTGTAGTGATCATGCACGGGCCACTCCAGTGGTAGTTCGGGTTGTTCGTAAGTGATGTCGCCATAATGGAGATTCTTGTTCATGGAAACAATGATACCGACTCTTTGATCAATCCTCAACCCTGCGGAGGAGGGCCTGCGTCACTGCCATGGCCTGGTTCAGGTTCATCTCCATCTCCAGGAGTACCCACTTCGTGTCCAGTTCCTTGTGTGACAACCCACGAAAGAGTTCGGCCGTCCGAGAGAGGGACGTCTCCAGCAAAGTCTCCAGATCGGGGGAAGGCAGACGCTCTAGCTTCTGCTGAGTCTTCGGCATCACCGGCTGGCTCGTCCTGCGGTGGAACGGCATCTCGGCCCCACTTTCCGATGTCGGTTGGCTTGTAGGACAGCCCGAGGTGGAGAGCCTCTCGGCGGTAACGGAACAGGCCGATATGTAGCCATTGGCGCTGTGATACCCGGATACGGAATCCGATGATCGATTGGCGGAACGGAATGATGTCCTCTACGAGCCAGGAACGGGTCACCAGGGATCGGTCCTCAGCATCGGTTTCGATCCCCCAGTACAGCGGGATGTTCTTGACGACGATCACTTCTTCTTCCTCATCTGAGCGAGAAGAGCACGTATCTTGAGGACGTTGGCGGGAACCGCCGTGGATGTCTGCGTAGGCGGGTCATGTTTCCGTTTGGGTGGCTTGAACTTGGAGGTACGAGGATTGATGTGGGTACCCATCACGGGGGACCGAAGCCTTCTTGGAGTACCTCATTGCCACGGACGTGCTTCCACGTCCACTCGCCGTCACGCCAGCGCCACTGCATCTCGGTGCCATCGTCATTGCCCACCCGGATGTCGGGCATCGATTGGAACAACACTTCCTTGCTCCAGATTTCCTTGATCTCGTCGTCGGTCATGTGCGGAGACGGGAGCCGATTCCCTGGCGCTTCTCGTTGGAGGGCAGGTCTTCCTCGCCCTTCATCTTCCAGTAGACCTTGCCGTTGAGTGTCGAGTTGACGTGGCGCCCCTTGGACACGACCCTGGCGAAGCTGCGGTAACCCTCGTAGTCCACGTTCTCGTAGATGTGGCCTGGCCCCTTGCCGTTGGTCCACTG